TACCAGATTGTTTACGTATTAAATTACTTCCATTGAATCCTATTGAAATATTCTTCTTGTAATCACCAGGGGTCATGAATTCTCTATTCCAGATATAATTCCAATCCTTATTAATTTTATATTTTTCAATTTTTTGTTTTACAGTTTCAGAACCATCTGTTCTTATACCCGTAAAATTATTATTTAAAGTTATATCAACATATGTGGATGTTAAATTGTCCGGAATGTATTTAAAACTGATGCCCCCAGGCGTATAAGGTGCAGAATTTCTGATTATTAATTTACTTGGATCAGTAGAATCTGGTTCTGTAACTATCCCTGAACCCGCTTCTATATTAGATTCAAGAGTTGTTTTTACATATTCCCCCTTGTCTCCGTCATCTAAAATAACTTCACTCTTTGTTTTCTTTATCCCAAATCCTGCTGATATACTTTCATTCAAGAACGGTCTGGTATTATCTAATGTATATGGTCCTGTAACAATATTTCCTGCATATTCTGGAAGCTGTGCATAAGTTTTATCTTGAGATTTCATCTCATCTTCTATTTCTTGAGAATTATCATTTTCATATGGTACATCTTCTATCACATGATGATCTTCAACGTCTTCACGGAATTTTCTTTCATCCTCTTTAGTCCAATCGGAACCTGACCAAGAATATATTATAGCATTATCTACGAGTTCACCATACATCTGTGGACTTATTATACATGTTTCTAAAACGTAATACTTACCGTCATATGTACCGTAGTAATAAGTATACCAGCTGCCACCTCTCTTAATTTTTTCGTATTCGGATTCTTTTGGCTTTTCAGTTCCTTGTGTATCCGGATTTATTTTTAAATACTTTTCAGAATTATTATTATGTTTTCTTATTTTAAGGGCTTGATACAATACATTTACAAACTTATTATTCTTTAAAGCACTCGCAAGATTATTCCAATTGAATCCACCTTTTCCTTCAGTAGTTTCTTGACCATCTTCTCCATCAGATTCATACACTTCAGGATCTGATCCATCTTCTACCATAGGAGATACAGAAAGGCACTTTACAGATTTTCCGTTTGCAATGAATTTTGTTGCAAGATCTTCTTGATTTCCAAAATCTGCAGAATTCATCATATCTGTATATGCAGAATATGAATTAGGAGTTATGAAAACAATTTTATTTGCCCAAGGATAAATTGCAGGACCGAGATAATCTCCATCTTCAGGAGATGTTTCATTAGTAGATCCATCAAAAGATGTTACTCCTGAAAGTACAGATTTGAGTGTGAACCCGGTTAATAGTATCCTTGGCTGATAATCTTTATCTTCTCCATTTTCAATTTTACCCCGAATACTTAATCTTACAACAGGACAACCATCTATTTTTTGATTTATTTCGTCCGAATATGGAGGATTGTTTTCTGAAGTTTCCCAAGTTCCGGGTTGAAGAACAATCCCATCAATTATTTTCATATAATTGAAAAGACGTTCTTTATTTTCTTCATCATATTCAAGAAATTCCTTTTTGGCTATTCCTTTAGTTCCATCATCATCCAGAGGCCCCTCTGGATGAGTGCTTGCTGTATTTGAAATGAGATTACCGTAATCTATAACTCTGGTTGCCCATGGATCATCTTCTTCAAAATTTCCATCACCACTAAAGAAGGATGCTAATATTGTATTTGCAGCGCCTAATCTAGAATCCTTTGGTAAAGATATATTTACATAAGAATATCCTGACGAATCCGGAGTTACTTCCGGAAGTTTGAGCAGAAGAGATGATCCCATCGCTATACTTGACGATAACCATTCAAGTTCAGATGCAGGCGGAGTATCAATATCTTGAGCAAGATGCTGCTTTACATATTCTTCATATGCACTATATCCAACTACTCTTCCTTCATTCCATATTTGTTTTGTCATTTTATTCTCCTAAATTTGAATTCGTACTTGGATTTACCATATCATATTTATATACATCCACAATAATTTCTGTTGTAACGTCAGAATATGTATAATGCGGAGTTATTACAATCTTTGGAATATATATTAGATCATCCCCACTACTATTTACATTGTAATCTACTATAGCAGATATCTCTTGGGCAGATCTAAGTCCATTAACATATAATCCCCCAATCATTACATTATCTGGAGGAGATAATGCTGCCCAATCATCTATTATTTTTGTAACATTCATATCTGCTGCAACATTCCCAATATTCACAATTGATTTATGTGATATCTGTAACTTGCTACTAAATCTACCTGAACCATAACAAATGTTTCCTACATATATTTCTCCAGCATTTGTAATAGGATCGTTGACGAAATATATAGCATTATCATCAGTTTTTCCAGATTCTACTGCATCATTATAGGATTTACTGCTGCCATATACTATATCTACTTTCTTTTCGGATTGTGGCATTATTCATCCTCACCTTCATTATTTCTTACAAATATATCTTCTATATCATATACTAATCCAGATGACGTTGTAAAGTTCTTAACATATATTGATCCTTCTTCTAAAACTACAACTTGATCATCTTCATCTAAATAATATTTCTGTATGTATAAACAAGTTATGTTATTATGCAGGATATCTTGTCCGTCATCTGATATTTCGTAGTAATGTATATTATCTTCGGTTGTCCAATCTTCGTCATCATGCCAATCAGAATAATCAGGATCGTGCACTATATCATATGCGTTACTACTTATAAGATTTAGATATTCGGACAATGTTGTTGGATCTTCACTGAAATCTCTTTGTTCGTCATATATACCGATATTTATAGTTCCTAAAGAACTTATAATGTAATCTGAATTTTCATCATAACTTCCTTCTGCAACAGGTATGATAGCAAGTCTAAATTTAATTTCATCATTCTCTTCTTCACTATCATCATAGAAAAATTTCAAGTATTGTGTATATCCTGTCGGAGGAGTTATCATATCTGTACAAGGGACATTTGAATAGTTATTCCAAATGTCCGCTATATTTGTTTGTACAGAATTTTCTGTGTATTTTTCCTCTTCCCAAACAGGATACAGTGTACCCTTCCAAGATAAATCTATAGGAACGCTATGTGGCAATGTAAGTATTTTCTCCGACCAATATCTTATCTCATCCCCCTCAGTAAATCCTGATTGACCCGCTGAAGCAGGATATACAGTTAATTCATGAGTTGAATCATCGTATTCGTAGTTAGAACTAATATCTTCTACAAATTCTCCATTATACTCTAAATTAACTTGTATATCTGTAATATCAATATTCTTTGTATCTATATCTATAATGATTGATGATGATTCTGCCTCTTCTGCTGAAACTACATGCGGAGAATTTGGTATAAAATCTACTTGTTCATTAGGGTTCACATTCTGTTCAGAAGAAAATATATCTAAGATATATCCTTGTCTTATTATCTGATTATCTGGATTTTCTAATTCTCCAGAATTGAAATCCACTACAAATGAACCATCATTCATTAATTCTATAGTGTCTAAGAAATCATATTCACCTTTGGCCATTTCTTCATCATATATGTTATCGTAATCTGAAGCAGATGCTTTCTTCGATATAACACCTTTGTTTTCATCTGTAATATCTCTATCTGTTACAGCTATTCCATCTTCTACAGACCATCCATACCATAGAACTTTTGGAAAACTTTTTGGAGAAGCTGTCACTAAAGGTTCGTTTTCTGTTCCTGTATTTTCATCTAAAGGTATTTCTAAATCTGAACATATTCCTTTGATAGATTTGTTATTCTCATTAGGATACCATGTACCATCATATTCAACAGTCCACTCAATAGTACCAGTTCCTCTCCAAGGATCCCCAAATATATCTTGATATCTATTTAATTTAGTATAGTTATTCTTATTAAGACCTTTTACTATGTCTGCTACTCCAGATATACTAGTTGGAACATCTGGATCTCCCGGAGTCTGAGATTCTTCTGGGATGCCACTAGTATATTTAACATATAGTTGATAGAATAATTCATCTAGTATCTTCCATCTGTTGGTTCCACCCAATTCAGAATCTCCAAAGTATACCATATCTAATTTAGGATACAGGTATATCACGCCATTTTCTCTATCCGTAGTATCATCTGATATATCATCATATCCAGAATCATCAATTAATTGCCACTTTACTATCTTTCCACTATCTGATCCTTCTATAAGATTATGAACAAATTCTGTAGTTGCCACTTTAGTAGAGGAATCAGAAGTATTCTGCGTTACCCCTCTTAATTTACTTGGATTCAGTCCTATTGTTAATTTGTTGTTCTCAGAGTCAATACTAAGAATTATCGGGTCGGATTTATCAAATGTGCGTTGATTCTGCTTTATTATTTCTTTGAAGTCTAATTTAAGATCGCTTACACATTTATATTCTTCATTTACAGCATCCCATATGTAAACAGATAAATCTAATATGTTAGGATTTTGTTGATCAAATTTATCTATAAAGTAGAACGTATTTTCAGACCCTGTATTTGGCAAGTATCCAAATCTGATCTTTAACTTACCGTCTTGTATAAGTTGATCTATTTCCGATTTTGTATAGTAATCAGATAAATTTATCTCCATTTTCATTATGTTGTCAGATAAATCTTTTGTTTGCATCTGCCTACTTCCGTCCTCTTTAGTGCGCATACTAGTACTTACAGATGTGTCCCCATTCATATCATCTAAATAATCTGCACGATTATTTATAGCATCTACTATACTATTTAATTCTGATTCATCAACAAGTATTTTTCTACTCATCTTATTTCACTTTCTTCAAAAATGTTTTCTTAGCTTTCTTAATACAAACCCAGCCCTTTAATCCAGGAACATATATCCAGTTACCTTTCTTCTTAGAGGACTTTATCTTTGATCCTTTCCCAATCGTGCGTATAATAGACGTTCCATTTGTAGAATATCCATTTCGTACATTCATTTTATACAGTGTTTTAAATGTTGCAATGTAAGGTTGATATTTAGATAACACTTTCTCATTTATGAATTTGTTTTTGAATTTTCCTGTTTTTATCTTATACCAGCCATTCTTATAATCGCAAAGAGTTAATTTTGTTCCTCTTTTTAATTTTCCTACAACAGGTTTCGTTTTTCCTCTTCCGGATCTAACATTTGCTTTAGCATCTGATACATATAATACATATTTCTTAGAGGATTTAGTTTTAGTAGTACTTGATTTCTTATAATCTTTTGGATCAATATCAATCCATTGCATTCTTTCTGCGTATCTATACTCTTTCCAAGTACCTTGTTTTTGACGATAATCAGAATTTGAAGCGCTATCACTTACAAGAACTCTTTCTGATGATGTAAGATCATATAAAGTTATATAGTGTCCACCATTTGTCCATCTTGATCTTACAACTACGCCTATCAGCCAATGATTATTTTTGAGCGCTTTCTTTGCAGAAGCAGAACTTGAAGTAACTTTAAATTTAGTGATTCCAAAATGTTTAAGGGCTGCTGTTATTCCATTCCAATAAGATCCATTCACAGGATCAATGTAGCCATTATTTGCCATCCATCTGAAGGTATCTTTTGGAGTTATTCTACTATTTACTAATGCCGATACAACATTAGCAATAGATGTTGGACCACATCCATTTCTTCCAATACTTGCCCCTCGAATAGTATATCCTGACCATCTGTAATCATACTGTTTGTAGAAATTAGGTTTCATCTTATTACCCCTCTGCTTTCTCGTCTTTGTCAGATTCTACTATTTCTGTTCCTTCCATATCTTCAATATAGTCATCCTCTTCAGTTTGAGGAATATCATCTTCAATTTCTATTATTTCAGATTTCTGAGTTAACTTTGTAACTATGTTACTGAAATAGTTACTTCCCCTGCTGAATAAGATACCAGTTAAAACAGTATCAACAGTAGGATCAATCTGTAAACCTTCATAAAATTCTACCATTGCAACATTAAATAACTGCAATTTAAATATGAAGGCAAGCGCTATACCACCTGCAAGAGTAACTCCTTGTATGATTGCTGTTTTGTATTTTCCTTCTTCTATCATATCTATAAATGTTCTTGCATATTCTACTAATGCTTCAAGTAATATAGATACCATTATGATTAGAGCGATCATTTTCATAATTAACCTCCAATAATTATTCTTAAACAGGATTATCTAATGATATACAAGGTTCAGAATCACCTTTATGATTCAGAATTATCTTCTGATTCTTCAATATCATTCCAAAATATAGGTTGTTCACCCTTATTCTCTAATTCTACTTTTTCTTTTGAAATTTCAATATCTCCAGTAGATGAATTCTTAACTGTTTTAAATATATGGTCCATAATATATTCTCCTTAAATAATAAATGGAGGGGATTTTCCTACCCCCTCCAAATAATATTTTCATTATTATTTTTATTAACATTAACTTTCTTATTCTACTACATCCCAAACTAACTGAACATCTTCTTTTGCAGTTTCAATGGCAGTATACACTGTACCTCCATCTACTAAATTTGAATTGTTTTGTAAAATAGCGCCTTTTGTACCTGCTGTAGCAGATAACTGACCATCCGCCTGAGATACAGAAGTAATGTAATCGCCTGTAGGAGCAGTTAAATCTAAGTTTCCTAATTTTGTATCGATTGCCCCATTTACACTTGTAGCTAAATCGGATTTACTTGCACTTTTAACATGTCCTAAAGTATCAATTATTACATCAGACACAACTTCTAAACCAGATACTGCAGAAGGAAGAGCGGAACTTCCTGTTGTTGGTTTTGCTTGGTGAGTAAGTGTAACATTACCACTTAATGTACCACCACCTGTTAAACCTGTACCTGCGGAAATCTGAACGGTTTTAAGAGCATAAGAAGAACCATCGCCTAATTCATGCCAAGCTGTACTCCATATGAATTCCTTTGCTTGATATAAAACTACATCTCCTGCTGCAGCAGTAAGTGGTTCTCCATCAATAGTTGCTGTTTCTGTACCGCCATCGGTAACTGCTGTAGAAGTTACACCTTTGTAGTGCATTGCTCCAGTTATTTCACTAGCAAGTTCTTCAAGTTCTTCTTTAGTTGCACCGTCTGTTACTGTCATATAATCCGATGAATCTTCAAAGGCCATATCTCCAAATATTTCACCGGAATCTGTAGTAGATGTTGTGCTATCAGAATTTGTAATAGTAAGTAAAATACCATCACCCGTTGAATTAACAGATGCAACTACTGATGACATTTGAGCAGGAAGTGTAAATGTGGTATTCTGATCTGTTATTGTATGATCACTTACACTGGTATCTGTCATTGCAGTAAAAGTACCACCCGGTGTTAATGTAACAGGTGTACCTGTTGTATCTGTACCCTTTGAAAGAGTTGGAAGATTACTTTTAGTTATCTGAAGATGCTTGGTATTGTAATCTAATGTTATATTTGATACATTATTACCTGTTCCAGATACATCAATATCCTTTACATTGTATCCTTGAATATCTGTCGGTTCTAAGTGGTCTGCTATAAGAGCGCTTCCTAACCATATAGACTGATTAGGTTCATCCAAATATATTGTATTTGGATCTGGACTAGCAGGTAATGTTTTGCCTGTACCTATATAAACAAATTTTACAGGACTTCCTTTTGTTACAGCCATAATTACTCCTTAAACGGTTTCCCAATCACATATGTTATCTTTTATTCTGTTATCAACTGCTTTCGCAGTAGGTATTTGTCGATGAGTGGATTCATCGGTTATAGCTTCTACAAATTGGTAACTTCCAAATCTTATCAATGCATCTACATCTAGATTTACAATATCCTGATTAGGAGTATTAAACTCCATTGTCAGTATTCTTTTTGTTTCTCCGGAAACTTCTTTAACAGATAAAGAAGCAGATTTTAAATTTCCAGATATTCTAAATTGAGATGTATCAATACTGGATATTATTTTTCCATCTTTCCCTAAAAGTTTTATGTAGGTTCTTTCATCTTCAGATTCTAGTGTTAAAGATATTGAACTACTTATCCCTTTAGAATCTTGAGAAAGTAATGGATCGTTATCTACTACTCTGAATCCATCTAATATTGAATCTACTATTGCTTCTACATACTCTTTTAGAGCGGAGTCATCCCCCTTTATTATTTCTAATGTTCTGGTTTTTTGATGCCAAACTATATCAGATATTATTACACCTTCACCAGTTTCTATTACATTTATATCTTTTCCTATTGCAAATCTAGAATTTCCTAGATATATTTCTCTTTTATCTTCTACAAAATATATTGTGTTTGGATCTTTATCTAAATCTACGAAATTACTAGACTTACCTCTACTAAACAATACCGGTGTATCGTTCATATTGCCTCCTCATTAGAATGAATTCCATACACAACGGAAATGCATCAAGTACTCTATCTGTGTGTATATGTTCTCTAATGTGTCATCAGGTACCCAACTCTGTAATTCCTTAGAAAATTTAAAATACTTTGTTTGACCCTCAACATCATTTACTTTAACTATTCGCCCATCTTGAACATCTTTTTTTGATATCTTATTTAATTCTTTAAGATTATCTACTGTTATAAAAGTAGATTTTAATTCTTTATAATCTGCTTTTGTAAACTTAGCAAGTATATCTCTAGGACACGGAGGATAAGGAGGATAGAATTTTGGACTGCATCCTTCTTCAGATACTACTATTATTCCTTCTAAATCCTCTGGTTCTGTTGGTAGTATTTCTCCACCCGGTATTGATTTAAAATACCATCCAGAATACTGTTGATTCTTATACCAATACCAACCACAGTGTATGACCCATTTGATATCGGGGAATTTTTTGAGGATAACTATGTTCCCATCATACAGCCGTATTTTACTTTCAGGAACATCTATACAATCCATATTTAACCCCCTTCCTATCAATGCTCCAATATGTATATATCATCTAAATCTGTAAGTAACAGAGGTTTAACTTCTTTTGGGTTCTTAACATTAACAAGATACCATCCGCAAACAGGACGATTTCCTCCCCAGGAGTACCATCCATGAAGTGCTTTCCACATTACTGTTTCAAATCTTCCTAATCTTACTATATCACTTTCGTGTAATGTGAAATTAGTATGTGGAATCTTAAGTTCCATACATTGTTTCATAGAATACCTCCGAATTTGGTCATAGATATAAAAGGTTCAGAATTATCTATGAATAAGGGAGATATATCGTATTACAACCAGAAATAAAATTGGTGAGAGCTTAATCTCTAGTGTCAAGATTTAAGCTCTCACCGAAATTAGAAAAGGAGTGTTGATTTCTATGCAGCAACAAGCATCCGTCCAGCTTGTTTCTCAAGTTCTATTCTTCTATCAAGAGAATAATCCTGAGCAACTTCTGTAACAGCGTTGATAAATCCCCAACGATTATTCTCATACCTTCCTGATCTTACAACATCTACAATCTTGCAAGATTCTTGTTTAGATACATCCATATATCCATGGACATAATCGACTGCCGTATCCAGATCCGGATCAAATGGCATCTCTGTAGATCTTGTTTCTTCAATACTTTCAGTTACATCATATAGGATTTCAGGAATCGCGGATACAGCTGAAATGAGATTGTTTCTGAAATCTTCTGTAGCTATTCCCATGTGTGTCTTTCTATAAACCTGTCCTAAAGTTTTTGCAGGAAGCATCAGACCATTTGTGCATACTTGTTTGTAGATAAAAGCGCTGATGGAAAGACTATTTTTTCCTACATCACTAGAATCGATGATGAAACCTGGAAAAAGATCACCCTCTTCCTCACCGTGAACATCCAGTGGGCTATCACTTATCATTCTTACATGAAGTTTATCTGGGCTGAGATATGACCCCTTTACTACATATTCAGGTTTATCTTTCATTACTTGAAGAATATCAGAAAGAACTAAGTTAGAATCATAAGGGCTGTATTTTGTAGAAAGCATGGCCTTAACTCGACTATACGTTGTCCTTACAAACATAGGACTTTCGTAATCTCCCAGCCATTCTGAAACATTTTCTCTAGCGAGATCTGGATGTTCTTCGATGCACCTATTAACATATCCGGAAGGAATTTTGAGCTTCTCGCAAAGCTGACTAAGAGCAAAGTAGCTCATCGGCATGTTGTTGATAGATCCATCTTTTGAATTCATGAAATTGAGTTTAGGCTCTCTCAATTCTTCATCGACATCAAAATCAAGATGATCGGGATCTACTACAAAATCTTCAGAATTTGCAGCAAAATCTTCTGCGGTCTCAAGCATATCCTCAAGACCTCTTTCTTCTAGCTCTTCTCTTACCTGTTCCATAATGTACCTCCGTTCTATAGAACACTTGATTTAAGATTACAAGTATATTATAGGGTATATTTTATGTGATGTCAAGTAATTTCTTGGAATATTTTAAATAAAAATAAAAATGCGGGATACAGGAGTCGAACCTGCATGTGTTTCCACGACGGATTTTAAGTCCGTTGCGTCTGCCATTCCGCCAATCCCGCATATTTGGCAGGGGTACCAGGACTCGAACCTGGGCATCACGGAGTCAAATTCCGTTGCCTTACCACTTGGCGATACCCCTAAATATATTTATGATTAAATTTTTCTCATTTTAGAATTCCACTTTTCTATAACATCCTTTTCGGATTCTCCCCACACTGTTTCTCCGCATTTCTGGCATCTAAGTGCTTCATAGAATCTGCATTCTTCAGAATCATATCTAGAAATATGAGATCTTCTGTTACATCCACACTTACAAGGCACCATGCGTTCCTTCTTGTTTATTCTTACTAACTTATATCCTAGATTTTTTGCTTCTTCTTTAAGTTTCTCTAACTTATCATAATCTTCTAAACATTCCATATTAAAGAATCCCCTCCACATGAACACTATTTGCTTCACACCATCTACCAAGTACACTTTGCATAACATCTTGTAGTGTTAAGAACGTGTTTGTTTTAGAAATTTCTGGAGAATCCTGCAAAGCAATGGCCTTGTATCCAAAATTATCATCAGTTCTAACTATCATGTATTTTGATAGAAAATTAGAATTTCTTGAAGTTATCATTCTATATGCAACATCTTTATAAGAAAGAGGTGTATCTAACTGATCTGTCATCAACATATTTTTCTCTACAACATTTGCATACGTGTACTCATTTTTATGCGTGATCATACATTCTATAATGTGGGTTGTTCCGTCACTATAATTTCCAACTATTCTTATAGGTGACATTAGTTATCCTCCGGCATATTAAGCCAATTTCTTAACTGTTTATCATATTTAAAAATACCGTAATCATGTAATACACTAACATAATACTGATAATCATCTTCTGTGCAACTCTCCCTCTCCTTTGCTCTTGCTTTCACAGTTTTCTTAACTTGATTATATATTCTCTGTACCCTTCTATCCTCGAATTTCAATTGTAAACTCCTTTCCTTTTATATCTTTTACTCCTGCAAATATCATCTGTACATCTTTTATTTTCTGAAGATTTTTGAATATATTCTCTATATTCTTGTTGTCTAGATGATCAAACATATCATCTACTAATATTAGTCGAATACGAGAATCACCTATATTTATTAACGATAACATAAGTGCTAAAGCGTATAAACACTTTTCTCCACTAGATAAAAGATTATATGGAATGTACTTATTTTGACGCATCAGACCGAAGGAGAAACTGTTCGCTTTCCCTACAAGGTTGAAATATACATTCACAGTCTTATTGAAAAACTTGTGCACATATTTATTCATATTATCGGAAAGTATATCAAACGGGGATCCGTCTTCTGTTTGATTTTGAAGTCCATTTACACCAGTTAACTTTTCCCAGCATTTTACTGCCTGTACTTCTTGATCTAAATGGTACTTATCAAGTGTTATTTTCTCAATCAATCTATTGTATTCTTTATTTGCTTCTAATTTTATCAACTTGTTATTTAATTCGGATATTTCTTTCTCCAATTCTTCAGAATTTCTTGAATCTGAAATTTCTGGAACAGATCTTATCTGTGATTTAAGAGAATCACGTCTTTGATATGCTGATTCAATTTCTGATAAGGTAGAAACAATATCATCTAATTTTAATTGTATATCCGATATATTGGTTTCTATATATTCTTTTTTCTGTTCTATCTCCTCTTTTTCTTCAAGTTTATTTTTCAGATCTTTATCGATTTTCTGCTTCCTGCTCTTAAGATCTGAACAATCTATAGACAGTATTGGACACATTGTGCCGGATTTAGATAATTCGTTCAATGTTCTCCAAGATACCGTTACATCGATCAACTTTCTGTTAATTTCTTCAAATTCTTTTTCGTATTTTTCTTTCTCTTCTACTAATTTTTCTTTCTCTTCTACTAATTTTGAATAATTTTCATCAGAATGCAAAGAATCTTCTAATTCCGAAAATGATTTTAAAGACTCATATATGTGCTTATTCGTTTTCTCTATGGATTCCCTTTCAATCTGTATTTTTCTGAGGTTTTGAAGTGCGTATATTTCAGATTTGCATTCAGATATATCTTCATCTCCACCAGAAACATCCTCATAATATATCTGAGACTTTATAGTACCTTCTACACGCTGTAATTCTGATTTCTTGAACGAAAGTAGTTCCTTAAAATATTTATTTGCTGTTCTTATTCCTTCTACTCCCTGGAGATTTTGAACATGATTGATATTTTCTTGAATGAAATCTTCCTGAACTTCCATTATTCCTGATTCACTAAGAGAATTTTTCAACTCATCTTCCCAATCAACCGTTACATCTGATTTTGGAAGGAAATTCAAGAACCAATCTTTCAATTTATTAGAAGTCATTCCTAAAAATTCATTGAAATTGAAAATAGGAAGTTCCATAGATCCGATTACACCCTTTAGATCGTAATTCTTGGGAGAAATATCTAAAGAACTTGTTACATTAGATGGAGTTCCGCAAAATACACGAGATACAGATATTTCTTCCCCCTCATCATCTAGATAAAGTGTTACAGCAAGCGCTCTTCCTCTTGCATGACTGAAAATAGAAGATTTATTCTTATCAGTTCCTGGAATATATCCTAACAGAGCCAACTGTATTGCTTCTAAAACAGTAGATTTTCCAGATCCATTTGGCCCCTTCAAATAATTAAGCATATTAAATTCATATGCTTTCTTTTCTACATTGTGAAACCCTTCTATTTCTATTTTCTTTATAACCATTCTATTTCCCCTCAAAATAAAAATATCTTCATTTATATTAACGATTCAAATCGTCAATTATCTTATTTGTCCACCTTCTTCTACTCTTATTTCCAGAAAATCTATATACATATGTACCATCTACAAAATCATTGGTAGTGAATTTCAAGGATTCTCTCATTCTTGAAAGTACTAAATCTACAATATTTATCTTATCTGTACTTTTCCTATGATGCATATCAAGATAAACATAAATCAAAGGATCTATATTTATATCTCCAGAACATATATTTACTACATATTCAGTATCTTTCCATCTTGCATCCCCAGAAAGTCTTCTAGATAAAGTATGTAAAAAATCATAAGTTAATCCACTACCCCTATCCATTATTCAGCCTCCAAAACATACAACCTAGATTTAGCTCTTGTTATTCCTACATAGTATACATTTTTGTTTTCTTCACTAGAAAGCGGAAATGATTTTCCTCCGACTCCAACAAGTATAACATTATCAAACTCAAGACCTTTTACAGAATGTACTGTTCCAATATAAACACTATCATCTTCAATCATTCCCGTACCGGATAAAGCACATTTGATATTATTTACTAAATCTGAATTATTTTCAATTCCTTCTGGAAATCCTTTAGGCTTTACAGATATTTCTTCAAATATATTGTACCACTTGGATTTCATATCGTCATTACTTTTAAGTTCTTCTTTTACTTTTGTCATTAATTTTTCATATTTAGATATAGTTTTGTTTCTATAGAATATTTTCATAAATTTGTCGAACGGAAATTTCTGTGATTTAACATCATATTCTTGACATTTTGTTAGGAATGTAGGATATTCTCTATCTGATAAAAATGATGAAAGCCAATTAACAGAATCATCTAGATTTTCTTTATTTGAATATTCAATTACATGCAGCCCTATATCCGCATTAGATCCTAACGAATATGTTAATCCATTTTCCGTATACATTTTCTGAATTGATTTAACTTCTGCATTTGTTCTGCAAAGTATAGCTGTTTTCCCTTTCCAGCTGTTAGCATCTTTGCATAATTTCAAGCAATCTTCATCATATATGCTATATCTACTATTTGCAGACATATATTGATTATGTACTTCTTCTCCATATCTATGAGATTCTATTGCTATTCTAAAAGAATCATTTGCATATCGACTTATTTCATTTGCGTAATTACAGATAGGCTCTGTAGATCTATAATTCTGATACAACTTTATTGTAGTCCAATTCTTATCTTCTGCTAACGATTTTATTATTGAAGAATCCGCTCCTCGGAAACCATATAAACTTTGTAATGCATCTCCTACAACAAATATTTTAGCACCCTCAAAGGACTTTACAAATTCATACTGTTTCTTATCTGTATCCTGAAATTCATCTACAAATATGTATTCATACTTATTTAAATACTCTTTTATAGAACCATCTTTCTTTTTGAATAATTCGCAAACATCATAACAAAGATGATCAAAAGTTATAAGATTTTTCATTTTCATCAATCTGTCTTCTGCAGATCGGAGAATCTCTAAATCTTTTGTTTCCTTCATTGTTAAGTTTGAACTATTTTCATGTATCTTCTTATCAGACAGTTTTATTCCTGTTTGTTTTTTAGCATCTTCCTCAATCTTTCTTATTTGGTATTCTTCCGCTATCCAAGGAATTCTTTCATATCCTACCTTTTTTCTAACAGATTTATCACTTATGATTAAAGAATAACAAAATGAATGAAAAGTACAGAATTTCGGAACATCATTGTTTGATGTAGATTTAAATCTATCTTCCATTTCCGATGCTGCCGCATGTGTAAATGTAAGAGCAAGAATACAATCTGAGGATACACCATCCTGTATAAGACGATGTATCCTCTCCAACATAGTATATGTTTTTCCCGTACCTGCACCTGCTAAACAAAGTATTCTTTTATCATTACAGCTTACAGCTTCCTTCTGCTCTTTATTTAACATTTCTACCTCAAATTCTTGTCCTTTTTGGATTCGTCATATAGTACACCAAAAACACCTGTTAAGATTATTGAAATAATTGAAAACACTATCGCAATAACCAAAAAGATGAAACTATCACCATCTACGTCATGAATGCACAAGATGGACCCTATCAAAAGTATAGAAATCCAAGTGAACAAAATACGTAAAAATCTCCAAACCTTATTCATGATTACACCCCCTAAATCAAAATACCTGACCCTATCTCGAATATTCTTCCTCAATTTCTTTTAGGTTCTCCGCACACTCCCAAATATCTTCTTGAAGTTTGAAAAGAACAGAAAACTGCTTCTCATACTTGCGGATATCACTTTCGTTTTCACAAGAATCATACTTGTGTTTCAACTCTTTAAGAATAGTTTCAATATCTGTAGTTTCTACTATTCCTGCTTCTACTATTCTTTCTGAGATATTTTCGCTATAGATGTTCTCTTTTTCCTTACTATCAGATAACAATTCGTTGAATAACTTATTGTACCCATCTTCTCCTACTACCATCTCTCCTGTTTCATTATCCACGTATTTCACGAGATTCATTGTAGGATTGCTTGATCTTTCATCTACATACAGCTTATTAAGTGTTAACATATTTCTACCTCCGTTCTATTGAACCATTGATATTTGATTACGTATAAATTATATAATATATTTTACCAGAAGTCAAGACTTTTTTATCTTAACAATTATTAATAACGATACAAAAATTAAATACGGCCTGGAAAGACCCAGACCGCATTTAATATAAGGAACTCATGGACTTAGATGATTGCTAATTTTGTATTTTCTTCCATACTGCTTTCTTCAAGATTAAATTTTACATCTTCATGATCATAATCATTATCTGAAACCGATACATTATAGATTAAATCTGCGTATCCTTGAATTCTATATGTACCAGACCCACCTAATTTATCCTCAGTATATTTTTCAATCACTGAAATTATATCTTCATATACATCCCATACATCAATAGATCTTCCATCTCCAGTTTCTATACCTTCGTACGGGTCTTCAATTCTCATTTTTCTCAAATCTTCATCTAAATACTTGTCGAAATTTAAGTACCCGTCTTCATCTACATCAAATCTCATATCAACAAGTATCTCACCTTCTCCTACTTCTATATCTGTGATAGGTTCAGAATCGGTTTCTGCATCTGGATGTGTTTTCCAGTAAGGATCTCTTACATCTTTATAACTTAATATCTTCATATTTTCACCTTAAAGTGTCTGAACTTCATTGTAATAAATATTGCAGATTTCATCAGAAAGCCAACTATATTGTCTTTCAAGATCCGACTCATCGGATATGTTATCCATATCTATATTTGCTTCTACAGATTGTACTTCATCGTCATGAATATTATCGGTAAAATCAATAACAAGTCTATTGTAATCTACAATATACACATCTTGTAATTCTATATCAATTTCAGAATCAACAGTTGTTCGAATCTCTTGTTTTGCATCGTATATTACAGTATCTGCAAACTGAAGTAATGTATCCTCCGAAAAGAAATCTGATGCAGATCCTTCTGCAGATGCAGATATACCTACTGTATTTGTTGCTGAATTCATGTCTTTAAGCTCCTTATTCTTCCAACGCATAAGTTTATAATCGTGATTACCTAATCCATATTCAGCATCTCCTAATTTGCTGTAGTAGATACCGGATTCCGCATCCTCACGTTTATCATATACAAAATTAGGTTCTCCATCTCGCATCTCTACATATCCATCATCATAATCATCAAGATTGATGGATGAGTCCACATTTTCAATTTCGGAATCATTATACCATATGTAACAAACAGTTATTCCTGGCTCGTAAACTTCAAAATAAGCTTCAGGATCGATCTTCTGAATAATTGGGTTAAGTTCTTCATTGAGATCAAACATACTATCTAATGACAGTTCTGCTCCAACCTCAATGTATATAGCTGTTGAATCTCCAAATTCATCAGATGAATGTTTTATGTCTGTATCTACTCTAGACCACTCATCTGCTTCATCTTCAGGAAATCCGTTCTTCTCTAAAAACTTAACTGTTTTATCTTTTATTTCTTGTTTTATTTTTGGAAGAAGTTCTTTTACCTTTTCAAACCCTAACTTCATTTTTATCTCCTTATAAATATCTTTCCTGTATGGGCTGTTCCCCTCCGCAATATTCTATCATTTGACCGCAGTTATTCTGAAAGAAATACTGATTTCCATCAATATTGGATATGAATAATTGATGGCACAAAGGGCAAACTTTTATCTTGTACATCTAAGCATCCTTTACTACCCACTTGAGGAACTGTTCAGAATCTTTATCGCATAATGGACATTTTCCATGAATGCTTTCTACAGGTTCATCAGATTCAATAACTGCAGAAATAAATATTCCATGGCATTTTTCACATTCTGCAATGTAGTGATTTGAAATATTGTTATCTGTTTCAATATTTTCATCATCTTCAGTTATTTCATCTATGTTGTCTTCCATGTCCTCAAGAGTATCTTGCATATCATCTATTGAATCCCCAAGATCATCTTGATCAAAATCATCAGGATCCGGACGATCTTCTGCGGGATCCCCAAAATCAAAATCATCATCGGCAGCAACTATACGGGATTTTTTAATTTTCATAGTGATGCCTCCTTTCGGATATATAAAAGGTTCTAATTATTATTTTCTAACCTCTCTATGATATCCTTAGCACTCAGCCATCCTTCTACATCTTCATTCAATCTGCAGATAGATCCACATGCTTCCATCAATCCATTTTTGTATCCATAAGCATACTTATGAAAAACAACATCCCAATCTTTGGTTGCAATCTGAATACCGTTAAAAATCATATTTTTCTCATATTCTATATTGTGATCTTTCAGGTAATTTTCTACTTTAGATATTTCCCTCAATCCTTTTTGAATATTTTCAAGCTCCTTATCCAATTGTTCTTCTTTATTATTCATAATCATCACCATATCTTCCATCTTCATCTGATAATGTATCCCACGACAAGGATACATCTGTATTTGCATATTCATACTCCCAAGGATAGTTTATTCTATCACATTTCGGGCACTTCCATATAATTCCGCAAGTAGTATACATCATTGGAACCATATACTTTCCGCAGTACTTACATCTTTTAAAACATATCATGATTTTCCTCCGGAACAGCATATTTGGTTATAGATAACTGATCTGCAAATTGAATAAGATGTACCAAAGGATATTCTTCATTTGCTTGCTGAAGTTCGTTCAAATCTCCATCAGCAACTCTCCATACGCCCATGTGCCATCTTATTGCTAATGCTTCTTCTGTAGTAAGTTTGAAAAATTTCTGGCATAAAAACATAGATGATACTCCGTGTCCAAAACATGTAAATGGAGATTCTTTACACCTGTATGCCGGAACAGATTCCCAAACTCCTGTGTTTTCATTTTTTACATTTCGCATATATTTTTCATACAGCCCAATCTTGCACCAATCATGTACTGCCGATACTAATATTGCAGAAGATTCATCAACATCCTTTGATTTAAGATTTGAGGTTTCCTTAAATTTAAATATATCAGTTTTCAATAATTCTTTACATTCATATATTACATCTAAAGTATGCTGAAGAAGTCCTCTTGGAACTGGTGAATGAAATCTAGTAGAAGCAGGAGCAGTATAGAAATCTGTTGATCTTAACCATTCCAAACATCTTTTGATCTTATCAATCGCATAATCATCTTCTTGAGAATGTACAGAACATTTCAGAAGTAAACTTCCAATAAGGTATCCTTCGTACAGATTAATCATGCTTGTTTTCTTATACGGATTGAATTCATTGCACTGAACAAGATACTCCGGCCTGGTTTCTTTAAACCGGATAAAGTTTTCTTTTATTTTTTCGGAATCAGGGTCATTGCAAACAATATCATCTCCATTGATATGCGTAAGTGTATGAGGATCAATCTTCATACCCCATACCTCCTTGAATTCTTTATTTTCTTGATCATTTACATAGATCTGCCAAGTAAACATATCAATCTTTTTGAACCAGTAAAGAAATGTAGATTTGTTATTTTTTGTTTTGAGTTCCTCTAAATCAAACATATTGATACCTCCTACATATCATACATAACGACCTTGAAGTCATGAAACCATAATCTTCCAAGTATACTTGAATCTACATATTTCATACCTTTACTATTTTCTTGTACATCCAACTTTTCATACTTTGTATCTTGATCATGAATATGTATAGATATGTAAAGTTTATTTTCTACTATACCATGTGCATACATAATCAATCCTGGCACTATTTCCAAGTATGCTTTGTGTTTATGTTTATTACAATATAATCTTACATCCAAATGATTTCACATCCTTACAAACTAAATTATTAGGTCTAGTAATATTAACGATTCTAAATTAAAAGACGCGATTTCTCGCGTCTTTTAGGATGGAAATTGAATGAAACAGAACCTTTAGGTAGGTTTCACCTATATGATAACAGCATTGAAGCTGGTATCACCATTCATAATCATAATAGTGAACATTTACATAATCATCCACTAATCTTTTTCTGTGGCCATAATCTTCTGGATACCAAATCATATTATCATCGCAGTAACCCGAATTAATATCAGTTTCTACTACATCCTCAACTACATTTTTTACATCTTCAATGTACGGTGGTTCATCCTGATGTTCTGTATTGTCTTGCCATATATCATACAGTATGTCATCCACATACTGTTCAAATTCTGATATATTTTCGTGATTATTCATAATACATTGTCCTCGTTTCTGTAATCTAAAAACTTTTTTCTATTGTTTGGAATGGTCTTTATTTCTCTATATGGAATCTTCCACTTGTCTAGCTTCTTGATATTAACCGACTTGATATTATCTTGTTTTGCTCTATCTATATCTCTTATATCAAATATGAATGCCCTTTTGTGAGTTGCAAATAAGACAATCACTATTCCATGTACATGATCTATTTTAGATTTTTCAAGCAGATGATCAAATTGATAATCAGTTATCCTACTGAAATCAAATCTATCTTCCCAAGTTGCTTTTGATTCTATATAATAGAATTCTGGGGATTTAAATAATACGAAATCACATATATTTTTACTTCCCCAAAATCCTGTGAGCTGATCAGGTATTCTGTCGAAACAGTAACCTTCCTCGGGTCTATCTAACCATTCTTTGATCTTCTGTTCTGCTTTCTTGCCAAGACCATCATTCATTTACATCTATGCCATAATCATTTTCGTATTCGTATGTAATATCCTTCTTAACATCTGCTTCAAGTATACCAACTCTTTGATCAGATAATTGAGCATCCCCAATAATATCTTCTATCTCCTGCATACTAAATTCTACAGGAGCTACTACATCGATATTTACACTTACAACTCTATTTCTGCTACTGCTAGAAGCTATCCTTTTCATATTACTACCTCTCATCATAATATTTGAGAAGATAATCTATTGTAGTATTTATGAACTCTTCTCTTGCTGCATCATAATCAATGTCTGTTTCTTCCCCTGCCCAATCGGGATCGTAATCTTTAAATCTTGAACTTGCTCTTTGAACAAGGTTGTCTTCAATATCTGCAACTAATTCATCAATGTACTCATATAACTTGTTTCTTATATCCATTTCTTCCTCCGATATAAACTAATTAATATCTTCTACAACTTCTGGAACACCATTTATTTGAATATGTTTAACTTGTCTATTATTATCATCATATTCATAGTCATATCCATATGAATCTATTTTTTCTAATATTCTATCAAATTCCTCATCATTTGATTTAGGATCTGACTTGCATTCAAACATCAAATTAACTGAATTGTCTAGATCCACCTCTCCAATGAAATTAACATTTGGAAAGTTTCTATACATATCTTGTACTATTTCAGTTGCATCTAATTTTCTAGAACCTTCAGAAGAATACACATCTTCTTCGTCATCAGGACTTTCGTAAGAGTTAAACCATTCTTCTGCTTCTTCTCTATTTTCACATTCCCAATCAGCATCTGAATTTTCTGGATAATATATATCACTATCTCCGAATGTAAAAACATATTTGTCTTCAAATTCATTGTACCACATATTATAATCTGTATAGAATCCATCTGTATCCTTTACAGATTTTTGTTTTACTAGTTCCCATTCGGTATAGCCGCCCTCATATTCTTCGGGATTAAATTCTTCTTCCGAACAACGTACTTTATGATTCATATCTACTTCTCCCACATACCTAAAAATTTAGCAAGATTATTATCACAAGCCATAAGAAGATCATAACATTTTTGAACAGATTCAATTTCATCTTTAACAGAATCGTCATTCCAATACTTATCTTCCATACCAGATATATGCTCCATTGCATGTTTCAGCATGGTATGAAGTGTTGTTATATCATATTCGATATCATAATCTTCGTTTATATTGTAGCCTTCATTAGATACTACCCTTTTCATTTTCATCCTCCTATCTTAATGAGTGTACCAATCACGATATTCTTGCTCATCTGCAGGAAGAATATCTTCAATAGATATATCATACAATCCCATATTTTGGAACTTTTCAAATGCCTCTTTTGTATCATTTGCAGATGTTAAAGTTTCTGCAAATTCATCTCCTGATATTCCGTCCTCTAAACTTCCAGGAGTATATTTCATTACTTTGAAATATCTTGTTTTAGGTACAGCTTCTTTTATATCATATTTATTTAACGAATCTGTTGTGAGAATAACATCTGTTAAGAAATAATCCCCCTCCGGCATATATGCTGTATCTAATATATCCAATCCTTTTGGAACAGATCCCGGACCAATTCCATGCTTTGTAAAGTACCAGTATACATTATTTTCTGGAGGCCTTACAAATTCTTCAGATGCCATTATATCTTCGGACTCATCAACAGGCTGAATATCTTCATCATTTATTATTTCAGGATTTTCAATTATGCTGTTTATTTCTTCTATTATTTCTTCTGATTGTTTTTCTGGATCTTCATCAAGTTCATCAAAATCATAAGTCAATTCAAATATCCATTCAGTTTCAGGATCTCCTTCAATGCCGACATCTCCCCTAGTTAAATCTGTATTGACCATAGCGAATAAAGCATCTTCTGACTTATCCCATACTATATATCCTGAATCTAATTTTTCTTCGACATCCTTCTCTAATTCTTCTACATAATCATCTGTAATTTCTACTGCAGAAGTTATCTTATCACATTCCTCTACATTCCAGAATTCATCATCTACAGGATAACCAAAATGCATTTCAAAATCTTCAGATAATTGATCGTGATTGTATATCCAATCTAAAATTTCATCATAACTTAGATTTTCAATATTTTCTGTTCCAAAATAATCACATATATCTTCCCAAACCTGATTGTGATCTGCAAGCCAATCAATAATTTCTTCCTTACTAAGTTCTTGATTCTCGCCAGTATCGGAAGACATTATATCTTCTGAAGCAGATAATTCTTGTATTCTATTTTGAAGAATACTCAAGAATTTAGCGGGACTCCCTTTTTGGTTTATTTTACTCATATCAATTGTCCTTCTTCTATTTCATCTAATTCTGCGTCAATATCATCTGCGATAACATCTGCATCATCAGTTATTGAATCTCCATCTGGATCTAATACTAATTGATCCAACGGCATAGCAAAATCAAATATTTGAGAATCATGATCTTCATCTAATGTAACTGTAGTTGAAATTGAATCATATTCAGAATTGTATTCCATATCAACATCATCTATCATATAATGACGACCATATATTTCTTCTGTTGCAGCTCGAATAGTATCATCAATTATTTCTTGCATACCATCTAATTCTGATATATCTTCAGCAGATTCAATGCTACCGCAACCTTCAATTTCATCAAAATATTCAGGATAATTTTCTTCTGTGTCTCGAAACCAATCATCTATAGTGTATTCTTCATCTCTTCCGAACCAAAGTTCTTGTGCTGCATCTTCAATCATCCTCTTAATAGTTGGATCATTTGTATCAAATCCTCTATTAAAGAATCCTGACCTTGCCTCTTCTAATTTTAATTCATAATCTTCATCATCAGAAGCGGATTCAATTTTATCACAGCCCTTGCAATTTGTACCCGAAGAAAGATCTTGTATCTTATTTTCTAAAGCATCCAAAAATTTCTCCGGACTGCCCTTTTTCATACTCTTCATACCATACCTCTCACTTAAATATTATCTGCTATTTTAGATATTGTATCTTGAAAATCTGATTGAAGATTTTCTGCAATTATCAATCCTTCGTTAGAAGCTTCAGCCCCAGATCTGTCTAATTTATCTAATCCACTTAATATGTAATCAAAATCGTCTTTAAGATCAGATATCGCTTCTTGAAGCTTACTTTCATCTCCTGCCGCAGCATTTATTCTGCTTAATCTTTTCATATTATTACTCCTTCTTCAGAGAATCTACTGTTATATTGAAATCAGGATCTTTTGCATTTCCTATGATAGCACTGATAACATTAGATTTCTTCATTCTTCTAGGCTCTAACCAACTACTTAAATCGTCACTATTATTAATATAATATGTATCTACAAATACGCATCTGTATTGTGTTTTAGTTTCTCCATAGAAGAAATAATATCCTGTAGAAGGACGATTCCAACGAGATTCGTATTCAACCATCTCTCTTCCTTTGAATCCAATTCCCTTTCCAAAAGAATCTCTTATATCTTCCTCAAGAAGTTCTCTATCGAAATCTCTATTCTTAGGCCTAGATGGCATATCTTTATAATATTCAATAGAGGACGGAAGTTTATCTTTTATCATTCCCTCCCAATCTACACTCTGAAGAAATTCAATTGCGGAAACTGTTTGCTTAAGAGAATCAAGTTGTTCTGGTGTTACAGCGTTCATTCCGGACCAGGATGATGTTTCGGATTTGACCTTTCCTCCAGAAATAGAAACATCATAAGACCAAGTAAGCGCAACATTTTCGTCAAATTTGTTGTCATCGTTACAACGAATTCTAACCTCAAGGCTATCTAAACTCATTGGGTCCTCATCTTCCCAATCATACCCTCTATCTACACCTATCTGGAATGAAAGAAGATTAAATTTGCTCAATTCTGATTTAAGATAATTTTCAACTGGAGCTGCAGCAGCTTGTTCATCTGAAATTCTTCTACGGTTCCTTTCTTTATCCGCCTCATTATACTTCGACATCTGTTCTTCATATTCTGCCTTTTCCTTCAGAATATCATCTCTTTTGCTTGATACTATTTTCATTTTACATCTCCTTATCATGACCTAAAAGTAAATCAAACAATTTTGGATCTTTATGAAGATCTATCTTGTTATCTATGATGAAATTTGAAACACCTTTCTTATTATACAATATATCGTGTACTCTTTCATCTATAGTATTTATAGTTAATAACGAATATATGTTTACAGAAGATGTGGTACCGATTCTGTGTATTCTATCTTCTGCTTGTTCTTTATCTGCTGGAGTCCAAGGTTCATCATAAAATATGATATTCTGTGCAGCAGTTAATGTTACTGTTGTACCCATAGCGCCAACAGTACCAAGCATAACTGTATACTTCGGATCATCCATGAATTTCTGTTTTGATTTTTCTCTATCTTCAGACTTCATTGTACCTGTATAGGCACATACTTTATATTTCTGAGATACAAACTTATACAAGGTTCTTAACGGTTCTACCCAGTTTGAAAATATAAGTACTTTTTCATTACGTTCATGAATTTCTTCAAGTAACTCAAGTAATCGTATCAACTTCGCATTCTTCTTTAAATAATCCGTATCTACATTCAATTCTTCATCCACAATTTCTGGACTTCCGTTTACTTGACGCAATCTAAGTAGTTGTGTCATAGGATTCAAAGATTCTACTATTTCTTCTTTATGAGATATAACATCTTTAAGAACATCCTGATAAAGTTTATTTTGGTATTCTGTATTTTCTACATATTCTGTATACTGTATCTTAGGAGGAAGATCTAGAACTTCAGATTTCAATCTTCTTATCATGTTTCCTTGAAGCATCGCTTTAAGTTTTGGCATATTTTTATACCCTACTATTTCATATCCTCCGTATCCTCCATATATACAAAAGTCCTGACACCAATTCCAGTAACTATTACATGTATGGCCATTTATTACCCTCAATGGCAAGAAAAGGTCAGTAGGTTTATTTGTTATAGGTGTTCCTGTCATTGGTATCCATTCAGCATTGTTATCAGTACTCCTTTTTATTCTAAGTATCTGCTTTCCTTGCATAGATTGTGGAGATATATTCTTATGAACTTCATCCATCGCAATCATATTTATTTCATGTGAATTTACAAGTTCTATTATTCTATCAACAATCGGATATTTCTTTTTAGATTTATATCTTAATGCTTCAATATTTATAATGATAAAATATGGAAGATCTTCTTCATCCTTTCCATATTTTTTCATACTGCTTATATCTTCATATTTCTGTAAACTAGAAGAATCATACTTCTTTGTAACTTTATCACGTTTAAACCTAGTACCTAATATATAACCTTCGTATTCACCATTCGTATGAATATTTATCTCATTCTTCCATGTGAATTTTGCTGTATTGACACAGCATATTATTAAACAATGTTTGAACCCATAATGTTTCTTATTATAAAGTGCTATATTTATTGTTTCAGCACTCTTACTGAGTCCTTGCTCATCAGCAAGCAGAAATCCATTCATATTTCCTTTCTGCTCTCTATCTATTGCATACTTGAAAAAATCTATCTGATGCTTATATGGTTCAAACCCTTCCTTTACTCTGAACTTCTCACCCTTCAGATCTATATCTGGAATTGTATATGTTGACTCTAAATTTTCATTCTTATTGATATCCTCATTAGAGTATATATGAACTTCCGATTCATATATCGACCCTCTTATCTGACTCAAGAAGAATCCGAGCTTCTCTTTTTGTATTGTCCACACTTTTTTATCTGGAATCCATGTTCTTCCAGGAACATTCTTCACTCTTGATACAATATCTGGGTCATATGGAAAGGATATCTCATATTTATCTTTATTTTGGATAACATTTATCATTATTTTTGGTGATTCCTTTCATTAGATACCTAAATTAACGTGTATTCATTTTTAGTAATTTTTCCGAACGATTATATTACTGGTTTAATTAAAATTGGTTAGAACTTAAAATAAAAGGTCAAATTTCTAAAAAATAATCAATTTAGAAATTTGACCTTCATAAAATGTTTGTTTAGTTCTTACCACATAATTCTTTATCCAGAAGATGAACTTCATCATTTACATTCTTGATATTAGATCCATCTTCTATCGGATATATTCCGTACTCACATGGAACAGCTCTTCCTTCTTCGATCCAAATTGGATTTGTTGCATCTGTTCCTAATCCGATTACTTCTCCGTCTTCGGATTCATACTTAAATAACTCCATAGGTTCTCCGTCAGGATAATCTCTTACGTAGTCCCCTTCGTAAACCCTTTCTCCATTTTTGTCAAAATACTTATACTCCATAATATGCTCCTTTCCTTTCAAGAATCGATATAATTAACGATTCTATAGAAATATGATTATACACTTATTATATTATATAATATATCAGAAGTCAAGTATGAATATAATAAAATAGGCCCGAAAATAAAAATATTCGGAGCTCCGAACATATGGTGCATAAAAATAGGCCTATTTTATCTATAAATAATGAAAGATTGTTAGGAAATTTGTTGTCTATATATTAATCTTCTGTCCATACAGTTTCTACTGTAAATGAATCACCGTCTGCAAAATAGATCTCTTCAGATTCTGGAATAACATAGAATCCATTCTTTTCTTCTAATTCACAAACTTCATCTCCGTATTTATCAACTAATATTGTCCTATACATGATTTACTCCTTAAAGAAAATTATTATTCTTAAGCGCGTCTTTGTATACATTATTTATATTCTGTATAGCGTTTACAGCTTTATTATTTTTGAATCCTTTATGTGTATCGCAGTAGTTTGCATAATCCGTTATATCCTCATTCAGCTGATCAAAGAATTCTTGAGAGTGTTTAACATCTCTACGTATTTCGTCTGAAGCCCTCAATATACGAGTACGTGCTTGACGTATATCGTTCTCTTCCATCTTATCTGAAAGTTTTACTATATCTTGGCGGATTGATTGTATACTGGATTCTAATTCTTTATAACGGCTTTCTCTTTTATCTTTTCTATCTATGAGAAACTGTATGAATGTAAATATTGCAGAACTACTTACTATGGATACAAGTACTGCTACTGCTAATTCAATTATTGTCGAATTCATACTGTATTCTACTCCTTCCCAATTTGTTATTCTACTCCTAAAGCAAATACTATTCTAACTCCTTTAGCAGAATCCGTAGGAAGTTTACTTACTCCGATAGACGATATTCCGCCATATAAATTTGATCCTGTAGAACTTCTTGTCCAATATTCTACAGAATCTACAGTTATGTATCTCGGGCAATGTTGAAATATCGGAAACGGAATAGAATAATTAATAGGTTTTGTTTCATCAGAATATTCTTGTAACCCTAATTCTGATAAAGCAGGTATATCTATTAGATTTGTTGCACTTGTGCTAAATGTATCTGTATATATTTTTTCTAACCCAATAACATACTGTGGAAATCTATTATCAATTATAGGTGATATATCTTCGGCGAGATACGTTACTAAATCGGAATCTACATATCCTCCAACACCTGGATTAAGTGCTTGTTCATCTACTTGATTCTGAGATGTTCTTAACACATCGTCGGACATAACTAATATATGATGAGGAATTGAAACAGTTTCATAGAATGAATAGTAGTCAAATCCTACAACTCTGTACGTTATATTGTCAATTACCCAATAATCTCCAACATATATGTTTCCAAATTCACCATTATCAATATCTCCTAATATAGACGGATCAAATGTATCTCCTAGATATGCCCCTCTATATATAGAATTGTGATATCCCGCAGATTTATTTGCTGGAATATATGTAAATCTTTCGGTTGTTGTATCTATAGACAACTCCCCAGTATTAGTAGCAAAGTTTATTTCCCCATCAGTTAGATTACTAGGAATACTATAAGAAGATCCTCTGTTAAACTTTACTTTTGCCATATCATTCTCCAATACAATTATCAAATTGTAATTTGAGATTAGTTCTCCAAGAATCTAAACATCTTGTTAAACTGTCTTGAATTGTTATATCTGTAAATGTAGGATATCTTAATTGTATATCATCTATTAATATCTTTATGTTATCTTCAATAACAGCATCTACATCAGAATAATCTGATATTGGCATACCTGTAGAAGATAGTGTATTAAGTGGAATGATACTACCAAATACAACATAATATTTGTTAACCAATTCCTGAAGTTGAGATTGAGCATCATAGAATAACATATTATATTTTCCGCCAGAAGCGAAATCAGAAGTTATACTGGATGCAACTAGCAGATTACTAGTTAAATTATTTAATTCAGATATTATACATTTAAGACCCGTATTTTCAGGATCAGGATCTGGTAATTCAGATATTTCACTTATTGATATTGTATCACTGTAAGGATCATTAGAAATATCCAAAGATATTTCTCCATCTTCTGGAATCATATTCAATACTTCTTCTGAATTCAAAGCGGTATTGAAATTGTTCCAATTTTCTACAGGATCTGTATCACAACATATTTTTTGTAAACATATATCGGTACTTTCAGATCCAGTTACTTTAGACAGTGTTACCTTTACACTTGTATTAACAGGAAATTGAGTTAAATAATTATTTTCAAATTTTGAAAGGACCTCTTTTATTTCATCTCCATTTACTGTTTCTGCTTCAGATTCCTTTAGAATATCCTTCAATTCGGATTTATCTAATTCCGAAACATCCGAATTCTCAGAATTCTCAGAATTCTCAGAACCCTCCGAACCCTCTGATTCATCCTGACCCATATTCTCAGAATCAGTTCCTTCATCTTTAGGATCCACTAATCCAGGAATTTTCTCTATAACATTACACACATTCGGATATACAGTTCCTCCAGGATCCTGTATAGATAATTTTCCCTGAAGCATTCCGTTGCCAATATCTTCAAAATCGCTAAATTTTACAAAATAAGGCTTCAGACTAGTATCTTCTGGAAATTTTGTAAAAACAACATCTCCTTGATTATTTGTCTTTACATCCTCTACATTTCCAAGTTCCTTGAGTGTATCCGCAAATGCATTTCCAAACATTTTTCCAATTCCAGAAACAAGTTTAGATAATAATCCTGCTTCTACTTTTGTGTTAGATATCTTCATAATGATCCTCTTATAGTAATTATGGCCTCTTCTAGGAAGTGATCCAAACCTAGAAGAGGCCTTATAAGTTCACTATCTCTTCGACGGGAACTTACGAACTACATTTCTTTTTCTATTTTTTCTGTTAGTTGAAGCTTTTACCGGCTTCTTATTTTTGATGCTTTTATGAGTAGCCTCAAGGACTTCTTCATCGCCTTCCGGCTGAACTGTATAAACATCATCCTCACCAACAGTGAATTCTACGTCGCCTTCCTCAGTTGTTTCAGCAGTAACGGTTTCATCCGTAACTTCAGCAACAAGTTCAGCAACATCTTCAGCCTCAAACAGGAGATCTGTCGCCTCGGGAGCAACTTCAACTTCTTCACCGGCTGTAATCTTACGTTTCTGAATGAACATATCATATCCTCCTATTAGCATTAATTTAGTACAACTAACTTATCTTTATGAGCTTCTAATTCCTCCCGGATTGCTTCTAGTTCCGCATTTGCTTCGGATAATAGAGTATCACCATCAAGAGATACATTAGAACCCTCTATTTTATATTTTGACCGTGAGCGTCCTAATGCTTTTTTCAAATTAGCTTCGCTCAACCGGATAAGATAATTTATCCATGTGTTATTCTTTATTTCGGAAACATCCTGAAAATCAGGTACATACCGAACAGTTACAACAGATGGACGTGGGTCTCGATGCGTACAATAGATAACATCATTTGCTGCATCAAATGACCATTGGAAGTCAGTAGATAATGTATTTCTAACTTGAGCCATAGCCATTTCAGTCATTATAGGATCTATATTTATAGAAGATGTATTACCGATTGCGCTATAAGTATTAACTGCAGCAGCAACTTGGAATACATTTCCGCTGTCTATAGAACTCATTGTAAGACCGATCCTAGGATATGCCGCTTGAACACCCAACACTCTTTTTGTTTTAATTCCCAGTTTCTTTAGATCTAATCTAGTAGAAAACGGGACCGTTTTATCAACAGGTGTTCTCATATATCTTTTCAACTCTTGAAATGCAATAAGTACTGCTTTTTCAGGTTGAATATCTTCTACATTTTCGTTAGCGGGGATACCGAGCATGAAAGTGATTTGATCTATTATCTCCTGCATTTTCATACTCGATTTCCCTCCTTGTTATTTCTTACAATATCTGCTAACTTATTAGGAGATTAACTCTCCGGATCTTCCTTATCCTCAATGGTAACTTCAAATCCTTGATCAGCAAGGTTCTTACCCATCTGATCCCAATAAATCTCCTCTTCGTATCCTGTAACTTCAAATTCAATGCCCTTAGGATCTTCGCCGGCCGCTTTAGCAGCAGCAGCTTCTGCAACAGCTCTTTCAAACTGTGCGAATTTCGTTGTCGTGTTGGCCATCGGAAGAAGTCCAGGAAGATGTCCCCAACCGTCTACGTTAGTAGCATAGATGGATTTGCCATATTCTTTCTCATCCTCATCTACAGGATAACCCTTTGTGAAAACCGGGCTATCTACATAAGAATTCTCCGGATAGAAAATTCTAGCAATTTCCATTCCATTACGGACGATATCAGCAGTAGGACCATTGTATATGATCTTAACTTTCATTTTCCTACCTCCAAATGAATAACTTATTAATTAGTGTTTATTGAAATTCTTGATCTATTAGATATTAATAGGTCCCAAGAATCTTTCCGGAAATGACTGTATCCGGATTGACAACCTTCATACCATACATTGTTGCGTAACCCTGCTGAACCGAAGAATTAGCAAGACCAACAGCATCTGTATTAGTAAGTGGCATGTACTCCCCGAAGAGTGCACTGTTACGTCTAATATCATTCGACTTGCAGCACATAACCCATTCATCCGGATTGTAAGAAGGATCACAGTAGATTTCAAATCTATCAAGTTTTCCTGCTTTGTACGGACCTACGTTGTCTTCCGAAGCTTCCGCCTGGAAACCTTCGATCATGCTCATGTAGGAAGCAACATTAGTACCAACTACGAGTCTGTTCGGCTGAGTAAGTCTTGTTGCCTGATAAATCGAAGCAGCAGCCTGATTCAGCTTAAGTTTGAACATGTTCAGATAATCCGAAGGTACAACCGAACCCGAAAGTACCGGACTAGCATCCCAGTTAAACTGTGGACGGAACTGAGCAGCAGCCTTAAGAGCCTTGAAGCCCTCTGTGTTAATTTCTGCTGTAAGTTCTGAGAAAGCAGCCTCTTTCGCAAGATCGCCGATGTTCGAACCGTATTCCTGCTGAGCAGCAAATGCGGAATAAATGCTCCAATAGCAAGCAAGCTGGTGTGCTTCAGCAACGATGTTAATTTCATCAAGCTGAAGATAACCCTTGCCCATCTGAGCACCATAATCATAACCGAAGTTACCATCGTGGTCTTCTGATCTAGGACCAACGTTTTCATTATCATACTGATAAGTAGCTCTGATTACATTGTTTGCACCTGCAGCAGCAGCTGTAATCGTAACTTTTCCTGTGCTGTAATCAATGAATCCTGCCGCCGTATTATCAGCAGCATTTACAAGATTTCCATTACCATCGTCTACGATTGAGAACTCAACTCCCTCGCCGATAACAGAAACCGAATTCGGAAGAATCGGAGTATAAACGAGCGCAAGATTCTTAGGATCAATCGCAAGACCCTCTCCCACGATCTCATTCTTTACAACTCTTCCTGTGAAGTTTTCGTCAATTCCTTGACGATTTACAAACGGGCTAGAAAGAATATCTCCCCTGTTAGTCTCACCCTTTGTATTTTCAGCAATGAACTTGAAATACGGAATGAGCTGCTGACGAGATTTCATTGCAACAGAACCAAATACGTCTGCAATCAGAAGTTTCTGAACGAACATCGGAAGAAGCTCAAGAAAATCTGGCTTCGCCATAATGTTAGTTGTATTTGTTGCTGCTGTAATAGCACCGCTACGACGCATGTTATTCGTTAACTGACGAGCGAACATCCTCTGTTCCGGAGTTAAACTCTGCATATTTCTAGAAGCAGTTACAGCTCGTCTGTTTCTAACGGCTGATGTAATGCTCGAACTAGCTTTTACGCTTCTACGAGCAGATCCAACAGACGTTTTACGAGAAGTCTTCTTGATCATGTTATTACTCTCCTATTTACATTTATACAACAATTATAATGTAACAATTTCTGATTCTGTATCCGGTGTAACTGTATCTGCTATATCTTCCGATGTGGAATTAATAGAAGATTTACGTCTTTCGGATGCAGCACTTGAAATGCTTTCTTTCAATTCTGAAACAGTAGTTGAAGAATTGATAGTTACATTATCGAGGTGAACTCCTAAAGCATTTGCATACATATTTCCATATGCATCCTGATACTCTTGGATCAATTTCTGAGAAGCGGTGATTTCATCTTTAAGTTTTTTGACCTTGACATCTAAGTTAGACGTTTTCTGTTTCAAAGATGTATTACTTTCGACAGTTTCTGAAAGTTTTGTCTTTAAACTAGAAATTATCGCATCTTTTTGATGAATAGAATCATCTGCTGCCTCTACCCTCTGTTTATATTTAAGGTTAGCAGTACGAAGAGTTTTCGTCTTTACCTGCGCCTGATATAACTTGTCCTTCATAATCTTTTTGTTTGCTAGTATTTTTTCTTTTGCTGTTCTATCAAATACTAATTTTTGATTACTTACAATTCTTTCAATTGCTTTTATTCTTCTTGATGACAATACATTATTTCTAGAAAGTTGAGATTTTAACTCTGAATTCTCTTCCTCTAAATTCTTAATCTTTGATACAGAATCCATATATAATGTAGTTAATCCTTGTATCTGATCATCTCTTATATCTATATCTTCATCGGTATCTTCCGATTCACATCCAGAAAGCTCTTTCCTTCTGTCTTCCAGAAGTTGATATTCTTCGGATTGCTTAGCAAATTGGGGCTGAATAACATCAATAGCATCGCAAGTATTTAAACTTTCCAGATTATTCTTAACTGCAGCACATATCGTTTTATATTTCTTCTGTGTTTCTGCATCCGATGAAGCTGCTACTTCTGAAAACGTAGGAATTGCATCTGGATATGCAGGAAATGAAACTAAATCAAATCCTCTGAAAACAAATGTTTCAGGGTCAACAGAATTATCTATTATATCTCCTGCCCCTCTTACTGATATACCAAACTGAACTCCAGCATCTTGAAATGATTTTACAATTTTTCCTACAGGAGTATCTATAAGGTCAAATTTTCCATACACTTTTCCGTCATCTTCTATATGGCCTTCCTTCATTACAATACATGCATGCTCAAAATCCATGCAATTTGGATCTTCTGGATGGCCTAGGAAACCTATATAATGACCAAGTTCAATTGCATCCTTATACTCTTCCGAAGCAAATACAGTATCCCAAACTTCCTTTGTAATATCTAGCCCATTCTTATTGGTGATACTTGCATCTGCGCATTCACCCTCAAATGTTCCAAGTATAGAGGCCTTACTGGATATATTGTCCTGTCCTTTTATTTCTTTCTCTTCTTTATTCTTCATACTTCCTCCTACTATTTTAACATCTTTGCTGAAAGCTTTATCATACCACCCAATAACAGAGCTTTTGCTGCTTCCTTTATAAGACCAGACTCAATAGTTTCATCTGCTTCTTTTTCTATATTTATTTCCCCATCTGATTCTAGATTTTCATATGCTTCCATATTGGCATCTTCTACTTTTTCTAAATCAGACTCTTCAACATCTACTTCAGTCTCGCCTTCTGGCTGTAATAGATAAGTAGATTCTCCTACCTGTAACTGTAACTGTCCGTCTACAGTTTCTGTTATCCCTAAATCAACATCTTTTAGTTCTTCAATCTGAGTTAAAACATCTAAAAGTGCTGCCGGAGTAAACAATAAATCTTCCATAATCATACCTCTTATTTTCTAACTTTCTATTGTTACTGTTCGCTGTTCTTCATATAATATAGAAGGTGATCCACTTTCATCTTCATCATATATTATATAATTAATGACAAATGTTCCTGTTTGATCCGTATCTAATGTTTCAGGATCTGTTACAAAATCTACTTCTTTCCCTGTATCGTCAAATGCATGTACACCATATTTTAGATTGAAATAATCTCCCTGTTTTATCGTTATATCATACACTCCAATGAAGTGTGGTTGTGGTGGTTCTGGTATGTATGGATTCTCAGAAGGAACATTTCCAAACCACATACCTTCAGCATAATGATAATTCTTAACTGTAAATATATCACGCATGTTTTCAAATTGATCTACACCACCAATTTGAATCTTCCATACTACTTGTACTACCTGATTTATTCCAACTTTCAGAATATTTTCTTTCAATATCTGTCGATTATGTTTTGCAACAGTTTCTGCAGTTCCTCCTGGAGGTATATCTTCAGGTTTTACACGAGATGCTGACATCGCCCAGTTTTCCGAATTTGGAGGAACTATTCTGTAACCAGCAAGTAATCCATTCTCCCCGCTATCATTCCAATCGGGACTGGACCAAAGTCCTGCTTCTGTTATAAATACATAATCTCTTCCAGGCTCTCTAAACTGTTTAAGTGCACCTGTAGAAATCATGGCACTAAATACAACATCTACTGTTCCCTTTAATTCTGATTCACCTTCTGGAACTATATCTCTGTATGATATCATTTCTCTAGGAAATGAATCCGAAATAAGTTCACAATCTATTGTAAGACCGTCAGTATTCTCTCTATTTTCAAATACAGGACCTAATCCAAAATATGGCCTGTAATTATTATCTGCAGAATCTACAGATTTACAACTACCATCTGAACCATATCCTGGACACTCATCTAAATACTTATCAAATTTGAGTCCTTCAAGGTCCTCCAAGGCTTTCTGATACATTTCATCTGTATCGTCGTACTCTGATTGCCATTTATCTTTTATTTCTTGAAGCTCGTCAATAAGTTGCTTCTTTTCTGGAAATACGCAATCTAAACATTTCTGATGTAGTAAGCATGTTCCCTCAGAATATGGACACTGACGAAGAGTACTCAGTATTTCATCTAATTCGTCTAATCCTTTTGCTATACTCCATTTAAGAGCATATATTTTTTCTCCATGTTCGTCTACTTCCCCAGTATAATACGTTTCTGGAACAAGTATCATGTTTCCGTGTTCATCTACTTCTCCAGAATCAACCATATTTATATAATAAACACAATATTCTATTCTAGGAAGATAATGACCATCTAGATCCTCTTCTATTGCAGCATCATATGTTTCACGATCTGGATCATATTTAGATGAATCTATATATGCTCTATATTCATATGATTTGGTTTCTTCTTGTATATCTTCGTATGATACTTCTATCCAAAGATCTTCTTGTAATGGAGGTTCGGGATCTCCAAATTTATCTATATACTGCTTTCCGCCTTTTATCAGATCTAATTTATCTCTAAGGTCTTTCCATCTATCATATATCTCTTTTGATTCTTCATCATCTGGATCTTCGTCATCCGGCATAACACCTATACCAGCGGGGAGACCTTCTTCATCTTCTTCTTGATTAAGGAGACCCATTGTTCCTAAAGAAATATATAATGGGACATATCTATGTAGCATATCATATCCCTGATTATATATTCCTTCACCAACAAGATAATGCCCTATTCCGGTAATAAGAGAATTTGTTGCACTATTATGTCCGGTATGTTCAGATACAACCTCTCCTGTATCTTTATCTAATACACGGAACATAACATTTTCTTTCATACCTAAGTTCTTTGAAATCTTAAGTATATCCTTCAGTTGTTTATAACCATCAGTTATTCTCATTATTATTCAGCTTTCAGATTAATAGATATATCATCTAAACAATCAATTTCTGATTTTCGTATACTATCATTGAAATCAGAAATATCTTCGTATTCATTTTCTATATGAAGTGTTAACTTCCCTTTTATTCTATTCTCATCCCCGTTTGGATAAACAAAAATACTTACTTGAATATTTTGATTTTTTCTATCATACTGATAAGATGTTACTATTTCCATGTAAGGAAAATCATCCTGATATTCCTCAGTTATTCCATCTTTTATATCTTTACATATTGAATCTATAACATCTTCATCTATTTTCGGTTTATACATTTTAAGGTATCTCCTTCAATTCCATCTCTTCTGCACGCTCAATCATATCTTGATAGTCTTCATCATCTTCCCAATCCTTCAGGTCTTCCGAAATATCATCTATGTGAAATGTTTTTCTAGAATACCTATGCGAATTTAATCCTTGTATAGTAAATTTATAATCCTTTGGTGTTATTTCTTCTGTATCTTGTTCATCCAATTTAGAATCTATACGTCTATGAAGATTTGGAGTTGTATATCCTAATTCGTCAAAACTAATTTCTGCTTCCGTTGCTGGTTGTGCAGGTCCTTGTCCTATTTCTTCTATATTTAATTCTTTTATTACAGTTCCCTGATCATCATACCATACAAATTTCAGCCCTTCTATATCTTTGGTAACATCTCCTCTGAAATTAGATTCAAAATTCTTTGAGGAACTAGATGTTGTATTCTTATTTGGTTTATCTTCAACCTTGTAACGAATCGTCATAAATGGTTACCTCTTACCTATATCTATACAAGGTTCTAATTAGTTCTTTCTGTGAAATATCCCGCAGGAATGATAACAGTTATAGTATCCCCTCCTAATTCATTTGGAAGGTCAGAATAAGAACTATTTTGAAGTATCAAAGAAGAGTGGACATCATACCATATCTGATCTGGATATGGGGTATCATATTCATCTCCTGACGCTGTTTCACGATACGATCTACTTGCTGCGGCAACCCAAGTTAAATTTTTATCATCCCATTGAAATATTGTTGAATTATCCGTTTCTGTTTTTTCTGTTACTCTCCAATATCTTGCCAATATACAATATTTATCATCATTAACTCCGTAGAAATAAGAATAATCAGAACCTCTGCCATATGTATCTTTTACCTCTTCATATGTTGATTCTGCAGGTTTAGGATAGCCAGAAATATAATGCGTTTCTGTTCTTTCGGGTCTATAATGAGCGAGCGTTTTATCTGTATATTCTGCATTCCAATTATTTAATTTACTGCATCCATGAAACATAAATTGAGAACGAATGATAGTATTAGAATCAGACCAATTTGAACTTGCGTATATTTCTCTTAAATCATAACAACCAGAAAACATATCTCTAGTATATTCTAACACTTCTACTGAAAAACTAGATAGATCTAAAGATTGAATTGATCTACAGTTGTAAAACATAGCTTCCATGAATTCTACTTTAGATGTATCCCAACCTGACACACTCAATTCATTTAGATTCATACAGTTTGAAAACATAGCTGACATATTATATACATTTGATGTATTGAAACTAGATAGATCTAAAGATGTAATTGAACTACAATATGAAAACATGTACGACATATTTGTCACTAAACTTGTATTCAACTTAGATATTTCGGATACACTTATTATATTTTCTCCACCATTGAACCAGAATGAAGTAGATCTGGGCTCTATAGTATCTAAAAATGTTACATATTCTACACTACTTATTACATTTTTCCAAGGTATATTATTAGGATCTGCGTTTAGAACATTTGTAAAATATTGATTGTTTCCAATAATCTGTCCATTTTCATATTCTTGATCTGATTTCAAAAAAGCTAATTGATGAGATGACGAATTGTATCTTGCATATGTAAACAAATCTGTTATTTCTATCTGATAATTATATTTATCATTTGCGAAAACAAAATCCGATGTAGATATATCACCATCTATAGATATTGTTATTTTTGGTCTTGAAATAAACGGTTCATAATCTTTAGGCATATTAGTTATTTCAAATCCGTATGAATGCCCATATAACAACTTACCTCTTATTACAACTGAATCGCTATCAACAGAAGATGAAACAGGTTCTAAAGGTATTTCGCTTCCCAGCACTGTAATATCTGTTATTTTACATTCATATTTGAACCCTTCAATGCTTTGATTATTTTCATCTGTGAAATAGAATGTAAAATTCTTATATCGTTGACGTTCTATTAGCTGAACCCAAGATAAATTTGAATTGTATTCATTCAAACTTGCTTTCTGTTTATTTTCAGAAAATCCTATTTCACCTAGACCTACACGCTTATCAGAATATATATCATGCCATTGAAGACAATTGATCATATCTTCTTCGGATTGTTTTGATTTATCTATCTCTTCAAAACCATATGAACCTTCAAGTTCATCTTTGTAACTTGTTAAATTAACAATTCTGCATTCATCTGCAATTATAGGAATGTTTTCACACCATACACCTACTATATCTCCATCATATAATTCATACTCAGGATTATCAAATATACTTCCATCAACTACTGCTTCACCACTTATATTATCATAACCAAATGATATCTGATACGAAGTATATGGTAATTTTTGATCCCCATTTACTTCAACAAATGTAGTACCTTCCCAGTTAACATCTGATAATCTAGAATCTTCCCATTTGAAATTGAATATAGATGGGATTTCTGGAGGATCGTCATAACCAGAATCTACATACCTCCAACCCGTAAGATAATAACTACGATGAGTAGAATCAAACTTATCACAACTTAAATCTACTTCAATAACGTCGTTTACAGTAAGTATAGATTTAAACTGCTGTGTGATAGGTAATGATATTCTAACACGAATATTATCTATTTTTGAAATACTGTAATAGTCATATGATAATAGATTTCCGTTTAACAATAATGAACAACCATTATCATATTGACAGTCACACTGCGTTTCACTGCTAAATGTTATATCAAAATTCAGTACATCGTCGCTTGACCATGTACTCAAATCATATAATCTTGACATCTATATACTCCTATTTATCATAAGATAATGATATGTGCTGTCTATTACCTGCTGAGGTGCTAACCAATCTAAATATTTAGGCCATGCTTGTTTTTGATTTGGAGGTGTGCCTGTTATCTTTGTTGCGCTTAATGCAGTACAACTGTTCCACGCCTTTTTAAGTTGTTTTGTGTAATTATTCATCTTTTCAGGCCATTTTCCTCCTTGGAATGCAGTATGCCAACGCTTACCCGTCCATTCATACAGAACAACATAATCTATAGTATTAGATAAGAAGAATGTTTTTGCATCTTTCACGTTTACACCAAATTTATGAAGGTTTCCTGTTTTCTTTATTCCTCCTATGACCTCATCTACATATATCTTTGCTAAATAATCCTTTGCTCTATCTGTAATTGTTGTCTTTTTAGATTTAGATGATTTAGAAGTTTGTGAAGAATATTTAACATCGCGCATAACTATATTTATATCTTGTCCTCTTAACGAACTTATATCTTTCAATATGTTACGTTCTGTTTTCTTAAGTTCTTGATTCATAAGATACTCTTTATACTTTTTCAATTTAGAGTTATCTATCTTTAACTTCTTTATTTCTTTTCTAATATAGTATCTAGGACCTCTTTCTATTGATTTAGTATATGTTTGTTGTCCTTCATCGGGATCATCATAAGTTGTTTCAATAGTTGTTACTATATTGTAAGTTCCATATTTTATAGAACATACACCCTGTTTCCATATATTGCTAGGCTGTGCTATAAGGTTTGCGTAGGTTTTAGCCTTTGGCCTATAAGTTATCCTTACAAGATCTGGAACCCTCTCTGCTCTAGTATTATTAATTATGTTCCAGTATTCATCCAATGACATAATATAATTGCCATCTACCATGTATAAAATTATTTCTGTACCCTTATCTATCTTAACATCAGACCTAGGAAGCAATAATTTTGTACCTATTCTTGCATAATCACTTTCATATTCTTCTATATTATTTGCTTTCTTTAAATCCTCTAAACTTACATTATATCTATATGCTATAGAAGAAAGTGAGTCTTTATCCGTCATAACATATGTTTGTGGATTGAAAAACTGTATGACGATATCTTTTCTATCTTCAGATACTTCCCACATCCTTACTTCTAATCCACGAAATTGTTTGTTTGTTACAGATACAGTATCAGGTACTTTAGATAATCCATGATCTTGATCTATGTTTCTCCAAGAACATCTAAATCTATAATCGGAATCCGATAATTCTTCAGGATCTCCATCTACTTCAAAATCCTCTATCCAACCAGATCTATCAAATTCATATAATCTATACAGATATCCAAACTCTTCATCTGGAATCTTATCACAATAATAAATTACTCTTGAATCATACGGAGTCAATTCATCATCTTCACTATCTATACAGCCCAGCCCATATTCTTCTGCTATTCCCTCTCCCGGAAGAGGATATGCAGCATCTTCAAAATCTTCATTTACTGAAAAATCTCCCAGCAAGGCATAGTAACCTTCTTCTGGAATGTCTTGATCATCAAATTCAAATTTACTTGTTCCCAATTTAGATTCATTATCGTAACTTACCTCAGAACAATTATTTATAGGAACAACTATATCATTCGATGCTTTAACTACAAATTCTTTTCCAGGAAATAAACTTAAGAATTTGTTACTTAGATTCAATTTATTTTCATATATTTCGTTGGAACTCAATCTTCTTCCCCTTCTTCATCACAATATGGCAGCAATTTTTCTACCGAATCCTCTATAGAATCTATTACTTCCTGCATAGCATCTAATTTATCTGACATACTATCGTATTCATATTCTTGAGACTCTACAGAATTATTATTTTCGGAATATAATTTTGACTCCATATCCGATAATCTAGAATCTAACTTTTCATATTTTTCTGAAATGCTATTTTCTACTTCCCACAATTCTCTTACAATAGGGTCTAATTCTTTAACCTTCATTTTCATCGTTTGATCCATCCTCTGAAGTTATATCAACCTTTGTTATATTACCCTGATCATCAACTTTAGTATATGTTAATTTTATATCCTCTTCATTCTTTTCTATGAGTATTGCATCTCCTATTGTAGACATAACAGGGCTTACTGCGGGTTCAGGTTTTATTATGGTTCCTCCCTCAACAGTATATGTATCACCATTAGTAGCATTTTCTTCATTTTCTTTATCGTATCTCAAATTCCAATTCTTATCTTCCATTTCATCTGGTATGTATTCCCCGGGATATTCATAATCAACACTCTGAGGATCAAATCCTAATCCAAATATTCTGTCTGGAAGAATAGATTTAACAATATGTTCATTATTACATAACTGCAATGAATACAAAGATCTGTATTTAGGATCTATCCACTTACTAGATTTATTTGGAGTAGTCTCTTCTTCATAATCAGAATTTCTATAATATACATCTTTTCTTTTGTGATTAGTTCCGAATACATCATACTCGGAATTCTTTTGAATTCTTGCGTAATCTTCTCGATTATAATGACCTACATGAGTAGGCCCTACAGATATTCCAATATCATTTGTATTACATAATCTTGCATCTACAACTACTTTAGATTTTGTATTCATACGAACACCAGAATTCTGAAACACATACATTCCTAAAGGTCTAACATATTCTATACATGCATCTATAGGTTTCTTATCGCTGAAATATACTACATCAATATATCCTTCTGGAGTATGAGGAGTAACATATACAGAATTAACAGGTATCGCAGTATCTTCTAATCTGTCATATAATATATCTTTTTCTTTTCCATATTGTAATATGTTAAATTCCGCAAGATTAACTTCTGCCGCAAGAGTAACACCGTCTTTACTTCCTCTATTTCTTATCATTGACATGAAATAAACAAGGACCAATCTATTAAATGCGGATGGTAATCTATCATCATATTTGAACCCCATTGTTTCTGCAAGCATCCAAAGTAGATGAGCAGGACATCTTAATGGGTCATAAACATCAATCAGATTCTCTGTATCATACTTTATTTTATCTAATAGCGTACCGTACCACTTAAGAAAAAATCTAAAATCAGATGATGATTTATATATTTCGGGTACAGGTATTTCTTCTATCTGCATTTTGTCCTCCGAACTTATTCTGATACAATATACTCAGGAGCAATTCTCAAATTCTGAGCTGTATCCTCAAGCGGTAAGAATCTTGGAAAGCTTATCGGATTGAAATAGTCAGGGTCACAATCTTTCCAATTTATAACACTATTCTTTATGCTCCCTGCATCAAAGTATGCAATATTTTCATGACTTGACTGTATAACATCTACTACTTCCATTACAGTAGGTTTAACACCAATACGTCTATTAGCAGGGCTGAAATAAAGCGATAAAGACTCTTTTGCTTTTGCAATTATACTTTCAGCAACATCTTGTGTTACAGGTTTCTTCGGATATATCTGACCCACTACATAGAATGGAAATACTCTAACATATCCAAACTGCAATTCTACTGACATCGCTTGAAGAGGTTTGTAATCTTTTATTACATTTGTTATGAATTGAACTGGAGGTTTGTATCTTACAAACACTTTCTTATTTTGTATCTGTGCAGAATCTACTATACCTCTTCCCCAAATACTATCTTTGAAATCATTATGAATAGCAAAACACATAGCTGTATATGTCTTAAAATTAGATGTAAGTTGCTTCATCAAAGATTCATTTACATCATTTGGTATCATTATTTTCATACCAGGTTTAACATCATTTGTATTTGTTATGTTATTGAACTCTATCAATCTGTCATAAGATACATCATACTTTTTCGCTATACTTTCTAAAGTATCATCTTCCTTTATTATGTATGTAGTTCTCAATTCATTGTAATTTGATGTTATTATGCTATCCCAATCTACTTTCAGCTCTCCTTCTGGAAAATCTAAATTAGTTATGAATTGTTTTTGTTTTTGATCATCTGTAAGGTTTCCGTCGTTCAATATTGCCATATTGATTTCAAGTGCCTTTTGACAATCAATCACCTTACCACAATCTACTCCAGGTTCTCTATTTAAGAATCTATTGAAATCCGGAAGTGTTATAAGACTGTCCCAAGTATTGATGTAATTCCTGCTATTCTTATATGCTTCTTTTGCAGTTTCTGGAGTTTTACCTGTTACTGTATTTGTATGTGGCAATTCTACTACATTTGAAAGATTAGTAACTGTTATGTCTCCTCCTTCAAATGATACATCTTCCGATGGTTTTGCAAAAAGGACATCTTGGAATACATCTTTTCCTACACAACCTATCACTCCACTACAATCTAACCAATATATAGTTAAATAATTATTTTCATAATTTTCAAGTTCATTAAGGTAATTACTTACTTGAATCTGAGCATTACTATAATTATCATATGTTACAGCAAATCTAGGTTCTGGTTCTGTGAATTTTGACGGACTGTCTACTTGTACCCACTGGGTAGACAAGTAGGAATCAGAATCATATGCTGCCTTCCCTTTCATCCATATTGCTGTTGTATCTACATGCTGGGATGGAATGTTAATTATGTAATTATTCTTTTTAACTTGAGATACAGGAACTGTATAAGATCTTAACTCCCCTTCTATTCCTACCCTTGTTACATATTCTCCAGGTTTAAGTAAGACCCTATCGGTATCTGCAAAAACATCTTCGGAACCAGATGTTATTTTACGAGTTGATCTTGTATCTGTATTACCATATGAATTTGTTAATGGAATAACATTGTATGTAATCAATCTGGAAGCACCCGTTATATCTGAAAATGCTGTGCAAGTTGTAAATGCTGCTCCAGAAAATCCAAAATCTAAAGATATGTTTGTTTCTGTATTATTAGTAAATGTTATTTCTGTTCTTGCTGCAGTATACCATCCAAGTTCATATCCGATGAGAGCAAATAATTTTTCAGCATCCTTTCTTTGAGATACTGACGGAGCGAATAATTCATTTGCAACCCAATCTAAATTTACTCCTAACATATCTGCTATTGCAGCAACCCATTTAGTTAAAACTACCCCAGGGTCAGCATCTGCTTCAGGAGTCCAAAGTTCTGTGAGATTTGGTGCCATCTCCCTCAAATCATTTAGAATAGATTCATAATCTCTCGATGTGTATTTTACATAATTTTCAAGAGTTCCATCATTCTTATATTCCATTATTTATTCTCCCATTATCAATAAGTACAGTTTACAATATATGATATTAGATTTTATCCTTCTTCTTATTTTCTATAACTAATTCGTTCCACTCATCTTTCTTTTTTCTAAATTCTATGTATTTTTTACACTTAGAATGACATCCGAGGTATCTATCTTTACATCCTTTACAAGGTGGATTTGGTCTATCCATCATTGATCCTCCAGAATACTGTTAAGTTTATCTATATCATCTGCAAGGATACCTTCAAGCATTGCTTTTATGTATATCTTGTCCTCTTTTCTTACAATATGTAAGTATGAAGGAGTTATAGAACTGCTATCACCAGTATTTAATTTATCTGTTTCTACACTTACTATAAAATCTATATTTTGCTGTATTGCCTTTTCTAATCTAGGTAATTCGAACTCCAGCCCCTTTATTTCTGATCCTAGTTCTGTTATGTCTGTTAATTTACTATATATTGTCGAAGAATCTGCCATTATTTTTTCTCCTTAAAACTATTTAGAAAATCCATTCTGGAACAAGAATATATGTTTCCTGTTGAATCCATTATTATATATCCATCATGCGGAACAAGGAATTCTTCACCATTTTGTTGTATTTTTATACAAGGTTCTACAATCTCTATTTCTTCATATCTCAATAATTCTTCAACCCAATCAGGTCTGTGCTTATCTAATAGAGAATATGCTTTAACTGGTATCTTTCCAATGCTATTTTTCATACACATACACCCATTTTCCGCAACCATATACAGGTAGCCATCCATTTTCAATAAATTGAGTATATGTAGAACTATCAGATTTTTCTTTTATATGAAATAGTTGTGAATAGGATCTATTGCCTATGAAACTTTGTGAAACATGCTCAATCCCTTTTGACCATATTCTATCTGGATATATTTTATTTCTATAACTGAAATGACACTTTTCTAGTGCATCAATACAACCTACATTATATTTTGACAATTCTAGATATGTAGATACTGTTTTCCCTTTGTTATCTGAGATCATCTTATCAATAAGTTTGCTTATTCTATCTTCGTGCCAAACATTAGAATCCTCACAATATTTTGTAAGTTCCCAATCATATTTATTTCTTCTAGTATGACGAAAAGCTCCTACACTTATTAGATCATTATTTGAAAATATACCATAGTAGAAATTACATTTCTTATTATCTTTATTCATATCATATAAAGAAAGAAATTGCCTAAACATACTTTCTGATATTTTCTCTACAGATATATCCGAATATTCTTTATTTTCTGACTTTATGTTATTTAATATTGATACAGGATCATCCCAATCAAATACATGAATACATTTCAACCCCTCTTTAATTGCTGCTTTGCATTCTTTTTCATGAAGATTGCTATTTATACCTCTACCATATTCATCAAAACTAAAAACATTATTATGTGTATTTGTATTACATGTTTGAATTACTGTATTACTATCTTTCAATTTGAAGTCAAAAGTATACTCGCCTAATTCATAATTCCTGACATATTCTATTCCTTCAGAATCCAACATATCAGAAAACAGATTTTTAAATATTCTATCATCACCGGAACTTTTATTTTTTGTAGCATCTAATATTCTATCTTCGATGGCAAGATCAGATTCGGATCTGAAATTCCTGGAGAACCTTCTTACAAACTCAGCATTCTCCATAGGATTATTTATTCCATACATTTCATGAAATATTTTTGTTGCCTTTTCTATTGAATACATTTCTATTATTTTTCTGTCAATGCTAATTCATCTGTATTAGTATAAGTACCGTCATCCGACCATCTAGTTATTTCATCTGACAGTGGAACTATAACAGTACCTCCAAATGTTGTTTTTAAACCAACAGACATATCTAATCTGTTGTATTCTTGCGACCTAAATTGTTTATTTGGATCCTCTACAGTATTAGATGAGAATTGAATATCATCCGCATCAACACAAGGTTCGTTTACTCTTATCTGTTCCCGTATTCTATCTTCTATCATAGGACGTGTATTTGTTGTATTGTACTGCCAAAGAAATCGCTTCAACCCTACTCCGAATCTTGGATTCATATACAACTCAGTAGGTTCTGTTAACATAAGAAGTCTGCATCTGTTAACCACAGATTTTTCATCTTCATATATGTTTACTTTGTTTGTAGTAGCATCAAATATCTTTGGAAAAGCCCACGAAGTAGTATTTGCCATTATTCATACCTCCCTGTATGTATATTTGTTTCTATTCCAGAAAAAGTAGCACCTGTTAATCCACTAACAATGAAATCTGCATTCTTATCATTAGAAGTTTGTAATTCAACTACATCCCCATCTTGAGGGACAGCAGAAAGCATATTCGCAGGATAGTACGGAAGGTCTCTATCCCATGTATAATTTCTTGCTTGTTGCCCAGAATATTCCGTTCTATCTTCAGGACCATGTATCTGAGGTACACGAACTCTTACATACATTGTACCGTTTCTATCATATTTCACATCTTTTGCATAACCATATACTATCATAACTATCACCTATTTAACTGTAAACTGTTTGAATGAAGAACTTGTATATTTAGGTATCGGAAGAAATGTTCTAGGACTTATCAATTTATCTTTCTTGTGTAGTTCTAAATGAAGATGTACTCCATAAGAATGACCTGTACTTCCTGCTACCATTATCTTCTGACCTGAATCTACTTTATCTCCTTTCTTCACAAGTAATTTACTACCATGGCCATATCTTGACCAATAGCCTCCAGAATGTTGTATATCTACACAGTTTCCGTATCCGCCAAAATAACTTGCACGTATAACTTTTCCACCATTTATTGCAAGTATATTTGGTTTTGTTGGATTTGTCATATCTATTCCTGGATGATTTTCATAACTTCTTTTAGCCATGAAATCTCCGTCTTTATTTCCATAGTACTTACACCCTTTAGCATAAGGCATGTGCCAACCTTTTTTGGATACACCTACTTCTATACCGTTAAAATACTTAATTGCTCTTTTCTGTCTTTCTGGAACTTCTTTAGAATAGTTTCCAGGACGTTCAAACTGCTTACAAAATATTTCAGCAGCAGATTCTGCTCCGCTTTTTGTATTCTTAACTTTCTTAAGGGCACTAAGAACTCCTTTGTAACTACCATTCAATTCCTTCCACAATAGTTTACATTCTGCTTTTATTGTATGCTTTGTATTTCCATATCTTCCAGATGACCACTGACATATACCATAATGATCTACTCCATTGAATAGCCCAGGTTTGAAGTTAGTATTCTCTTTAGACATGTTTCCTAGTATTCCACAAATTGCTGCTTTGTTAAGACCTTTACCAGATAAGAATTCAAAAACATATCTTGAATTCTTATTCATCCAACTAGGAAATGATGCTTCGCCTTCTTCTTCCTCTCCTTCTTCGCCTTCATTTTCAGTTCCACCAAGAATATATATCATCCAAAATAGAGCAGATGTATAATTAAGAACACTTAATCTATATCTTTCTTTCTTCTTTGAGGGATTCCCATCTTTATCTGCATAACATACATCTCTTATAGTGGCATCTGCTCTTGTACTTAAAGTATCATATAATAATCCCCCGCCACCATCTTCATCATCGTCATCATATGTTCCAGATCCTCCAACTTTATCCCAATCTGGTCTGGCATACCAAGAAATCGATTTATCAGATGTTGAAAAACTCCTACGAGATACTTTATCATTATAATTACCGTCAATGGAAGTTACTGTTCCATTCTTGACTTTTTCTACCACACCTACATGAGCAGAACTATACTTCTTTCCTTTTCCTCTATGCTCTACTATATCTCCGGGCTCTGGTACTACTTTTCTGCCACCATTATATCCAGGCCCCTTTATGTATTTTCCACCATATTTTTCTACTATCGCTTGACCAAATGCACCTGCCATAGATTTATTTCTAGGCATTATCTTTCCTGCAAATTTAGTTTTTATAGCAAATGCACATTGAGTATCTGCACACCATGCACCCGGATGAAAACTATCTGCTGTTTTCTTGACCCATTCTTTTCCGCCAGGCCCTAATGCTGATCTTGCAACTTTTAAATACTTATCAACTCCGCTCTCAATTCCTTCCGTTACCTTTTTATTACCAGAATACTTTCCGAAATTGATTATACTTTTTACTTTCTTTCCTTCCCAACTACCTAACTTTATTTTTTGATATACAGTATATGCTTCCCACTCTACTAATGATGTCCTTCCTCCAAAATCGTGTCCCCATTTGTTTGCTTTATCGCTCCCTTTTATATCCGCTATTATTGCTGGTATTCTAATCCCACCTGAAAGATTGATAACAATTCCATCACCAGCTTTTCCAAATACTCCAGATACAGCAACAAGATAATTACCGCTTATTGTAGCAATTCCCCTAGTATGTTCGCTACCCCTCTTCTTCCATAATTTAGAAACTGCAGCCTGCCCTGTTCCCGATGCCCAAGGCCTAGTTTTATAGTTGTTTGTAGCATCTTTTACAATACCACTTTGATCAACCGATTTTGGAACTTTTATAACTTTACCAGACATCTTATTTAGTATAATTCCTATTCATATATCTCACAACATTATATGGTTTCTTTGGAGAAAACTTTCCAATAACTATAGTATCATTTCCCCAACCTTCTTTACGAGCATGGACAATTTTTCCATCTCCTATATACATAGAAACATGAGATTTAGTTAGTATAACATCACCAGGTTCTAGTTTCTTCTTTGGAACATTTGTGCCTATGTATGTGAACCCATGTTTTGTCCAACTTGCTACACTTACTCCACTATTCCAACATCTCTTTCTGATCTTTCCACCATGAACATATGCTGCACATATTAAAGTACTACTGCAATATGTTTTCTCCCATTTAGAACCCTTCTTTGCTTTCTTCTTCCCGCTTCTATTTGTACCGCAGAAATAACATCCTTGATTATGAGATCGTTTTCCAACACCATATGCAAAATCATTATTATTTGCAATCTTCTTTGCCCATTTTACAGCATCAGATGTCACTTCTTCATCCGGACCGAAGTATAGTTGTACAGAAGGATTCTCAGGTAATTCTCCACTCTTATTATCTGTATCAAAGAATTTAGGATCTAATACTCCATTAAGATTATCAATTTTCTTAACAGGATCATTTAACCATAACCACCATTTTTCTTGTAACTTGTCCCAAGAAAAGTATTTTAGATCTTCATGTTTACAATATATTCCGATCCTACCTGTAAGTCCTAATCTTATCAGTTCCTTTTCATATGCTGCTAATATTCCATCATTGAATTTTTTATATGTTCTGTCTTTCTTTCTTTTTAAGAAATCCGCAACTATCCATACTCCCATCGTCGGAGCATACTTTCTAGTTATGAACGAAAATTCATATATTTCTTTTTCTACTTCTTTTGCACTCTTTGCTCTTCCGTTGAAAAAATATCCAAATTCAAAATTATGAGATACTATTTTCTTACATTGATCATATAACTTTCTATTCCTAAATGATTTTACAGGAACATGATTTTTATCAAAATAATATCCTGCTTCTAATATGACTCCTAATACCCTATTCTCTTTCCACTCTTTACACTCAAATTCTTTAGGGTTATCCTCTCTTCCTATTGTTAAAACATATGGGGTTATGAATTTATCATCTATATCTTCTAATCTGAAACCACCTGATTTTTTCTTTTTATTTCCACTACCTCCAGATGCTCCATCTCCTAAATCTTCTATCAGCCATCCTACTATGAAACTAGATCTAAAATCTGATAAAGATCCATTTTTCTGGTGGTAGTCATCAGAATAACCGCTATCGCTTACATATAGTTTATCTCTATGGTGTATTCCATAAGGAACTATAAAATGCCCCCCTCTAGTCCATCTGCCAGGGCCCATTAAAGTTACTGCCCATCCACCAGATTTGATACAATTTCTAACATCTGCTACACTCCGTGTTTCTTTTGTTTTTATTCCCCAATGTTTTAAACAGGCAGGAATAGCAGCATGTATAGAACCCGAAGGTGTCATATAATTATGTTTACAAAACCAGTCCCAAGTATCAATAGGTGTAATATCAGAATCTACTAATGCTGCAATTACATTTGCACAAGCAGAAGGTCCGCATCCATTCCTACCTATTGTTTGCCCCTTACCGTTTCCATGGCTTGCATATTTCTTATCATATTGTTTATAAAATTTCGGCTTCATATATCAGGACTCTGTTGTATCTCCGACGGTGGCATACCATAACCTTCTGGATAACCTGTATCCTCAGAACCGTCATTATCAGGTTCCATATCGTCATCATCTTCGCTATCCATCATCTCTTCTAACTCCTCTTCAGGACTCTTTACTTCTGGATGACTATCATAATACAATTTTTCTTCTGCAAACTCTGGATCAGTCTGTAAACGTATATTTATATCTTTTCCTCTTAAAATATTTTCTTCTAGTATTGTTGTTGGATCTATCCTATAATATACTTTCGATCCAATTTGCAAACTAGAGGATGTTTTCATATTTTGCAAATATTCAAAGTGTACACTATTCTTAGTTTCCCCTATGTATCCTCCGGACTCTATTCTATCTCCTTCTTCTAAAAATTCATTCGGTTCTATATTAGAATAAAAGTATGCATCTTTATTTTCGCCAACAATCAGCACACTTGATGAAGTAATCTGAGAAATTGTTCCAGAAGATATAGTATATATAGATCTTCCTTGTAAATCTACTCCTAGATTTAATGTTTTATATTTCTTAAAATCTTCAGACTGCTTTGAATCTATATATGGAATGATAACTCTTGAATTTTGATGTGTTATTACACAATTATTGTAAACCATTGCATCTCCTAAGTTACAATTCCCATGTGCTCGAATGTGGGATACATCTGACCAAAATCTACTTCATAAGGAGATTTTATATTTGGCGTTTTGGATATTGAATTCTGCATGTAACTTGAACCATTTACTGTTATGTTCTGTATACTTGCAACTTGATTTGCAGTACTCATTACAAGACGTTTCAATCTAAGTGTTGTTATGAAATTAGATGAAATTGCATGAGATACTGACATTATGTTGTATACACCTGATATTGGAGATAACGTATTCTCAGACATAACTAGAAGAGATACTGGCTGCGCAAGTTCATACTTTTTAGTACTTCCAGGTATCTGTATAGTAAACTCTCCACTAAATTGAGATGCTATTGCATTTACATCATTTATTATATTTGTTGTTTGAAATACTTCTGCTAATGAACTACTCCAACTATTTACTACATTTGCTTTAGATACAATACTATTTCCACTACCATCTACAGAAAATCCTAAAGTAGAAAATCTCATATCTGTCATGTTATAAGCAACACCATTATACTGACCCGATATTGATATTACATTTCCATTAGAAGTTCCATACATAAGTGTATCGGAAGATTGATTAACTGTAAGTCCTGAATTACTCTTGTAATGTATTACTCCTGGTTGCGTCATGGTAGGTTCATCAATCCAATAAGAAAAAGATGCTCCTACAGGAGAAGTATCGGAAACATGACGCTTCAAATAATTTCCTAATGGAGTAACTGTTGAATTATTTACAACAGAACTTAATTTTCTGTATTTAGAATCTAATCCAGAAGATTCTCTTGATCCACTGTATGATTTTGATAACTTCAACAATCCTGGGAATGAATCATAATCATCTTCTCCAGAATATGATCCTCTAACATAATTATTGAAACTTGTTGTCATTGCCCCATGACTGACATATGTAGGAGTATCATTATGGTCGATATCTAACTGATAATATGATGTTGCTTTTGTTGCTTTTGCAAGCGCTTCAACAATAGCAGATGGCTGAACTATACCATTTACTTCTGGTATATTCAATACTGGTGTATGACTCTGTATTGCTAAAGATGCGTATCCTTTGATAGTATAGGTTAAATACTGCCCTGTTGTTGCAACATTAAACTGAATAGTAAATCCTTGATAGGAAACATAATCAGAAATTCCGCCGTTATCTTCTACCCAACCAAAAGCAAATGATACAGGAATACCACTTGAATTGCTATATCCACTTGCACTTTGAGCAGAACTATATAGGAGTGCTTCAAAAGATGCAACATTTACATTCTCTGTATCTTTCCCTCCTACTGTACAAGTAAGAGTCCAACTGGTCATACTAGATATTTCACTATTTGTTAATTGAAGAGAAATTACAGGAGATGGAATCTTCATTCCAAATTCGGTAAGATTCACTCCTGCAAGACTGAAATTCAAAAAACAGTTCTTAAGCATACTATTCCTCTCCTAAGTTAAATAACAGAGGATTAACCGATGCGAGCATTTCTCCTGTTTCAAATAAAGCAGTAACCGATTTGCTTGCTGGTATCATTATCTTCTGCCCTTCATGAACAGTATAACCATCGTGTATTTCGTTTATGTAGGACAGAACCCATGTGTATTCGGCAGATCCTAGATACTTGTTGGATATTATATCTAACCTGTTTTCTTCTTCTGCCCTTACAATATAATATATTACTTCAATATTTGCATGAATATTGTTCGGTGTTTCCAACGAAATGAAATGTGACTTTCTATCGGATTTAACATGATTCACAGTTCTTAAACACCGATATCTGGAAACATGAGAATATTCCTCACAATTACTGTATGTTATACCATTGTATTCAATCTCTTTATATGGGATAAGTGTATCGTAATTTATCATATTATCACCCTATCAACGGTTTAGCTCTCATAGTATCATAACTCAAAGGAGAACTCGAAATCTCCTGTATTGTTAATGATATCTTGAAATGAAGATAAAATTTATCGTGCCCTAATGGTCCATCCCAATCTGTACTAACTTCTGTTAATATTCCTCGTATTATTGCAGATCCACCTATATACAATGTAACTATTGCAGAATGTACTGATGCCCCATTATATTCAGGATAACAATTTGCTTCACAGAATCGTACAAGCTGATTTGCTTTTCCATTTGTATGATCGTCCCACATATCTCTATGTATATCAAATGTATATGTGTTTGATCTAGGACCGGAATTGCTATACATCATCCAAGGTTCATACTGATATAACATATCTGGCATCTGTGTATAATTTGCCCTGATTATATCAGATACATTTTCTGGATAGCATGGAAAATCTACATAATCATCTGCAAGCGAGGAATATAGAGATACCTCTCCCCAAGGTATCTTAAATGCTTTCATCGCTCCGACAGAACTAGATCTTGTACTATCTCTAAGTATAGACATGGGACTGCCGTTCACAGATGAAAATATACTTGGATCTATCTCATGATAAGTTCCCTCTAGCCCAGCCATGACCTTCAAAAATATATCACGATTAACTCCAACTCCATCTCCCAACATATCTATACTATTTGGAAGTTGTACATTATCTGGAATCTTTATGTATCCAGGTAACAACTGTAATTCCGAACCTAATAACTTCCAACCAGATTCTCCTAACAAACTTGCAGTTTCAAATATGTCAGAATTATCTGTAAGTGTATTAAGAACAGATTTTTTAGTTTTCCAATCAACTGATGAAGATTCTTTTGTTATTCTTTTGCATAACCTATCATATTCTTTTCCTACATAAGGATTTCTAGTTAATCCATTTACGCCTAATACACTATCAACATTACGATATCCTAACTGATCTGTAAGTCGTTTCAATGTTGTATCTTTTGATATTTTTAGATATTTCATATCTTATCCCTCATCCTCAAATACTTTTCCACATGAGGTTCTCCAAACATTGTTGCAGGTCTGTATGCTCTAGCAGATTTTGCTAATCCACCTATATATTTACACGATATATTATAACAAGCATTGCAAGCCTTTTCATCATATTCATCATCTATATTATCGCACATCAATGCAACTAATAAATCATGTATATCCTCTTTATTTGATGTAGGACCTATAGCGGAATGTAACATGTAAGAATACACCCAGCTAGGCACAGAATAACTCGAATCAAGGAGGAACATCTTTATGTGGTATATTATATCGGATACTAGTTGTTTATACTGAGCTAAAAGATTATCTGCTATCATCGGGTAGTTATCCATAAAATAGTGTGGATTATCATCTGAACAAAATTGATTCCACATTATCTGATCCATAGTAACATCTTTTCCAGGTTCAAAATCAAAGTAGCCCAAAGGAATGAAGGCTTCGAACATCTCTTCATCGGATATAAGATGAGGAGGATAATTTGGAAGATAACCTTCTATTGAGTACCTTAACTTTATTATATCATGAGTAAACATCAATCAATAGTCCCTCCTTCAAATACATGGTACTTACCAGGCTCCCAAGGATCTAAAGATGTTCCACTTTCATATCCATCTTGACCTGATCCAAAACCATATATATTTGTTACATAAGATACCATCGTTCTGAAGGATATTACTCCTTTAAGTTTCTGATCTGATACGTTATTTATATCTATGTAAGAATTAGTATATCCATATGTTAATGCTGAGAAACTGTTGTCTTTTATATAGTATCCGTTGTTATCGTCTTTCGCAGGATAAGCTGTTATGAAACTTCCTGTTACCTTTATTGATTTTGATATTCTATTTACAGGATAATCTAAACCTACCCCTTGTGGAAATTCAAATTCAAACGACGAGCAGTATGTCCCCTCATCTATATCTGCTGTATCACTTATATTATCTGTTACAAGCAATTTTGCTCCTACTATAGTTCCATCGGATCCAAATGTTAGTCCCTTAAGAGCATACTTATAATGATTATCATTAGGAGAATCTACATCCCAATACGAATCAGTAGATACATATTCTGGTGAACCGAAGTATTCTATACTCATATCTGATACAATCAATTTCGGATCATCGGAACTATATCTCTTATACCATAATGTTAATCCGGAAATATTAGAAATCTTATCCAATACTCCAGAATCGTAATACAGACAAGAATCATATAAGTTGATAGTAGGTAAAGAACTCATCTTTATATCTAATCTTATTCTTTGGCAATTCAAGATGTTTACTACACAATCTTGTGTTGCTTCTCCTGAAAGGTGAAGATATACAGAAGAACTAAATCTACTATCTATATTCTTAATATTTATTTCATATGGTTCATCTTCAATACTTAGATTCACATATACATGTATAACAGAAGAGTCAACCATTTCTCCTTGAAGTCCAGATTTTATCTGCTCTTCAACATATGACTTCTGATTATCGTTTGGAAATGCTACTCTATCATTTACATATTCATCTAAGTTTACTTGAATTTCAGAAGCTGCTAATCCGGAAGGACATGTAAAGTTTTCTCCTAACTGATATGCAAGAACTCCTGTTGCAAGAAGATCATAATCTAAAAGTTGAAGGTATCCTTCATCATTTCTATAAACATATCCAGCACCATATGAAGAATCAGGAACATTATAGAATCCTCCCGCAACAGTTTCTTCTGCTAATGGAACACCTCCAGTTAATAATATTGGAGGATCACAATATTCATATCCAGTAGATGTTGCAACTGCATAATAATAAAGATAAATCTTGTTTTCTTCTTCATTTCTTACTTCTACACGATAATAATCTGGTCCATATTGTTGTCCATCATTATCAATTATTTTTGTTCTGCCCCTCGGATAACCTTCTGTAGAAGTATCATATGATATTCCAAATAACTGATTTATTCCATTTTCACCCAAGAAATCTCTTTTGTTAAATGATGTATCTTGTATCTGTTCTCCTAATAGAATACCATCTCCATCTGCTAATTCTTTTGGAATATTACCATATACTTGTTCCTCTACTAATCTATTATTTTCATCTAATTCTGCTTGTATAGCATTCAAAAATACTTCATTCCAATTTATACTTCTTCCATATTTGTTCTTAGCAGAAAGTATAACATCGGACCAATCTATTCCTCCAGAATATGCAACCCCCTTTGATATTTCGTTTCTAAGAAATGCAGACCAATCTGTATAATCCTCATCTGCTTCTGCTAATTCTTGTAACTTATCTACAAGACCTGCTACTGGAAATGTTCCTTCATTTTCTTCACTGTATACAGATTCAAATATCTGCTGTGTTATGTCTGCTCTAATTTTATTTGCTTTTTCTAAAGCTATAGCGGGTTCAAGAGCATTTACAAGTGCTTGAACTTCATCCTTTTTAGATTGAGGTGTATCCGGATCATCTAATATCTGCTGATAGCCTGCAAGTGTATTTGTATATGTTGTTAACTTGGAATCTATTTTTGATTGATCTTCAGCTAACTTATTTGAATAATCTGTTTTTGCATTTGACCAAGCATCTTCTATTACTTGATCCCAGGAAATATCTGTAGACTGACTATCCTGTATAGCTTGCTCGCATATTTCATCCCAATTCATTTCTGCAAGAAGACCCTTTGTATTCAATGCACTATCTATAGCAGCATCCCAGTCTATACTTTCAGGAGAATCTTCTTGTACAAGAGCACTCGAAACAATATCATTCCAAGGAACACTTTTAACAACAGTATTTATGAACATCTCCCAACTCATACCATTATCATATATATCTAATGGCTGAACAGTTTCTCCTGCAAACCGTAAACTTGTTATTTTCCCAGGAAGGATCATGTATAGAGTAGATGGTATATTTCCTTCTGTTCCTCCTTCTTCTCCATATACATAATCTTGTCCAACAACAATGTAATCTCCAGGTTTCCATCCGATATTCTTTGATATGTTTGGTAACTGATCTGCTTTATCTGTAAGAGATTCTATATAGAGTTTCATCTTCCCTGTTGGAAGAATATATAATCTATTTATGGTGTTTGCTATATTCTTTATGTTATTAGTATAACTCTTATCTACAACTCCGCCTTTTCCATTGTTGTAATTTGCACTAGGAATCGTCATAAGTTTATCAGGATAGTATTGTAAAGATCCCTTAGTATCTTTCATGTTGTCGGGCTGTTTATGTGCCAATACTAATTCTGTCTTTCCTGTTTCAGGATTGTATCTAAAATAACTTTCAGGAGAAGGTCTATCCGTTCCTTCATCGATAGATTTGAGATCTAACTTTCTATCCCATATCATCAACGAATCATCTGCTCTGCACCAATTTTCTTGCTCTCCTCCGAATACATAATGATACTTTGTGTTCAACCCAGTTTTTGATACATATGTTTCCGAAAGATACTCATCAGAATTATCTAACCTATCTGCAGATATAGAACATATTTTGTTGTCATTTTGCACTATATTGGAGATCTTCCCATTCCTATATGTGAATGTTCCTAATTTCAAATGTGCTGTCACTTTATTTGGGTCTGTAGGAGAATCCTTTGGAAGTTTAAATTCATCTTCTGGAAGTATAACAACCTGAATACCTTCATAAAGTCCTTCTTCATTTTCAACTTTTATTGTTCCAGATGTAGTGGACTCTGTACTGTACATAACTCGAAGTCCCACTACTAAATTTCCAGACAATATGTTTTGATTATTTTTCCTGAGATATGCATTCTCTTCTGGCATATCTACTATAACTGGTACAAGAGATTCTATGTAATGACCATTTACAAGTGCTTTTCCTTCGGATATCTGTAATCTTTGATTACTTATTTCATTTCCTAATGTATCAGTCTCTTTACTTATCTTAAAATCATTCTTACCATGAGTATAAGATGGCCCTATAGTATATTTAACTTCCTCTGGCGTTTGAACACTTTCACGAGATCTTAAATTGAATTCCGTTAAAAGTTGACCCCCGGATTTTGAATTTGCTATAGGAAATATGTTTGTACTTGCTACAGGGAATTTCACTAGATTCATATTATACCTCCAATATATTATTCTTTATTATTCCCGCCTGTAAGACCTACTGCTGCAGCAGCTAATGAATCTGCTAAGGATAATGTTCCTTCTGATCTTGCTGTTTGATTCATTATTGCATTTGCAACTACGAGTATCTGAGATAGCAGCATGTTTGTCTGTATCGTCGGATCTTTAAGATCCTCAAGATTCTGATTATTCCTTGTTAAGTATTCAGCAAGTGCATTTGCTAAATCTCCCTTTTCTGCTTTCTCCTTTTCTTGAACCTTCTCAAGTTTTGATAACTTAAGAGTTCCTCCGTTGTATATCTTATGTTCAAAGAAGTAGTCATTAAACTGTTTCCAGAATTGCTTGTCCCATCTTGTATCCATCCAGCCCTTTACAAAATCATTGTTCCAGGACTCACCAAAGTATTCTTTCCAATCTATTTGATTATCTATTATTTTCTGTAAATAATTTTCTTCAATAGTAGTTAATTCTTGAAAGAATGGCTCTTGATATACTGTCCAAAAATCCTCTCTCCAGAATTTTCTACCTGCATCTCTAAAATCTTTTTCATCTTGACGAATATCTTCATACATCTGCCCGCCCTGTTTTGTTTCTTGACTCTGAAAATATCCTTCAACTTCTCCCCTATTATATCCTGCTTCTTCTAACGCTTTATTGAAATCTGATATCCCAAATTGTTTTGCAGATGCTGCAAATTCTTCATAACTCTTTCCTTGTTTAACAAATTTATCTACAAGATATTCATCTGCTAGCATCTTTTCTATCTTTCCAGCCATAGCATCTGCAGCAGATTTTGAACCGCTTGTCCTTGCTATACCAGGAAGAAGATTTCCAGAACTTCCACCAGAAAGTACAGAACCTACTGCTGCTGCAGCAGACTTTCCAAGTGTTCCCCAATTATACATGGAATTCAAACTTCCGGAACTCCCAAAGGATGCAACCCCTCCAGATTCTTTTCCTATAACTCCGCCTTCCTTACTAGAAAACAGAGCAGACAATGGCATCTGTAAAAAGTTCATCGCTGCTACCATCTGCTTTCTATTTGCAGATGCTTGTGCATAAGCAGATGTTCCTCCAAGTAGTTCTACAAGAGTAGGCGTCAATCCAAGATCAGCATTTCTTGTAACTAAATTACTCAGTATCCTAGAATTTCCTCCGCCTACTTTTGTAATCTCTAATACTTGTTGTATATCTTTTTCTAAACCACTTGCTTCATTTATTGTATGTGTTACCTGAGCGATTTTCTTTATCCACCCAAATGGATTTATTAAATCAAGTATATTTTTAACTGCTTGACTTATTCCTTGCAAGAAATCAAGTCCAGCGCCTGTTAATTCTACTCCGTATGTTGCTTCCATCTGCTCACGAGCAATCTGTTCATCCCACATATGCCTTTGAATTTCTCGACCCGCTTCACTATCCAAAACATATGCAAGGCCTTCTTCAATCATATATGTGTTTATCTGCTCTGCTCTTAACTGCTCTTTAGTTAAAGTAGATTGACCAGATTTAAGAAGTTCCATGTTTTCATTTATCGCTTCATTATTTACTGACATGGAACCTATTGCATCTGCAAGATATTTGAAATCTAATCTCTGAAATGCTTCGGAAGACATTCCAAATAATTCTGCATACGGTCCTGCTGCTGTCATATAAACACCAGAACTGGAATTAAACATTCCTGCAAGATTAGTAAATATCGTCCTCATTACACCTTGAGGATCATTTGCAAACTGCCTTAAGAATTCTGTATTTTCTGCTGCCCCATAAAGAGATCTAAGAGCAACTACTTGATCTGTATTTCCTCCTGTTGCAACTTGATATATTGTATCTGTTATAGTAGAAACTAAATCAGGTGCTATTGCTCCTGTTGCTGCTGCAGCAGATGTTAGTACTCCTGCTATCTGAGAAGGATTACTTATTCTTGCTGCATTTGCAATCTTTACTGCTTTTTCATATATTCCTTGAGCATCTTTCAGGCCTGTTGAGAACCCACCTGATAACTCTCTACTTGCTGATAATACAGTGCTTGCAAATGTTCTTAAATTAGATGTTGCTGCTGCGATTGCTTCATCTTGGCTTGCTCCATTCTTAATAAGATTTGCAGCAACTGAAGCATATGTATCCGCAAATGAGAAGAAATCTTGGAATGGAATTGCAGCATTTAATATTGTTGCTTGATAAGCAAACTCTTCTGCAACCTTTCCAGATAATCCAGATTGTAAAACTTTTGCTAGATTTTGAGTAATATCTGCAGCATTAACATATTTAGATAAACCTTCAGATCTTGCCCTTTCTGCAAATCCTCCCATCAGTAACTGAAGATCCGATTTAGTATAACCTTGGGTCTGATTTATTAACCTGATATTACTGTCCCAAGCATCATATACTCTTTGAGCAGATTCTTCTAATATCTCAAAAGGTTTCTTTATTAAAGTTTCAACATCTGCTACAAGACGTTTCTGTGCTTCTTCTCTATTTCGTTTGCTGGATTTTTCTTCTCTATTAGCAGAATTACTTATTCCCTCTCCTAATCTGCTAAATGCATCAGATGCCAGTTTAAATGAATGACCGAGAACTTCAGTTGCATAATCAAGAGCTAACAATGCTGCTGCCGCAGGCGCTGCTGCTACTGCTGCGGAACCTATTGCTGTTGCAGCACTACCTGCAGCAGTACTTAGTGGTCCTATTGCTGCCTCTGCTGCAGATGCTGCACCTTTGAGTCCTCCACTACCAAAAGCGGAAACAATCTCTCCAGCAGATTTTCCTGCAACATCACCAAGATTATTTAATGGGCCTAACAACGATTTGCCCATATCGGTTCCCTTGAACCAATCTGCAGATTGTTTACTGAGATTATCTTTGAATACTCCAGATATATCCTTTCCCTTTATACCCTTGAACATATCTGCAGCTTTATCCGAAAGATTACTTTGGAAAGATTTCTTGAAAGAATCCCCTAAAAAGTCCTTGAAGAGTGTTTCTTGTAATGAATCGTCCATCCCACGCTTCTTACCTTCAGGACGTTTTACATTTTCTCCGGATCTAGTATTTACATAATCCGATCCACTATTGTTTTGACCAAATCGGCTACTGTAATCATCTCTAAATTGTGTTTGAGTATTTCCAAAGACAGTATTCTGAGCATTCGTCTGTGACATCCCACGCATGTTACCATTAAGCGCAGATATCTGCTCATTCATTTTACGCAATTCAGACAGAATGTTTGTTTCAATTGACTTATTTACAGGCTGATTATTACTTGTATCTAAAAACTTGGCCTGCTTTGCTCCGTCTATATCAAATTTTGATCCATTACCATCCGCCATTATTTCACCTTATTTTTCGAACTATTTATATTTGCTTTTTTCTCTCTTTCCTTCAATTCCTTCGTAAAAGTATCAACATATTTCTTTCTTATGAGTATAGGTTGATTCATTATCCATTCCGGAGAAACAGCACCTTCTGAAGCTCTAGATATGAATAATATCTCATCAACTATGTTTTCGTACAGTTCCTGTCTTACTTCTTGATGTGTTTTCATCTTCCCCTGAACTTCTATCAAGCTTCCACTGTCGTAAAGCTCCCAGGGACGGACGAAAAAATCTATCGTCTACAAGTGCTAAAAATCCTGCATCTGGATTTCCACACTTAGGACATTGAGCAGATCCTCCTGCTCTTAATCCATAATCCGTTAATTCTCTTACTCTGCCCTTTAACAGTAAGAAATCTGCCGAGGACATTTGGTCTTGAAGTAATATTTTTATTTCTGGAGGTGTCAACGTATCTTTTCCTTTTACAGAAGATATCATATAACATATTCTAGATAATTCTCTATTAACTTCTCCCTTAGAATTCATAAATGCTTTATCTTTCTGTGAATTGAGAACTTGCTGAATGGTAGGAAGTTTAATATGAATATCTCCATCAAAATCTATGAATTCATCTCTCTTTATTTCTATATCATTTACAAATCCTTCTGGAAGAGGTTTGCATTCTATTGTTTTAAGATTTACTACATATTCTCCATAAGAAGATTTTCCACACTTATCACAAAAAATAACATTTGTAGTGTGATATGGACCGTAATTTAGAATTCTCAAACATCTACATATCCACTGAAAATCAATTTCAAGAAGATCTCTGAAATCTATCTTCTCTTCAACAGCTTGAGGCAATACAGATTCTAACATTGTTTTATCAAAATCTTCATTACCTACTTCCTCAAGCTCAGACGCTGTAGGTATAGCTTTTAGAGTTAAAGTATCTGGAATAGTATCATATAATCCTTTTCCAAGCAATTCAACAGTTTCGGAAATTGCCATATTGTTGTACCTCCTAACAGTTTTAGAATAGTATATTTTTATCTATTGATATAAAAGGTTCAAAACACAATAAAAAGATGCTACATAAGTAGCATCTCCTATGTATATGAACATGTATATTAATATTTACATGCCCTTCCAGTCCGAAAGATATTCAATTGCATCATTTATAGAATCAACTGCTCCGTCTATATTGTGTTTACAAGCATCTAAATCTTCAAATTCATTCTGACCAGAATAATATTCTTGACCATTCTTATGTCGAATTGACACTTCATAATCACTTACCGGATCCATATCTTCCTGTAATGATTGTAATCCATATAACGCATCCATCAATTTAGAAAGCAGTTCCGGGACATTTTCATTGCACTTGTCTACAATTCCCTGTACATCTTGACTACTAGATCTAACATACTTTTTCATAATTATCATACACTCCTTATTAATTAAAATATCCTCGTCCAAGCATCTCGAATGTAATTGTTTATTCTTTTAGCAAACTTGACAGCAGATTGAAGATCTGAAATATACTGTTCTGTTTCTTCTAATGTGTCTGTATGCCCGTTCATACCATGCGAAATATAACATCCGGAATATTCGTACTTTACTTTTCCACCATTGAATTCTGGAGAATTTTTCGCTATAGGTCTTATTTCTATTACATTATCATATGCAGTACCAAAAGATTCTACTATAAGGCCTGTATAACGAGTATCATTTCTTCCCACACCTTCTTCTTCATAAAGTGTATACAAGCCATCCTCAGAACTCATTATTTCTACTTTATTATAACCACTGGATGATTTAATATATTTCTTCATTAAATACCCTCCTCATATCTACATTTATCGCTGAACATATCCTTTATATATTTTCCAACTTTTCCGTGTTTAAAACTTTCATCTGATGTAGAAAGCAATATATCATTATTTTCAGGAATACTCTTTAAACTTATGATCTTTACATCCTTCTGTATCATTCCCCCTACTTTAAAATAGTTCCCGTAAGTACTTCTGAATATTGCATCATCATCAAATACTCTAAGAAGTCTTCGGCCTTTGTTTCTATTTATTAACATAGGGACATGACATTCATAATTTAAAGTGTCTAGTTCATGTTTCTCAAGTATATCTATTGATTTACTTAATCTAATAGTGTAAACAGAATCTCTTCCATATCTTTTCCTAATCGCATCCCTATACTTTTGAACTGTTCCATCTATTATATAAGGTACTCTATCAATAGGTCTTAATATGAAAAAATCATCATTGAATAACCAGAAGTCTTCTGTTATATCATTATTTGTAAATATACTTTTAAACATTCCACGTGTTCTAGCATATTTAGTTTTTCCTGACTGTTCATAATTTACATAAACATCTGGGTGAATGTTTTTCGGACATCCCCCATAGAAGAATATGCGATTGAATTTGAAATTTTTAACTACAGATCTCAGACTGTACCTTAATTCATTTGCTTTAACATCATTCTTTAATACATATACTATATCTTTTGGTGTATCATCTAGATTTGCTTGCCCGTCATTACAAAGATACCGTTCATACCAGTTATCTTTCTTCATTTCTTTTGACTTATGTTTTAACAATAATTTATCTTCATTATTTATAACGGTCTTTAAACCTGACTCTAAATATAGTGTTACTTCTTCAGGATACCGTATCATACGATTGGAATCTGAAATTGCTTTTAATTCTATACTCCTGAAATCTTTTAAACTATCATCTATTTTTCTATTTATGTATACTAATATGATATCGGAATATCTAAAAAGCGAATCTAAAAATCTCCTATCTGTATCTTCATATATGAATACAATGGAATGAGATTTAACTTTGGATTCATCATTTACTAATATCCAATTATAATCTAATTTTATATTAGATATTACTTTTGATTCTAATTCTGGTGCGTATCTGTAATCTAACATATCATCCTTTATGAATATCTTCAGACGAATGAACAGACGATCTTATGTTGTCCCCTTCATAATTTGCACACCAATCTGAAAATTCTCTGATAAGTGAGCTGTATTGCTGATAGTTTTCTATCTGAAGATCAAAATACTTATCACTTATACGTCTTACTTCATCTTGTCCGAAGTTTTCTACTAATGGTTTCTTCTTGAGCTTATTCTTACTCTTCTTGATATCTTTCTCCATATCCGCTATTGTAGAAGAAATTATAACTCGCTTCATGATTACACACCTTTCTAATATATGCTATATAATATATCGTCAAACTCTTCTTGAGTAGGATCCCAATATGTTCCGGTCATTTCTTCTAAGAGTTCAAGTGCAAGAACTGCTGCATCTTTCTTGTTATGAAATGTTTGTCCCTCATAACCGTAGTGGCAGATGAACCTTGCTAAAACAGGTACTATTTCTTCTTTACCATGATACTTTATCGCAGCCTTCAATATCATCTTCATCCGCAGGTACAACAAAAATATAATCTGGAAGATAATCATGATCAACCGAAGCCAATTCATCCCCTGGAATTACATCTTCGTACTGATACCAGGCATCATCCTCGGATTCTGCTTCAACTTGACCATAAAACTGATCTTTGAAGTATACATTATATATTTTCATAGGTTGCGATCCAGCATAATTAGATTTTATATATTTATACATATTGCCTCCCTATCTATTTTAATTCGGATACATCTATTATTCTATAACAGTTGCTTCCTAACATTGAGCATGCTTTAGACATCGCATCTTTATCAGATACAGCAACTACATCTGTACTGTGTGTAATATCATCTGCGTCTATGTATCTTACTTCATATTCTTTTAGATCTTCTGTGTCTTCTAATGAAATATCGTCTATGTATTCTGTTACTTCCGACATATCTGGAAATTCTATTTTTGTATCATGTAAGAAAATATGATATGTTGCAGTTCCTTCATCGAAATATATTCTATATCCTTTATATGTTTCTATGCATTTTGCACTACTTGAAATATTTGAATGAATAACATTCATTTTATTCTCCTCATCTATTGTTCATTAATCATATCATCGTATAATTCATCTAAATCAAATGTTTCAAGAAATTCTTCAGGTGTTGAAAATCCTGAATCATATTCATGTTCATACAGATAATCAGAAAGTCTTTGTGCTTCATCTTCATCTTCTATATCAGAATATTCCATTATGAATTCCGGAGTGAATACTCCGTCCCATTCTTCCCATTCTTCTGAAGATTTTATGTATTTTTTCATACTGCTACCTTTCGTTACCCTTCATGTATTTCAATACTTTATTGTAATCTGGTTCCTCTAAATAGAAATCTTCATTTTCATATTCAGGTTCTGAATTGCCTTCAGAAATATCCATACATCCTTTACGGACTGCATCCTCGATACTCATTCCTTCACTCATGTATTCAGATGCTCTTTCTGCAGCAAGTTGATCTGATCCGGATAATGAATCCCAGCTGATAATTTCCCCTTCAGAATCTGATCTTATATATCTATACATATTAATATCTCTCCCCTAGAGCTAAAACAGTATGTACTCATTCAACTCGGTTTTTTAAATTGCTCTTATATTTATTTATTCTATCAATTAAGTTAACATCTATATAATTTATAAGGCTATCCAAATTTTCAGATATTTCATTATATCCTTCAGATGTTAATTTTACATTTCCTTCAGAATAATCAAGCAATTCATCCAATGTATCCATTACTTTATTACATTTAGTTTCAGTACTTTTTACTATCTTATTTGTCCCCTTAACACATGCTTTAGTAATATCATTAATATCTGTTAATTCATAAGATGACGATATTCTAATATGAATCTGACGAAGATTTCCACGGAACCTAACACTTGTAGAGGACATCGGATGATCATTTTGAAAATCCTGTTTTATCGTCTTCATTACTTCTAATACATCATCTTCTGTCAATTCATAATCTTTCGATTCTCCTAACATATTACGAAGACAATCATAGTTAGAATATGAGGATGGCATCGCCTGCCCAATACCTGTAGGAATACAAATTATTTCCCCACTGTATTTTTCATTCAAACCCTCTACTGTTCTTCTTGCAAAATCTAATTCAAATCCATATTTGTTTTCAAAATAAGATTGAAAATCCTTTGTATCCATACTTTGAACAGTACTTGTAATAACTCTTTTCATCATAAACCTCCTTATCAATATCCTGGGTCCATATCTACGCAGTATCCTTGATAAACGTAATACTCAGCCTGTACTTCACATTCATCTAACCCGTAAAGATCAAAATCATAATACCGATTACCGCGAAATTCAAATACTCTCTTGTCATCATCTTCTGACGGAATAGAATTTACAATTTCTTTTAATTCTCCTACTGTCATTTTATTTCACCTCATCTTCAAAATTGATACGACATTCTTTCAGTTCAGAAAGTATGTCAATTAAATCTTCATATGTAAATATACGATTTCTAACAGTTATACTGTTATCTACATTATGATTATTGTTTTCATCTACTATGAATTCATCAGAATCTAATGCTTCTTCCATCCTATCTATATATTCATAATATTTTTGAAAGGTATCTACAAACTTCTTATAATCCTCATTATTGTTTTCAATCTGTTCATACTCTTCTGGAGGTAAAGATTCAACTCTATCAAATATGCTATTGTATCTGTCAATTTCAGCATTCAATATCGGTATTATACTTGAATAATCTTCATAGCCTTTTGAATCTATTACTGCAACAAAATTCATGTTGTCATCAAAAGCTGAACGAACATATAACTTCATCTCTACGTCCTTCTTTCTATTTTAACTTAAATATTTCTTCTAAATTTATACAAGGTTCTACATAATAAATAACGAATCAGTATAATAAAAGAGACCTTCCTGATTAGAAGATCTCTTTGATGAAAATACTATGTTGAATGTCTACTTATCATATTCCCTTATTCTACGAATTCTATTAGATATACCATCTTTAGTAGAATCTCTTTTAAGATATAGTATCCGATTATAATCTGACGGCTGTAAATTATTAAAATAATCAATCATACAGTTTTGCTCTTCTTCTGTTTTTATTTCAGGATCATTTTCTATTTTATCTAAAATATACTTATCAAATATATCATGTCTATGTTTGTATACATATTCTGCCCAACTAATATCTTCGTCAGAATCATACCATTTCATATATTCAATATTAGATAACATTTCTGGATCATTGAAATATTCCCCACCTTGAGAAAAACACTGCCATATATAATCACGAACTAATTTCTTACATTTTCTTATTCTAGAATTTGTTATTTCGGATGATCTTATGTATCTATACATTGTTTGAACCTCTATCCAATAAAATTTTCAAGATGTGTATATCTATTCTGCGTAAGGAACAATTAATTTTCCGGAACGAGTTAATTTACATTCTATTCCAGTTCCGTCTTTTATATCTTGTATCCACTCTTCAACCTGTTCTATACCATACTTATCAACTAAAGTTCTACCGCCCCATTTACATGAATACCCGTATGATCCAGGATCAGAAAATGTAGGAAGATTCCAATCCATGTAATCACATATCTTCCTTATATTTTCTTTACGTGGACTTCTTGTTCCGGATGTAATAACTCGTTTCATACTTATACCTTCCTATATAGAATAATGTTTCATATATATTTAAGGTTCATGATAATTATATTCCCATCTGATTACTCCACAATCATATACTCGAGCAAATTTATGTGCTTCCATTATCTTTGCTTCGGATTGATTTTCAATATCAATGCTATCATCTTTCAATAATTTCTTAAGATTTGATTTCTGGCAAGAAACTCTATTATAGTATATGTTATCATATCCATCACACCAAACATAACTTGGAGCAGATATAGAAATCTGATGAAAATTCAATTTTTCATATAGCGTACCTTTAGTATGAGCTATATCTGAAAATGAAATAATCTTATCAAATGAATAATTTTCAATAAAATATTTGAACAGCTTGCTTGCACCCCCATTTACTGTAGTATACAGTTTATTGCAGAATCTAGAAAGTTCCCAGGTATTTTCTGTAGAATCATCCGTTTTTCCTATAGTATTACGTGTATGACCAAACGTCATTATGGATACTAATTTATCGTTAGATTTTAATCTTAGACCAATTTGAACCTTAGATACTGTACTACCCTGACGATGATTATCGTTTAAAAATTGTTTACTTTCTTCTGGAGATACTTTGCATACATATGTATCTCTACCACCATACTTATATTTGTTCTTACCTAATAGATTTGCAAGCATAGATTCAATTACATGCCTACGATTCACCCATTCATATCCAAATATATGAAACAGAAAAACCCCCGCGTCGCCAGATTTCATGGATTTATTCTGATGATACTTGTAATATTTAGGGTCCCCTCCCCATGGATCTTTAAATGATGAATTATGAGTAGCGGTTGGATTACACTCAATACCTAATTTATATTCTGGTAAATATATATCTAATTCTTGAGGTTGGATAATTTTTCTATCATGTCTAACTATATCAATGTTTGGATCTAACGATACTATGAAATCTGATACATCTTTCTCCATATAGCTATAACTGCTAAGCAATAAATCCCTACAATTCTTTGCAATTAATATATCATATACTGGTGTATCTGTAACTCCTAAGTCCCGTTTAAGTTCATATATGGATGGGGGCGTAGAATAATGATCTTCAATATATTTCTTTGGATCCGATCTAAACATAATATAATCTTTGCATTTAGAACTATCTATCATCATTCTAGAAAAATCTTCCGCTGTATGGGGATGCCCTGACATACCATATCGTTCTAAACATGTTTTTCTCTGTTTATCTTTAACTACATCTGATTGCATAGGACTGCGATAACCATACTTTTCTAAACATGTGGTCTCTCTACCAGATAAATACCTTTCAGTTTTCATTACAGCAGATAACTTCTCACGAATATCTTTATTCTTGGAAGGATTATCTACTCCCCAATGGGCTAAGTTTGTTTTTCGTCTTTTTAGATCAACTTCTTTAGAACTATTTCTTTCACTTATCTTCTTTCTAACAGAATCTAATTCAGAAACATTTTTAACTCCATATTTTTCAAATGCTGTCCTCGATCGTAACTTCTCTTGACATTCTTTTGAACAAGTTTTAGGTTTTTCAGTCGGTCTGCATGTATATGGAAATTTCTTGCCACATATTACACAAATAGATTCATGAGGCCCATTGCAATACAATTGGGATCCACTTTTAGGGAAAAATATTTTTCCACATTCTTTACATTTTTTAGGCTTCATATGTACTCCTCATATGTGATAACGATTCGTACATATAAAAGGTTAACTGGATAGGAGCACATTTAAAAATACAAAAAAATAAATAAAGGCCGTAATTTGACCTTTATTTATATATGTATATATAATTATTTTCCAGAATTCCAACTTATCTCAAATCTTCAGGTGTCATATAAATCGCTCTAGAAATAACAAACGGAACTCTAACTTTAACGACATCTCCGCCTTGCTGAGACATTGCACCGTTATCAAGTGCTCCGATCCAAGTTCCCGGGCATCTCACGCCATCTCTGATATTTCCTTGACCATCATACCTTAAGAAGAATACTTGTCTCATGTATTCTGACGGAAGACCCATTCTCTCTGTATCAGGATCATAAACTTGTTTTCTCCACTCTCTAAGTGCTCCAAGGACATTTGGTTCACAATAGCAGTTGAGAGTCCAATCAACATCTCCAAATGTTACTTTACTTGGAAACTTGATAAGACCATTACCATAATGTACAACAATAGAATCTTGTTCTTCTTGAATATCTCCTACTTCATCTGTCGATAATGTAAGAAGTTCTGAAAATTCTGATGGGGAACTCCCATCCATGTTGTATATTCTAACCTCAAAGTTGTTTGTTGTTAATGGAACATAATTATCTACCCCAAGCATATGGTTGGTACATTATCTTCGTACAGATTCGCAACGTCTGTACCGTTTATACTGCTTCAACTTTCATTGAAGATGAGATCATATCTTATCCCTATGTAACTAGGGCCCGAATTTTTCTTCTGCCATCTGCTTGCAGTTCTACTCTCCCTCAAGGAGATGATCGTTGGACCTACTTCATACAATCTGATTAGAAGTTTGGCTGCTAAACACCCATTGCAATATTATTTAGGATTTAACCATGTAACATCTCTCTACTTTTTTCTGCTTTCGCTCTATCGTGTTTTTCATTTCTGAATTCACTGTAGCAAGAGAGCTTTAGGGATTCAAAGCAATTAACTCGGTAGTTCATACTGATTACTCAATATGAAGGGCACTAGTTACCCATTTGTAAAGGACTAAACATTTTTCTACCTCCTTATAAATAATCTATATTTTATGTAGATATATAAGATTTGATACCTTTAAAAGTATTTTTATATTATATATTTATTTACAAATAAAAATTCGTTATAATATAATTGTAGGGGGACTTAAGATGGAATGGAAATATCTGCGAGAATCTAAAAATAAATATTTTGATGAAGCTAGAAACACTACTTTGAAAGAGTATCTGGATTTTTTATTTAATGAAAATTAACTCTAATGAAAAAAGACAACAAACATGTTTGAAAAGATATGGTGTTAAGAATGTATGTATGCTTAAAGAAGTTCAACAAAAACGACAACATACATTTGAAACCAAAAAAGATATTTTGATATTTTATCAAGAACCTCGAATACATGTTGTTGACGGACATACTCTCAATACATACAGATTAGATATTAATGTTGCAAACAGATGGTTAGATGAATATCACCCCTTCAAGTCACCTAAAGGAAATGTTTTAGCACTAGGTCTTATCAAAGATAATGAAATTTACTGCATCATGACTTTCAAAAAATCACGAAACAAAAAATATGATGCAGAATTATCTCGGATGTGGATGTTACCAACATATGATATTAAACATGGATATGATATATTATCTCAAGAAGCATCTAACTTTGGAATAAGTAATATCGTAGCTTATGTTAACATGTCATTTGAAAATTTTAAAGATTATGAATATATCGGAATGAAATATATCCGTGACAATCAGAAAACACTATGGTGGATACGAAATAACGATAGAATTTCTGACGCGTCTCGTCGTCAAAAGCATTTTTCTAGAGAACATATGTTAAATTCAGGGTACGTACCACTATATGACTGTGGTCAACGCGTCTACGCCTTCAAATAATGGCCCTTACAGTAAACGACCGTGAGATTTAAGTTCTCTCACGGTTTTATATATGGTGTGGTATGATGATACCTCTGGAATTTTGGTCATTATTTGATATCTTCAGAAACTACATCAGAGATAGTGGATTCAAGTTCGGATAAATCTGTTGTCACCAGTATTTCATCTTGTAAATTATTATACAGATGATATTCTGGTACCATCTTGACATCTACACGTTGTGTGAAGGGAAAATTATTTTTATTTGGATATGTTATACCTCTACCGTCATCCGCAACTTCAATATCTATATTGGCAGAATCTTTCCAGGTCTTAGCTACATCATAAAATACTCTTCTTACTTTATTATATCTAGAACTTATTGAACTTCCAAATACCGAATTAAGATATGAAGAATTCGTTTTTCTTGATATGATTACTTTTTTCATATGTTTCTCCTATTTCTACTCTCCGATCAAGCTTTCAAGATAAGATTTATACCATTTTAAGAATTCTGTTTTGTTCTTGGAGTTGCAAGCTGCATCAAGAACATCTTCATTGAATCCTTCATAATCTATATTTTCTGCAAGCGTTGAGTCATCCTTGTTTGAGTAGATCCAGATTCCACCCATTCCTCCTTCAATTGAGGGTTCTAACCATACTCCTAATTTATCTTCTACTTGATTTTGTAAACCTTCAATATACATTCCGGCGTTTGTTTGCTCATAAAGAGAATCTCTTCCGTCTTCGCCTTCAGATTTAATTTGATTAACAATTGATTTCCAGTTTATTCTATTTGATTTTTGTGTTAACTTCTCTTTGATTTCTGCCGGAGTGTTTTCATTATATGCAACTTCTCGTCTCACACTCTTATTCTTATCATCAGCTAATTTTGCAAGAGCTTCTGCTGGAGTGTTTTTATTTTTTGCAACATACCATCTCACATCAGGATCCTCGTCATCAGCTAATTTTGTAAGAACTTCTGGAGAAGTGTTTGAATTATCTGCAACATATTCTCTCACCTTAAAATACTCATCATCAGCTAATCTTGTAAGAGCTTCTGGAGGAGTGTTTGAATTTAATGCAAGTATCGTTCTCACATCAGGATCCTCGTCATCAGCTAATTTTGCAAGAGCTTCTGCTGGAGTGCTTGGATTCTGTGCAACATACCATCTCACACTCCGATCCTCATCATCAGCTAATCTTGCAAGAACTTCTACCGGAGTGTTTTTATTATCTGCAACTTCATGTCTCACATACTGATTCTCATCATCGGCTAATTTTGCAAGAATTTCTGGCGGAGTATTTTTGTTATTTGCAACTCCAAGTCTTACTTCCATACCCTCATCATCAGACAATTTTGCAAGAACTTTTGGATCTTCGCTTGTTCTCGCTAACTTTTTTTTATCAGCATCTTCTGCTGCATGAATATAAACTTTCATAATATATCACCTTTCTAACTTATCAATAATATGCTACAACAAATTCACCGTTTCCAGATATATTTACATTTATACCCGTTTCCTCAAGTATATCGTCGCATATTCTTTGTGCTTCATCATATCCATATTCCTGAACAGCAGTCTCATCTCCCCATTTGAGGAAATATCCATCTGTTCCAGGTTCTACAGAATCAGGATATTCTTTATCTAGAAAATCTGATATCTTTTTGATTCTAAGATAATCCGGATCTTCTTCCGCACCAAACTTGTCAAAATGATTTTGATATGCACTCATCAGAAAATTTAAATCTGATTCAGAACAATCATCATAATACGGAAGTCCTTCACTATCTGCAAGATCATCTACCCAGGTCTGATCTTCTTTGGACAATAGATCGTACCATTTATCAAAAGTTCTACTTGCTTTTATTATTTTCATAATGTACTCCTTCTCTATTCTTCATCCTGATCCATCATTTTAGATGCATCCATAAGAATATCATAAGAATCCCACAATCTATCCATTTCATCTTTTGAAATATAATCAGAAATTGAAGGATCATCTTGCATTTCTGTCAAAAGATCTCCTAATGTTAAAGCTACATCTTCAACCTTATCTCCCATAATATCCTCCTAAATATTACCCAAATAATTCATCACATACATCCTGTGCTGCCTCATCAGAAGAAGATTGAAAATCTTCTTTATTGAAACTTTTATGATTATTTTTCCCTCCTGGAGTTACAGGTATATCTCTAAGAAAATAATATGAAATGAAGGATCTTAATTTCTCTTCATCTATATCTTCGTATTCCTTCATTGCTTCTTCTCTAGATATGCCATAATTGTATGCAATCGCAGCAATAGCAATCTCCTTAGGATCCCCCATTCTATCTACTCTATCGTATTCTTCATCATCATAATAGTATGAAGATTTTATTACTCTTTTCATTTCAACTCCTTAATTATCAAATACTCCATCTTCAAGATCTGAAACATAATAATGTGCATTTTCTAGTATGTTTTCTAGATCCTTGCATATTGAAGATACCTGGTCAAGATAGTCATTGAAGTTATCATTTGCGTAGCAAAGATTATTGAAAGCTTCATTTACACTCGATCTTTCGCTCTGTGTAAGATCATCTGCCCAAGAATAATTCTCCCAATCCTCAATGTCATAATTCTCAAGAAGTTCACCACCATGGGCAATATCAACCATCTTTTTCATATCTTCAAGTTGAGCAGATATTACTTTAAGTGTTCCTGGAAGATCTTTGAATGTCCTTCTTATAGCAGAATTTATACCTATCCGGGCATCTTCACATTCTTCTAAATAATTCCTTGGTGTAACTATTCTGTCTGTACTCATGATATCCTCCTGTTCTATCGAACCTTTGATAATTGATTACAATAATATTATATAATATATTTTATCAGATGTCAATAGAAAATCAATTTTTTAAATAATAATTTAAATCAAATAATATGTCATGAGCGTCCCCTAATTCATTCATCTCTTCTTCTGCAAGATAATCATACACATCAGGAAGCTTTGAGAGTTTATCTAATAACTCAGACAAATCATCTGCTACACGAATACACTCATCCGCTACCAAATCTTTATCATTCTTATACATCATTTACCTCCTTAATTATAAACATATAATACGTCAAATGTTACTTTTACTTTAACTGCGCTTGTACCTCTATTTAATAGTCTGAAATTCAATGTATTTCCACTTATATACATCTGGTTCATTGAACAAAGTCCTCCACCAGACCCACTAGATGTTGCATTTTCAATTTTAAATCCAGAAATTGAAATAGGTGTACAACCTGTTTTTGAAACATCAATTGTGTGAGCAGAATCTGTTCCTGTTTGTGTAATAGATATATTATCTGAACTGAATTCTTGAGTCCCTACATATAGACCCCTATTTTGTAATATATCACCACTAGATCCAACCTTTAAAACATTTCTTCTATTTACTGTAATAACTTCCCAATATGTGCCATCATATTGGAGTAGAGCGATATCTCCAGCTGTTATTATTCCTGATTGAGAAAGAGCGCTACCCATGTAATTTATTCTTACACTGTCAGGACTCTTTTCACTATCTACAGATATAGTGGTAGAACTTGTAATAGCATAACTAAATTTAACGCTTAAAAGTACACCTCTTGTAAGTGTAAAAGTTTCATATCCCGTTTGGTCTAAAACAACAGTCCTTCCGGTTCCAGATTGAGTACAAACTCCATAGTATGTTAATGCATCTGGGACGTCTCCAGCATCTAATTTATTTGCAAGGACATTTCCACTTCCATCAGTAATGTTCCCTGTCGCAGTTATATGTTCTCCTACTGTTAGGTCGTGTGTAACCTTAGTATCTCCATTTGTATCTATTTCAAATACATTATGTCTCGCACTCGAACTTGAACCGTCTCCGATTACAAACATAGTACTTGAATCAATTACACTCCAAGTACCAAATGCAGTAACACCTTTTACACCATTAGTAGAATCGTGTCCTTGACCAGACATAAAAGCTTGTTGAACTTTATTTATATGGTCATATCCGAATAATGTAGATGAATTACTCGTATTATAAAGTCTATTACCAACCATTAACACTTGATTACCGCCGTCATTTGTTAATGATTGCCCTACTTGTAATGTTTTACCACCAGTTGATCTATTTCCTTGTCCAGAACTTATGGTATCTGATGCAGTCCAAGTACCATATCCTCTTACAGATGACAGTGTTCCACTGGGATTAAGGGACTCATCTACAGTTATGATTATATTATTACTAGAGTCTGTTCCCCCAGAGTAGGGAATTACATCCCCTCCATTTTGAAATTGAACAGACAATATTTCAACAGTTTTATTCTTTGCTTCAGCTTCACTAACAGCAAGACGTCCTCCACGAAATGAAGAACAAGCAAACCTATTATTTGAAGTATTAGAAACAACATACTGTGTTGCTCCAGCAGCAGCAGTTGTCTTTAATGTTACATTAGTACCACCCGCAACAATGAAGGCCCTATGCGCAGTAGATAATCCTTTACCTTCACTAATAAGTAAAGAATAGTTCCCGACGTTAGTAGGATCTGAAGAAGTAGGATAATAAAGACCTCCGTTTGTGAATTGTCCAAGGCGGCCGCCTACTGTTAACTGCCCACTAGCATTTAAATCAATTGATTCATTCGGATTTAATTTAATTGTTCCTGTGGTAGAAGAAGTGGCTTCTCCTGGAATATCTGCAAGGTCTGCTTTATCAGAGAGAATATTTCCACTTCCGTCTTCAACGTCTCCACCGGCTGTAAGATCTCCTCCTACACTTACATCTCCTGTTGTGATAATTCCTCCACTGCTAATATCTACTGTATTTGTACCATCAGAATCTGTTATTCCTCCTTCGGATAATATAGTTCCTGCTGTGCTTATTCCTGTATTACTTGAAATCGAGCCGTCTGCTTGAACATCTCTACTAGCAATAACATCGCGTGTTATAGTTATATCACCATTAGAGTCTTCTGCAACATAATCACTTAAATCAATTGCCGCTACTCCACCAGAAACAACTGATGTTCCATCTACAGTTACATCTGATACTCCACCACTTATGGACAGATTTCCAGATCCTAATATACTTTGATTGTTTATTGTTTTAATATTAGTTCCAGAAGTTAATTCCTCCTGTATTCCCAATCCTGTTATATCACTTTTTGCAACAGATGTTGCTGCGGTCACATGCCCTTCAGAATTAGTAGTAATTTTATACATACCACTACTGAATGCACTTCCTTTATTTGTAACAGAATGTGCATATGCAGCAGCACCCCTATCTCCTCTGTATGCAGTAGAACTTGTTTCTCCTAAAGCAAGAGATGGAGAAATCTCTACATAAGCACTTCCACTCCATCTATATGTTATATTTGTATCTAGAGCAATATAAATCTTTCCGGTCTCTCCTTCAGATGGAAAATCAGAAAGACTGTTATATTCCAAAACATCATCTACATAAGAAGGAAGTTGGGAGGTAGGAACTTTTCCGTTACTATCTAATTCAGCAACTCCGTCGGCTACTCCTACATCTGATGTAGATACTGCCCCTAAACTTTGAGCAGTAGCAGAAAGTGTAAGCGTATTATTTGCAAAAGATTGAGTTATATCTCCACCTGCAGCAATCTTTATACATGCTTCTCTAACTGTTACACTCCAACCATTTGTTTTATTAAGTTTATAGACATATACTTGATCTCCTTGCTGAGTTGCGCTGTGTGTAGCTACTGATCTATAGTATTGAAATTCTACTTCAGTAGGATTATCTCCGCTGTTAACATATGCCATAAAAGCAAGTCTTGTTTGAGACCCTGTAGCAGGATCTGAGTTAGATGAAGCTCGACAATAGACAACTGCATTTTCATGATAATCTAAATCAAATTCTGCCCAAGTAGAATGACCATATGAAAGTACTACCATCTTATCTTGCAATTTAAGATCATCAGAAGTTTTACTGCCAGATAGTGTAACTCCATTTATAGAGGGCTTATCGGTTAGATCATCATAATCAACTACGTTATAACACCATTCAGAATTTCCCACATAAAGTCTGTTACCACTAGACCCATGTACAAAATATACTGTTCCGGGATCTTTTGTAGTAAGTGCTAAATATTGAGTTTCTGTAATATCTACAAATTTAACTGGGGTTTTATCATTCATATCCTATCCTCATTTTATACAGTATCATCTACAAATATACAAGGTTCAAACAATATGATATAATAATAAAATATAGTAGGTGAATCCTCACCTACTATATTTATAACGACCTTATTAGAAGTGTATTTTATCCTCTAAACTGGTTAAGATCTACCCCCGGCGGAAGTGCAACAAGATCACAGGTGATATCGTTTATAACTCCATTGACCACAAGATAAACTTTTCCGATTACGGAATTAGCATTTACATGATCAAGTCCGTTTATATCTGCCGACATCTTTACGTAGTAATCATCGATTGCTCCGACATTCTTCATCGTATCTAAGATTGGAGTACATCCTGCATAGAATTTATTGTATGCTTGGTCATTATTATAACTGAATGTTATTCCAATTCCTACTCTGTAAATGACATCTTCTATCGCATTTACAAGATATCTTGTTGACAGATTCGCAAGTGCTTGATATGTTGCAGGAGGTACTTCGAACAATGTTGAATTACCCCAGATGTTAGTTCCAAGATCCGGAATAGTTGTAATTACGTTTACACCTACTCCTTCAAGAGTTTGCCATGTATCCAAAAGTTTCTTTGGAACATTGTAATCCATCTTTCCAATTCTGAGATTATGCTTTCTGTTTGTCGGAAGTGCCCACTCAAATTGATTTGCCTGATTCAAAATCTGTGCTCTTTGAATCATAAGTGCAAGGAATGACGGAGAAGCGATTGCTTGTTTACTTGTCCCTACATATGTATATTTGCCCCAAGGGCCAAATATAGCTGAATGAGACTGATAAAGCGACCCATTTACATCTCCTGCAGTATCATCAGGTATGTATCTTGCTAACTTCTGAACATATCCTTCTTTATCCGGATCAATATCATCGTTGTAAACTTTGGATCTCTTAAGACTCCTTGGAATATCAATCATTCCTGTTGCACATCTACTGTAATATGCAACATCTAAAATCTTCAACGAAAGAGGTGACAATCTGAGATCATCATATAAATCATCTTCATCTGTTATGTATCTGATGTTCTGATCATCCCAACCCGGACTTGCAATTCTATTAGGATTGTAAGTAAGTTTATCTTTCAGAAGATCATAAACACCTTCTACCTGTCCTGTTGAAGTTTTATATCCTACTGCGTTTGTATACAGCCATTCAAGATACCTGATATTACTTGCTTTAACAACATCATTCGATCCGCCCCCTGCAAAATCTGCAAGACATGAAAGATATCTGTATCCAGAATAATCGGATCCATCATATTCATATCTAGACTCCGCAAGATCAATTGCTTGTTCCATGAGCTGATCAAATACAGAACTTTCTAATGCAATCTTTGCATCTTCATATGCTGCAAGAGCATCTGCTGCAGGCCCTTCTACTGCAGCATCTAATTCAGCTTTAGCATCTACTTTATCCTTATATGCTTGAGCAGCAGATACATTAAGAAGTGCATCTTCATATGCTTTTATTGCAGCTTTCTGTTCATCTGTTCTTTCATCTTCTGGAACTTCTATTGCAGCATCATGTGCATCCTTCTTACTTTCTGCATCTGCTTCCGCAGCTTCAACAGTAGTAGTTTCATCAAAATCAAGTCCTGTTGCAGTTTTGTAAGCTGTCTTAGCAGTATTATATTCTTCAGCAGCATTTGCATATGCAATTTCCAATTCATGATTCTCTGGATTATCATCAAACAGAGATTTATAAGGCTCAAATGCTTCTTCTGCAGCATCAAATGCAGCTTGAACTTCAGCATCTATCTCAGGATTAGCAGCCTTATCAGTTCCTCCAATAAGGTCTGTATAAGGAATTGCACTAAGACGTTTATCTTCCGGTATCTGTTTACCTTCGTTATCTACAAAATCAAATTCAGTTGTTTCTGCATCTAATATAGTACCGTCTACTTCAAGATCAATGAAATTAGAATCAATTTCACTCCAATGTACAATAGTATCTGAAGCATTTTCAATCTGGAATACAAAAGTCTTATTCTCTAAAGATGTTTTAATTCCAGAATCATCAATTATCGATGTAATGAGATTCCAATAGTACCCATTTACATATTGACCATTCTGACGTTTCTTATAAGAAAACTTTTTAATCTCTACCCGGAGATTATTACCAAATGTTCCAGGATACTTAGCCTTAACATGAACAGAACCGGATTTATCTTTTGTCATCAAAAGACCTTCCGATTTTATTCCTGGGGATAATCTGCATGTAAGAACATCATACCCCGCAGTCATAAGTGTCATTGCCATCTGGTACGAATAATCCTGAGTAAGTCTGTAATTTGTTGCTGGACCCCTATATGTTGAAACAAATGACTCAAGTCCTGTTTGATTTGCTGGAAATCTTTGCCAAGCAGTGTATTCCAACATTTCTTCACGATCTACCTCTTCGCCTTCATTAGTATCCGGCTCAAAGTATCCTGGACCCCAGCATGCTGTAATAGGGAGAGCAACAGTAGCAAATGAGTTATTACCAATATTATATGAATAATTTTGGCTTACTTCATTTATAACTATTTGCGCCATTATTCTTTTCCTCCTTCTTCTTCTTTAGTTTCTACTGGTTTCTGAATTGAAGATTTATCCGTGTTAGACGAATCCGATTCAGTCTTTCTTCTATGATATGGCCTCTTATGATGAGTTTCCTTATCTTCTGATTCTTTCTTCGTCTCTTTCATTGATTCAGCAGTTACTTTATCCTGTGATTTCTTTTCCGAAGGTTTCCAAGAATAGTTCTTACTGCTTGCTTTTACGTTCTTAGGAAGTTCCTGAGATACTGGAATCCGAATAAACTTCTTATGGTTGATTGGACCCGGAACTGAATGAACTTCTCCAGGTCTAAATTTTATTCCATAAAACGTTTTTATGGAAGAGGATAAGTTTTTATATTTTATCATGCTTACCTCCTTTTCATAGTTATATAAGGTTCAAATTACATATTATTCAGGAATAACCTTGTGTTCTGTCCTCTGTAATTTAGAACCATCATATGTTAACATTATACATCCATCACACTTTAATGTTAGTATAGATTCATATAATTTTCCTGCACTAAGATAGTCAAATGTTCCGGACGTGTGAGAAATTCCTGCATCAGTATCTACACTAACACCAAACCTTATTTTTCTCTTACTTTCATAAGGTAATTTAATAGTAAGAAAATACATGTTAGTGTATTTGAATATCAATTCGCGGATGAGTTCATCCATATCTACTGTATTTGTAGTATATATATGAAGTTCATAGGATAAATCAATTGGAATTGATTTTTCAAGATAATATATATTATCTTTCTCATCAAATACTGCACCAAAGCCTTTTTGTGCTCTAGAAAAATTAAGTCTGCCATTATCTATTTGATTATCTAGTCGCTTAAGGCAAACAGCAGGATAATGTATTTCGTCATTTTGGATCTGCGCAAGTATATTTATTGCACCTTCTGGATCTATAACTTGAACTACACTCTTTTTATTGTTAAAAGATTTATTAAGATCTTCGCATATTGCCCTATCATAAAGATATATCATTCGACATCCTCCTTTGTTTTATGATAATCTCCACGATAATCTGTATTATCAGATAAGAAATGATGAGATGTATTAAATGTTTTCTGTTCTTCTTTCCTTGTTCTCCCTGTAGGTTTATCATCGTATACTGGAACTATTTGACAAACTAAATGATCTGGTGCTTCCGGATCATATGATATTTCTGTAACCTTAAATGTTCTATCTGGAACTTCACTATAATGCCCAGATAATCTAAACAAACAATCCTTTTGTAGATGTGGTAACTGAAAACTACAATGTATCAAAAATGGTAAATCTGAATCATTATCTACTACCCAGCCAAATCTCTTGAGCGTTTTTATCTTCGGAGAACCATCAAAAAATACATAAGTATCAACCATATCAGAATAGCTATCAATAATAGTTTCCCCTAGACCATTAGGATCAGAAATGTTAGGATATTGATATTTTGCTTCAATTCCCTGCATTTCTAATGCTTCATCGTATCTCAATCTCATCAGTTTTACATCTGATTCTATTAATCGCTTACTCATATCTACTCCGATATTTCTTCCAATATATCATCAATATTCAGTACACCGTCTACCCAAGACCAATTCAGATGTTTTCCTTCTGGTGATTTAGAAACATTACAAGCATAACCTTTGACCAAAGCATCCATGAATTCTGTCTTTGAAGGCATGTAAAGATTATTCATCCAATTACTTAATTCATGAGGCATGAATGCTACTATATAATATTGTTCTAAAACATCATCTTTATCATAATATGCTTCTTTTATATTTATTATACGTAACTTTTCATATTTGAGAGATCTTATCGTCATAAGATACTCAACAACAGATACTGGAAGTTTTAATCTCATACTGAATTCAACATCAAATCCATATTTGTATAACTCTTTAATTAATTCGTCATAAGAAAATTCATGAGGTATTCCTGTTTCCTCATCATCTGTAACTAAACTTCCACTGCATTGTATAACATGAGAGAACAAAGTTCCATATTTAGGATGAACAACTGAAATTTTTAATCCAGAAAAATCATCATCATCTAACACATGGGTTACTACAATATGCAAATCTCTACTGTTGTTTGATTTACACTCAGATAATTGTTCCCAATTATATATCTTATACCGCAACGGCATCATCTGTGTCATCTGATTGTTCTCCCTTCCTTAAACTTTGTTCACGCCTAACATGCTGTTGAAGTTCTAATTGAAATGCTTTGAGCAGATCTAAATTTGTATCAGGATATTCGCTAAAATATTGAGCAACCATATCTATCTTCAATTTAAAATAAAGAAGATTTCTCTCAGTCTCTGATATTTCTGGATGTCTTTCAGCAAATATGAAATATCTAGTTACTGCACTAGAAAATGCTTTGTGTACTGTTGCATTATCTTTTGTAAGATCTGCTTTCTGAATAGTACGAAAATTAGTAGAATTATATTCTTTCAAATCATGAAAGAAAAGAGTAACTAATTCTAAACTAGATAACATTGTTAAAATCCACCCCCTTCAGATTCTGTATTTATTTCAGCATGCCAGGTAGAAGACTCAGCACCCATCTGTGGAAATACCTCTGTTAATATTTCTGTTAATGCACTCAAGTACGAATCAGTATCTTTAACTCCTATATCTTTGAGCATCTGTATTGCTGCAGAAGCTTGAGATAATGCAGCATCACGTTTCTCAAATTGAACGGTACTCTGTGTGGTTATGATAGGCTGCATGTGAAGTTCAAATTTATCAATGAATCCTGAAAGATTTCTTTCTAAGAAATATTTGTTGAGTGCTTGTTTCCAACCTGCCATATATGAAGTTTCAAGTCTATCAAGTAGATTTGCATACAATGCAGATCTTTGTGACATTACTGTTCCAGCACCACCCAATCCTTCATTTGAAGAGTAGTTCATTGCCTCTTTAGGTACACCTAATACAGATAACTTTTTATCCTGATAATACTCTAAAAGTTTATTATCGGCATCGGTTGATTCTGCCATATTTAAATCTGTAATTGTTAATGCTTCATTTCCATTTATTTTCGGAAGATATATCAAGTTATTAGGACTCTGTGGATTAACAAAACTCTGTGTATCTCCGGTAGCAGTATTTAAAGAAATCTGTTGCTCTATTGCATCTTTTATTTGTTGTAAAGATTCTCGAATTTCTTCTTCTTGAGTACCACATTCAACATGTATAAATTTGATTGTTCTGGTTAATGACGAAAGTATATTAGCATCTTCTAATAACTGTAATGTTTGTGTAGGTTGAACTGCTTGAGATAACATAGGAGTTGCAAATTGAATATCATATTCAACTTCATTCCCCTCACTATCTTCAGTATCAAGTGTATAATCTCCTAGTAATCCACCTAATGCAAAATGTATACATGCAGATTCAGGAAGTATCAATCTTTCAGAAGAATTCATATTATCTGAATCTGGATCTAATATGAACCCTTTTGGTTCCCCTTTCTGCCATAAATGAACAATTGATTCCGGAGGTATCTTATAAGAAGGGACTATATCAAAATCTTCATCTAGAATAGTATTATTATCTAATACTACTCCTATGTTAGATTGATTTCTAGTATCCTCTTTATACATATAAGTTGTAGGTATGTATAGATTTCCTATTGTTGCCAACTCTAATATGTGGTCCCTTGCGTATGCATCTACATTCCATTTTGCAAACAACCCATTTATTACTTCAGCTATGTCTTCTGAAGAATCATCAGTTGCTGTTGCCCATATTACATGACCTGCAGTATTCGTAGTAGTTGCATCTGTTGCATAATATGATAATGCAGTACTTATCTGAGAGTCCCTGGATAATGCACGCATCGTATCAATCTGAGTTTTTATATCAGATATACTAGAATCTGATCGCATATCTGATACTTTGTATAATGATCCTGTTACTAATTCACGAAGATAAGATGTAACACCAGAATATTTTGTCTTTCGGGTTACTAATCTATCCCACCATTTGTTAGCCAAAATCTGTCACCTCCTCGTTACTATTAAAGGTTCTCAGCCATATCTGATTCAATATCATACTGAGTAAAAAATTGTTGTTCTTCAAATATCGGAATTCGTTTATTTCTTCCCTCTCTTATTATACTCCCATCTGTTCTTTCTTGCAATCCTCCAATTATTATACAATCTACTTTGTTATTGAAATCAGAAACAACTGACCCTCCATAACTTTTAAGTATTGATTCTATATCAGAAACACTACCATGATAAAAAGTACCAGTCAACATAATATTTTTATTTCTAAATATCTGTGGTCCATTAAACATCTTATTTTGAGAATCTACGTTTACTTTCTTATCATATAATAATGTTTGAAAATCAACAAGATTTTCAGGATACTGAACGAACCAGTTTACAATATGCTTTGAACATCTGTATATATCTTCTCCTAAATCAAATTCAATCTTCTCCGGATGGGATAAGTAGTATTCAATAGTGTGTATTGAATTTTTACAGCTGTTACAGTATCTGTTTATATGAGAAGAATCTGGTTCAACATACATAGGAACAATTGCTCTCAAAAGATCAGAAGGACTTACAGAAATATCTGCATCTTCAAATTCTTGTATAAGAAGTATATCTGGAATAGAAAATCCCGGTCCTTCATTATCTGTTATTTCTCTATATCTATCATATGAAATTATTGGAAGTTTTAATGTTGTCAAGAACTGTTCTATTCTAGGATACAATCTCGAATTGCAATTTGGATCCGAACAAGTTACAACACCAGTTTTTGGTACATCAATTATCTTCCCACAAAAATCACATGTTATTCTACTAGATGCATGTTTATTCTTATATCTTCCAGAATAGTTAGAATATAATATGTTATCATACTCATCTAACAATATGTTTGATGACTTCTTAAGGTCAAAATTAACAACACTGGAATAAGGAACAATAATTTTTCCTAAATCTGTATGTAACTCTGCAGATATTACACCAGAATGGTTTACAATCTTTTCTATCTTCTTTATAGATGTCTGTTTTATATGAAAAGTTCCGTGTAACATATTCTGATTATGAAATATTACATATTCTGGTATCCTAGGATAATTAAATATATACTTACTTCCTCCTATAAGATCTTCCAATTTTGTTAAATAGCTGTCATCTGTACCCTCCAATTTTGCTGGAATAAGATATCCAGGGGGTAGATTAAATTTAACAAAATTCAACCACTGTCTTACAGCTATTGATCCTCTAAACATAGCAGTTAAACTTCTTACACTTATTGCAAAGAATTTAAAACTATTAGGATCTTTTAAAAACATACTTTGTAAACTGTCTTGAATACATTCAGGAAGTTCTCCCGAATCGTAACATTCATTACTTGTATTCAATACTCCCTCAATATATGTTGCCCCATGTTTAAGTGGTATCAAATTTGGAATTAATTTATTAGATACAAGAGGATCTAAAAACATATCAGAACAGTCTTCTAAAACTTCGTTAGATTCGTATCCTCTAAATATCTTTTTGATTACTCCCTGATCATCATATTGTAATGTGATCTGTATTCCTTCTGGTAAAGGAACTAGATAATCTCCCGCTGAAAGACGGTTTCTATCAGACATAATAATACCTCCTATCCTATCTGATTTTATTTAGACCTGGAAATAGTCCAGGAACAGTAGCACCTAAATTTGATTGCTTAGGTCCGTTTATTGCTGCGATTGCAGATGCTGCAGTATGCGCTTGAACTGGAATACCAGGATTGTTTAACATAGCATTCCACATACTGCCGATGAAAGAATCGCTCACGTCCTTCGACCTGCCGACCACGTGATCGACGCGACCTGTAACACTATCTCGCTGTAAATGAATAAGTTCATCCTGGAGCAGCTTACAATCGAGCATATCGACACGCTTTTCCATTATTATAGATCTACCAGCCATATACCCATCTGGAGTTCTATCTAAAGAAATCTTATCCACTGTAAATCCTTGTTCAGTTAAAAGCTGTGCCATATATTCACTTTGGAATTGGTCTCGACTGATCCTCTGTATATTATATCCTTGTCTTCTTAACCAGCATATAAACGCTGTGATCTTACTATAAGGTATTTTATCCCCCTTAGGTGCCTCTAAAGCTATGGAAAACACGTGAGTGAATTTCAACTGAGACGTTATTTTTCCGTCTGACCCGGTTATATCCTGCCTTCCGGTAATGCAGGACCCTGAAATTCCTGTTCTATCAGTAGTCAATGAAAGGTCTAAATGTATAAACATAGGAGTCCTTTTACATATGGCAGGAACAACATCATCATGATAAAATTCATCTATGGATAAAGTATCTTGAGTACCTATACTCAATATATCGTTGAAAAATGGATTCTTTCTTGTTTCATCTATACATGATGTCAAACTTTCTTGCGTTATGAACGATAACGCTCCTGGAACAGATATTCCTGCTATATCTCGTAAAGCAATATCAAAATCTGCTTGGAACTCTGGTCTCATATCTATAGGTGGGGTAAGTATCTTATAGCCCTGACCCCTTAACTCTTCTAATGCTTCAGGAAAACATTCATTATCCGGTACCACAAATCCTCGTTTATATCTGTCTCCTACAGCTATACAGAATGTTTCATCATGAAACATTGAAGGAGGAAGAACTTCCCACTGAGGAGCATCTGCAACATACATATGATCTTCAGCACCCGCTGCCATCTGCTCTTCTATATATGCTTCCATGAAATCTGAATCGCTTTTCTTAGAACTTACTGCAAATACTTTTCCATATACTTCTCCCTCTTGACGGAATGTACCCTTTACACGAGTTACTACAGTATTATATGTAGATTTCATATTTTCTTTTGCTTTAGTTACATCTTTTATCCCAGTACGTTGAAAGTTAACTTCATCCAATATTGCTGCAAAAATCTGTTTCCCAAGTCCATGCTCTCCAGAACTACCATAATCTACATCAATCTTTCCGCCTTCTGGTATGTAATAGAAATCTTTTTCACTTCTTGAATATGTTCCATGATTCTTGAACCAAGGACTTGCTTTTAATGTATCATTGAATTCTCTGAAAGCTACTCCTTTCGCAAGATCTTTTGTCACATTGAAAAATAATATTGAAAATTTGGATACATCCTTTTTCTTAAAGAATAGTTGGGGATCCTTTAAACACATCAATCTATATAGCATATATGCTAATCCTGTTATTGCTGTTGATGTTTTTCCGATTCTTGTTGCACCAGTAAACATAAGTTCTTGATATTTGTTACCAGAATTAAATATTGTGTGTAAGGTATCTCTCCAATAAGGATATATTGCTTCTCCTTCCCGAGTTACTTTCCCTAAATAATAATCATCATCTAAAAAAGTATCTATATCTACAGGTATCTCTTTATAATCCGCAAGCCAGATATCTTCATAAGTAGTAGAATACCCCGTATCCCGAATTTCTTCAAGTATTCTCCTGAGGTACTCTTTCTGTTCTACAGTACAGCTAGAATATATCCTTTTTATTCTGTTCAATATATCTACAGGATCATTCATCTTTTGATTCCTCAGCTACGGGTTCTAAAAGTGCAAGGACTTTCCTAGCGTTTTCGCGCAATTCATCTCTAGACTCTCTAGATAATATTTCTGATTCAGGTACAACATCAGGAGATACCGATTCAGATAATTCTATCATTCCTAAATCTTCTATATTAAGATATGGCTCTAACAACTTATGACTCTCAATCATATTTTGTTGCAACCTAGATTGTAAATTTAAAAGTATACTCCATGTAGTTAGGTCTTGCGTATCTAAAGTATCTATAACTTCATCTATAGATTGATAGAGTTTATCTTCAATTCTATCCATCATATCTAGATAAGATACTATTCTAGAAACTTGATGTATAACACGTAATACAGTTACTGTTTTTATAGAATGGACTATTTCTCTTGGATCATCTCCACATGCTAATAAGGACGTCCGCATTTTAGCGACGTCCTCTTGCTTCTTATCTCGTAATGCATCCGGAGATGTAGCTGGAACATCAACAGTTTTGAAGTTTGCCATACATATCCCTCAATTAAGATTGATATTATTCTGATTTAAGATCTAATAATACTACGCTTAGATTTGCAACTGCTTCTTTTGCTTTTTCATCCTCTGGGCCAAACTGGCACAAACAATCAATGGCGGACTGTATATTCTCTATACAACAACTATACTTTCCTAAAGATTCAACTGTAGGAACAATATTTGAAGATTTTATGCTCTTTTTAGAAACTTTCATATTTACACCTCATTTACTTGTGTCAACTTGTAGTAGGTTTCATCAGATTCATTTACAGCATCTGAAAGTTCTTGATATGCTTCATCTAAATCTGGATCAGAATCCTTCATTCCATCTTTCATATCATAATTTAACAGCTTTAAAAGATTCCTTGCTTGAACAATATCTGGAAACGCAGAAAATATACACATTTCTAAATCTGCTAAATGCTCTATAGTAGGAAAATTCCAAATATAATTTCTAAAATACTTGTAGAAATTCATATATTTCTGTTGTAAATCAAATATGCCTATCATATTCTTCCTCTGTATATATAAAAGGTATCATTCTTCTTTAGAATCCATAATGCTTTGAGACGATTCATTATTTATAAAAAATACTATTGCATTATCTGTCCTTGCCAACCTATTAAATTCTAATGTAGTGTATCCAAGTTTATCTATCTTAGATATAACCGCTTCCATTATGTTATTTAAATTTATACTATCATTATAATATATCCAAAGTTCGGAATTGTTTTTAATCAGTATCCTTACAGCACCAGAAGTTTCTTCTTCTGAATTTATAGTTCCTAGTAATGTATCTAAATCTATTGAATGTCCCAAAGCACATTCAGAACCAGATGTTATAGTAATCGGAGATGCAGCTGAAGTAATAGAAGTACTCTCTGAAACTTCTTCTTCAGTATTTTCTTCCTCAGCTAATTTATCGCTTAATTTTTCATCATCTTCATCTTCTACTGGCTCAAACCCCTCGCTAAATGATGATGCAGAGCCACCTCCGGAAGGTTTGAACTCCGGTTCATTACTATCTATATCTTCTGAACTGTTGTCTTTATCAATATTATCATCTTTTGACTTATTAGATTCTCCTAAGTATTTCTCGTCAACATACTCTTCATCTAAGTATTCTATCGCCTGCTCTAACAATTCTTTATTTATAGGATCTTCTATAGCAGCACGTATTTTATCTTTATGTTTGTTGGACTTATATAATTTACAAGAAAATATATTCATTTATCCTCACCTTCAGATCTATTCATATATACATATGGCTTATCTGGATTATCATCTTGTATAGTATATCTAAAATATAAATCTAACTCATCATGTAAGAATGTATTATCAAATTTTAACTTATACATATGAGTTCCTAGAGTAAGATCTAACGACTCTAGACGTAATTTATACCAAGGATGTATATCTTCTCTTTCCCAATCTAAATGAAAATCTACATCTTTATCTGTATCTACATTTTTAACTTCTACAAGATCTAAATATTTTGCAATATCTGTAGGTAAATGTATCCAACCATAGTATGGTAATTCATCCTTATGAAAAACCTGATCAAAAGCGGATACTTGATCCCTTCTTACCGCCTCAAATACAATTGAAAATATTCTGATATCCTTGAGCATTTATTAGAATCCCTTTATCGTATATCTATTAGGATAAGTATTTGATTTTATTACTTTATATCCTTGGCCTTCAAGTACCTGTTTCAACTCATCGCTTATACTTTTAGACCATACAACCATATGACTTCCAGTATTTGCTGCTTCGTTTATAAGGTAGGCAACAGATTGTTGTTCTAATATTTCCTCAGCTTCATCTGCGATTGTCTTAACTTCTGATGCAGGTTTTAAAGTTGTCATCTCATCGCTGGGAATCAATTCAACACTCATTCAATACCTCCAAACATTGATATCATTAATATTATTACATATAATATTAAAGGTTGGTCAATATGACCAACCTTATATTTTTATTTGTTTGAGTGTTATCTATTTTGTGCTTATCATATCCAGGTATCTTGCCGAATCATAAGGGGTTACTTTGAATCTACCAGAAAATTCTGGATTCTGATTTGCTATTGTTGCTATCTTTCTAATTTCATCCTCGTCTTGTATCTGGAAAAATACAATTGTTTCTTCAACTACCTCACAATCATATCCTTTCAGACGATACTTTTGTGCTAATTCATACATTTTAGAAAGAGATCCTACAACATTGTAATTAAGATTATCTTTCTTATTCAAATCATTTTCTGCTTGCTCTTCATCCTCCTTCTCTTCTACATCTACACTATCAACTTCTACATCAGAAATATATATTGTATCTGGATCTTCTTCTGTTTCTTTTTCGGTATCTTCTACTACCTCTTCTTCAAAACTATCAGGAACATCTAATTCATCTGTAAATTTATAAATTTTTCCGTCGATAGGATCTCCAGATTTAATACAAGACGATAAAGTTCCTGATTTGATACCATTCTCTCTTTCCGCAGAAGATATTGATGAATAAACTTCTCCTGTAGTTATACAAGTAACAGATCTTCCTGGCATTATTTTTCCTCCTTATCTTCTAAACTCTGTATATACTTACGACACATGGCCGCAACTTGAATATTCTCACATGCTGCAAGAATAGCAGATTGTGCCATCCTCCCTAAAACAGATTCGTATTCACTAACTTTATTATCTGATTTAATATTTTTCCAAAGATCATTCAAACACTTTGTAACAGATAGTGACTCATTTTCTGTTTCTTCCACTTCTTCTAATATTACACCATACCCTTCATGAGGAGAAGCAAATAAAGGATACTGCTCATTTGCCCTATCCAATTCTTCCTCAACAAGCTCAACTGCTCTTGATATCAATTTATCCATACTACCTCCTAATCAATTTCAAATAACTTCTTGATATGTTTCTGTTTATCTTTTTCAGTATCTTTTACTGAATTATCACAATCAGATTCATTATCATGTATGCATTCTTGAAGCTCTTCCCAAGAATGTACTGTCTTTCCATCTGATATTCTTATATACTTTATCATATATTAAACAGTTTCTTTGCTTTCTTTACATTTTCTGGTTTATAGGGATTTTCTTTAACATAATTCATTATCCCATACATTGTTACAGCACAACGCATACTGGAAGATTCTCTACATTCTTCTAATGTTGTTCCCAATTTTTTCAAGTATTCCTGAACTTCTGTTTTAGCGGCATCATCTGCAGTTTGTATAAAACTCATACTAGACTTATTTCCTACTGTCCTTGCACGATCTGTTATAGAAACTACTCCGTACTTAGGAAGATACAGTTTGTTATATGCCGCTATATGTCTATGTGATATACTGTCAACCGATGTACAAGGAAGTTTTGGTATTCCCGGAAGAGATGTATATCCATACAGATGTGTCCCTATATCTGGATTGCTAGACTCTCTTATGACATCATAACATTCATTCAAATATCTGTTCTTTATCCTTGTATCTGTATCATTTGCAGGACTAAGTCCCATATATTCAACCTTCTCTCCATTTGGACCTCTCCATTCTAATATGTTACGAAGAGCATCAAAATCCTCTCCAAAATGAAATACCGGGGTCAACTTTTCCGGAGATTTCAATTTATCTCTCATATATAGATAATTCTCCCAGGATTTCTTTGCAGATTCTTCATAATCCTTTTTAGATTTAGGTTGTCCAAACTTTCCTGGAATAGTATCTACTTGTGCGCATATGGTTATCTTATCATCGATTGAATTCAAAAACGATATGTATTCATCTAAATCCAATTTTGCTTTTCCTGTATGAAAACTGAAAGCACCGGAATCTATGAAAAGTTTGTTTACAAGTCCCTTTTCTTGAAACTCAATCATCTTTCGAATAGAACTTCTATCTAACTGTGTAACTAAAACATCTATAGGTTCATAACCAGGCATAGACGAAAGATAATCCATCATACTTTGTGTCAAAGACCCGCTAAAATAATAAGTTAATGACATCAGTACCCTCCATACTTACAATCTAATACAAACTTCTGCAAAACTGTATAAGGGGATATATTTGCAGAATCTATGTCCTCCATGCACTTCAAACACAAATCAGAAATGTGTTTATTGTCCGTAGTACATAATATATAACGAAATACTAATTCATAATCAATTTCAGATTTATCTGGAAAATGCGAAATATTCCAAATTAAATTTGAAACAGAATCTTTACATCTTAACAAATTTTTGAACGATTCAAAATACTCTATCTGAGATAATGAAAGGTTAAATATTGATTCAACATTAGAAAAAGTTTTTACTGTATTCCAAATAGAATATTTCTTATATTTCTGATACTTATTTATATCCTTACTTTTTCCATATTCTTCAATATCTTCTTCTGTAGGATGACCTATATTAAAAACAGAACATCTGCTTAATATCGTGTTAGGTATCTTATAAGTATTCCTACAAGTAACAACTACATAAACATTACTTACAGGTTCTTCTAAAAACTTTAATATGGTGTAAGATGCTTTCAATACACCTGCATCTAGATTTTCTATTACAAATAGCATTCTATTAGAAGTTTCATAACCTGCCTGTATTGCTTTTTGAAGTTCCTCTACAGTAGGTTCTACTGAAATTATATCATCTACTTTAAGTATTCTTCCATACTGATGCGACAAATAAGTTTTACCACATCCGGATAATCCAGAAAGGAGAATAGAATGAATATCTGACTTTGCACACTTATTCAATTCTGAAAGTATATTGCTCTGAAATTCAAAATTCATGCCATACTCCTAACATTAGGAATCTTCTTAAATCTGCTTAAAGATATGAGATATATTAAACTAGTTTCAGAATCTGAAGAAAATTTCCGAACCTTCTTAAGTTGATCATAAGTTTGCATAAACATATTATATATGTTTTCAACTGTCCAATATGAGGAATATTTTCTAATATCCGATTCAATATAACTATTATACTTTAACTTTTCCAATTCTAACAAAGAATTAAATATAATATAAAATGCGTTATCTTTGTTCTCTAAACTGTTTAGAGAATCTAACATGATGTTAAAACTACCGGATACAAATCCAATTCTAAATCTATTTTCGCTACTATCTTTGGATACTCCAAATAAATCTTTCATATCTGATTCAGATAGCGGATATATAGAATCTACAATATCTTTAGATATACTTCTACATATATTTCTACTATGCTCAAAATTTGAACTTATTTTACATATTCTTTTTACTACATCATCCGGTATATGAGGAAATTCTTGCCTAAGATATTTTATAGCAAACTTATTGTTTATTCCAGATATATCTACTACAAAATCCGGTAAGTACTTATCTAATTTTTCTTCTGTCTTCTTGGACTCATATATACAAACTATAGTTCCTACTATGGAACAATTATCAATACTAGTACTTGTACTACTATCTACATTTCTTACAAAATCCTCATCATATCTAACTACATACAGAGCAGGATCCAGCGGAACTATATGTTTAGTATTCATCATATCTAGTATCGATTTAACATTTGAGCATTCAATTTTCTTTCCGAAATGATCTGCAAGTATATCAATATATTTACTTTTTATTCCATATTCCGTACCAGAAAATATATAAAATTTTCTTGGATATCCATTTAATATTTCTGAACCTGCAACTTGAATATCAAGCATTTTCTTCACCAAAGAAATAAGAAAAATCTGAAAGGGAGCACAAATAACAATTCCAATCTTCAACCCGGAAAACTATTTGAGAAGACCAGTTTTCTTCTTTTTCGTTATCTAATATATCAATACATTTATCTTTCATATATTTCTTATTCAGCCTTATTGATTTATTGTGCTTAACAGGTATGTCCTTCAATATGAAATCTTTAGATGGCAATCTATTAAACAAACACCAAGTATTCAATATAGTTTGGCTTCCGTCATCTACAAAAAGAACAGAAGATTTAAATTGTGATACTGCTTCTTCTTGAATCTTTTTCCAATGATTAAATTTAAAGATTATATCATCTTTTATCTCTGTATGAGTTTTACATTCACCTAGGAATTCATTAGATATCACATCACCAGGATGCAAGGGTCTTGCCCCACTTCCAGATACAGTCCTCCAACCTAAAAAGTCTGATATCATCTTTTCTTGTTTTGAACTGTAGTCCTTAGTCGACATCGTCTAGTACCTCATCTGGCGATTTTCCTTGAATATCATCTGATATATACTTTTTAAGTTTTGAATAATATTCTTGATTACTCTGAAGAAAATCATATACTTTTGCAAGTCCGTTTAGTTTAACGATACTTCCATCTTGTTCCAAGAATTCACCAGTATACGGGTCAGTAAGACTGAACCATGCCCCCTTTCTTTGAATGATGTTATATTTAACTGTTGCTAATTTTGCATAGTCCATATCTATACGAATACCAGACTGTGCCATAAGATAATATGAACCATTTTTTCTATCAAATGGGGCTGATTTTTGTTTCATAATCTTTGCATTGATTATGTATCCCGCTGGATTCTCAGCACTCTGAGGAAGATCTCCACCAAGTATATCTACCGGGTTACCAATCCTAAATAAGATCCTAAGAGATGCATAAAATTTAAGTGCTTTGCCTCCAGGTGTATTTATTACATATGGATTGTCCATATTATCTCTAACTTGGTTTATAACTAAAAGTGTAGTATTATAACGTGTAAGAAGAGGTATTATTTTTCTACAGAAAACTGTTAATAGTCCTGCTAAAGACGCTACAGTTCTTTCCCCATACTTCTTTTCTAGTTCCTGACGAGTAGTTAAAGAAGGAATACTGTCTAATACTACTAATCCTAATTGATTTGTTTCTATCAAAGACTGAACAGTCTGCAATAGATCTTCCGCCACTATATCTGGTGGTTGCATTATATCAATTGTCCCATCTTGTATTCCTAAAGATTTTGCCCAAGCACTATCAAACGAATGCTCAAGATCTATAAACAAAACTCTTTTTGGCCCAAGTTCTTCAAGTTCCTCTAATTCTAACTTTATTGATTTATCAGAATTTGCCTTCTGTTGAAGTTTATTTACACGATCCTCATACTCTTTTTGAAAAATTTCATATGCGTTTTTACATATATCTATGCTTGTAGATGTTTTTCCACCTCCTGGATCTCCAAAGAATTCTGTTATCTGATTTCTAGGAATACCACCATATGTACAGTAATTCAAAAGTGGACTAGAAAATGGAATCTTAGATCCTCTTTCCGCTTTTGCACTTTCCATCAAATCTGAACAGTTCCATTCTTTTTGTTTCTTTTTCAATATTTCTAAATATGTTTGAGACATTTGTTCCTCCTTATTTGATGTATTGTTGTTTGTATTCCGGTAAATCAGTTATTTCAGATATAGGATTTGATTTAGTAGATTCTTGTCTAGAGTCCCAAATCTTTTTTGCTCCCATTATCAGTTCTTTTGAAAATGTAATTTCATTTTGAATTCTAGATATAACTGTATCATATACAATCTTAGCAACATGTATTTCTGAAATCTTATTTGATATGTCTTCATCCTTACTAGACTTCAACTCTTTCAACTTCAACTTCATAACCTCTGAAAATAATATGAGTTTATTCAAAGATTCTGCGGCATTATAAAGTTCTAATGGCAACATAGTAATTATCCATTCTAAATCCTCGTTAGAAATCGGATGAAATTCAGATTTCATAGATTTATATAGTGTTTTAACTTTATCAAAGACAGATTTGAAATTATCATCATAAAGTCGATCATATAAATCTTTTGCGGGTTCAAGTTCTGGAACATTGTTTTCTAATTTCATACTGTAACCTCTTCTATCTACACAAATAAGTTAAAGCTACTTCTTGATAATATTGTGTATATTTCAATTCATGGTTCATTTCAAGCAATCTATTACTTAACTTCAAACAAACAACAGAATGAGCTGTTGTATAATTTGATATCCTATCTTTATAGTACGACGGTATGAGAGTATGGTGAATGTCTTGCATAAATATATATTTAACAACATTCATAACAAATGAATGGAACTGCTCAAACCATTTTATGAAATTCGCTCCGCTATTATACACCTTATCAACTATTTCTGTTATCTTGCCCTTATCTTTACTAGCGCATGCCTGTAACAAATCAAAATAATCATCATAATTTGGAAGATCCAATGCTTTGCTTATATTTTCTAGATTTATATCATTACTATAAGATAATGCCTTGTCTGTTAATGTTAAAGCATCTCTCATTCCTCCATTTGCAAGTTTAGCTATGAAATTAACTGCATCATCTTCATACTTTATCTCTCTTCCTTCTTTTATTTCGGAATCTAATACGTGATGCAATCTCTTATCTATTCCACTTAAACTTATTTTTGATAAATGAAATACTTGAACTCTAGAAAGTATTGTTTTTGGAATCTTTTCTGGATCAGTAGTACATAAAACAAATATACTTTTGGCAGGCCCCTCCTCCAATGTCTTGAGAAGAACTTGCCATGCTGCATTAGACAGTGAATGAACCTCATCTATTATGAAAACTTTGTAATTAGATCCTACAGGATATTTACGGGCCTGCTCCACAATATCCCTAACACTATCAATAGACCCATGAGAAGCAGCATCAATTTCAATGGGGTCTCCTTCACCCTCATTCAATGTATCTGCCATTATTCTTGCTATAGTTGTCTTACCACAACCCGCTGGACCAATGAAAAGAAAATTTCTATTATCTAAGTTTGAATTTTTACATATGGATCTTATCATATCCACTATGACGGATTGCTCCATCATATCTTCGAATTTATGAGGTCTATACTTATTTGCTAGATTCATATCTTTTTCCTACCGTATTCTTGACACTTCTTATAATATGGACACATACTTGGGGTACACCATTTATTACCAACAGGAAGACCTTCTGGCGCGATATTATTCTTAACTGATATCATTACAGAATCAAAATATTGTTTTATATCATCAATATCAGATGATTTCAAAGTCAATTCATAACACTTTATTCTTCCATACTGCCTATCTTGATAAATCATCAATATATTATGTATCCCTAATATAGAACCATATGCTTTTATTTGCTCTATGTGCTCTTCTCTAGGTTCTGTTAAATCATCCCAAACACTAAATTCACAAGTTTTTATCTCTAGAAGATATATAGTACTGTTTATACGAATAACTCCATCACAGGCAAAATTAACCGGTGGATTCACTAAGGACACTTGAGCCTCTAGATCTCCTGCCTTTTGAACAACTCCATAATCTTCAGAAGAATAAAGTAACTTATTCTTGTTGTTAAGGATATAATCATATACTTGAATCCAATCTCCTTTGAGATATCTTTTCAGTAATGTCTGAAGAAATATATGACAATCTGTTCCAATTCTTGCAGAAAAATCCAATCCTGTATCTGGATCATCTATTTTATCTGGGGAAACACCTCGTAAACGAAACCAGGATCTTCTTTTGCATCTCATAGAAGATGGCGCAAATGTTTTATGAGGTATTCTTTCCCTGTTCTTATCAATTTCATTCTTCCAAGAATTTTCGCATATATTCAATAACTTGGAACTGGCATCTGAGTTGAACCTTGCCAACCTATCAAAATTTACAGGTTTAAATGACATCAATCTACTCCTGCTATAACTGTAGTTAAACTGTCATTCCAGAATAACATCCCTACCACATCTTCCTCTTGAATAACTGGCATCATATTGATATATTCATCTTCATAATTAGAAATAACTTTCCTGAGTAACTCCGTCTTGAATTCTATATGAAAATCATCAATCAGAGATTCTCCTTCTACTCCTAACTTACAATTAACATTGTTGTCTTTTAACTGCAAGATATCATTTTCCAAATGAATATCAATAGTATCATCGGAATTAGAAGAAAGCAGTCTTGCTTGGTTCAAATACTTGACCATAGTTGTTGCACTTACTTTTAACGATTGGCCTTTATGACTCATCATATCTAAAAATATTTGAGAATTATAACTTCCCATATCATCTTCATCTTCATACTTGGGAATAAATTCTGAAAGATATGACATGCTGTCAGATTCATAACTTATCAAATAATTCTTGTCATTCTGAATAAGTTTTGATCCTTCAGGTAAAGATTCAAACAGATTTACAATAGTACTAGAAAGTAAACATGTATTTCCTAGTTTACTCTTCTTAGAATGTGTAAACAAGCTATTATCATAATCCCCAACAAGAACATCTCCGTCTTTACTTATCCACATATAAGTATATACTGGATGTATGAAGGACATTGCGATGGCATACATCTGATTATCTTGAATGAATTTCCATTCATCTTTATTTATATCTATTCCAGAAGAGAAATCAACTCCACTATTCGGTTTGTCTAACTGAACATCAGAATCATCTACAAGTTTAGGGAGATTGAACTTTCCTTTACCTGAATGGAGGACTAACCCACCTTCTGCAAATTCAAGATCTGTTGTAGCAAATTCAAATGTATTAACTAGTTCCTTCATAAGAGAACTGCTTACAAATATTCTACTATCCTCTCCTCCATCACTGCTTCCCTGAAGTTTAATCTCCGTCTTTATTGATTCTGCTTCAATATTTAGTGTAAGCTCCTTCTTAGATGCGGATACTTGAATTATTGTAGATTTCTTATGAAACGGGGATATGTTATTATTTATTACTCCTAGATTCAATGCGTCTATAAGTGGTTTAGTATTTACTGTAAACTTCATATTTTCCTCCTATCCTTACAATATCAATAACGATTAAAGACGTTCAAAAGCATGACCACAATGATGCTTTCCGTCATGTATACAATCGCTAACTGAAGAAACATGCATTCCATAATATTTTGCGGCTTCTGTTTCGCTTGAAAAAATATTTCCATCATCTACACATTTTATCTTTACAGACCGCTTTACTTTTGTTTTTACATCATCTTTGCAACGAAGTTCAAACAATTCATTAAGAGAAAATGTTTTCCTATTTCCGTCTTTAGACAACTTTATTGCTTTAACATCCTTAGACAAATTAGGACCACTTAACATCTTCCCAGAAAACTTTCTTCCGTTTATAACTCTATCCAAACTTCTAACTAATTTTTCATCACTAATCTGATAGAGTCCTTCATACCCGATTATATCATACCATTTACTTTCCATTCTATCTCCTCCTTAACAAATAATATATGAATACAACAGCGGGGCGAATTAGAGTTTTTTAGGGGTGTTGGGGTTAGTCTAAAAAATCGACACCCCGCCGTTGGTATTCATCTAACTTATTTGGCCATATACAACTTCCTTATCTATATGGTCAATAAACTTATCAGAAGATATATTTCTAGTTCTAATATATTCTTCTACTAGGTTCTGTAATTCTAAAGTATATTTTCCATTAACACCTACCGCAGCATCTCCTAACAATGGAGATCCATCTTCGTTCTTAACTATAGGTAGAAGATACTCAAGTTCTATTAGGTGATACTGAATCCACTTTATTTCATCTTCGGAAAGTTTAGAAATATCCTCAATACTTTCTGGTTTCTTATATACGCAAGGATACTCAAGTCCATACCATCTCAGTGTAGTTGTAACATCGCACTTACTGTCAAACGGAAGATAACTCGCAGCCTCTTTCATAATATCGCTTACAAGTTTTCCGCCTTCTTCCCATTTATCAAGTGGAACTTCACATATCAATTCATCATGAACAGGTACTAACAATCTTCCACCCATCTTTTTCCACTCTTCATTGTTCTCTAACATCAATATTGCAAGTTTAGTTTGGTCAGCAGCAGAACCTTGAACAATCGAATTTATAACTTTTCTTGATGCATCTGTTATCTTAGGCCTGTTATTTATTACTTTTATGTGTTCTTCGTTCAACTCCCGAATTCTTCTTGCTATCTGCCCAAAATATTTATAACTTTTAAGTTCGTGATCTAAACTATCCACAACATACTGCGGAATAGTATCTTTATTCTTTAAAGTTTCCGAATCTAATGGGTCAACATCTGGATTAACATAACCTTTCATAGGTTTAAATTCAAACTCAGGTAACTGCATATCTGGAATATGACGTCTACGTTTCAATATTGTTTCTGTATATCCATGTTTCTTTGCAAATTTTTGAGAACTTATCATGAAACTTCTTAAGTTTGGAAAAGCATTAAGAACTGCATCATATATCTTCTGTGCTTTTTTCAACTTAGTTTCTTCAGACATTGTATCGTCTTTACCAAATAACTGATCAGCTATAGAAGGTACAGAACGCCCATAGGTAATTCCCAATACAATGAATTTTGCCTGTCCTCTTCTTTCTTTTCCATCAGGTTGATTCTCCCCTGTTATAGGATTGAACTCCAAACAATTTTCATATGGTACTCCAAATGCCATACTTGCTATACTTGCATATATATCTTTTCCTTCTTGGAAAGACTTTATCATCTTTTGATCTTGACTTACAAATGCAGTTATCCGAGGTTCTTGAGCCTTTCTGTTTTGATGTTCGCTACGCATCTCTCTCATTACTGAGAGTGTCGGACTATATCTTGAACATGATATTCTACTACCAAATATCATGAACCTCCCCATTTCCATTTCGCTTGAAATGTACTCTACTCACTTGATTATTTCAACTTACCTAGATATACATCTATTTACGCATTTCTGCGAATGTAAATTTCTAGTTTTCGATAGTCTCTACACACGATATATCCATTTGAGGCCGTGTATATATTTATTATTCTTAGATGATTCTTTTATTCTATCCATCAATTGATCATAACTTTTGACTTTGTATCCAGAATTCATCCACCATATTGCAGCATCTTTAACACGAGAAAAACTTGCAACTTCATTACCATCAATATCAATACAATATACAGATTTATTTTTTGCATCATTCAATGCTTTATAGTGTTCAGGAGATAGATGCCTCTTTTTACAATCCTCTTTAAACTTATTAGATTTAAGATATCTTTGAAATCCTGTTCTCAAATTTCTAAGATATTCATCTCTACGACCTTCTTCTAATATTCGTTTCTTAAGAGTTTGAGATATCTTATTTCTAACTTCATCTGTTCGCATTACTTCATCATGATGGATCTTAACTTTATCCGAATCCATAGTATTTGAATATCCTCCAGGGGCAAGATTATATCCTTTAGTATCACTTTCATACTTATGAATATAATACTGCTCTAATTTATTGAGATCATCTAAATTATCTACTTCATCAATTATAGAACATTCAAAATTGGATTTTCCATACTTGCGAATAGCTTGGCCTATATAGAAATCTTCTCCTCGTTCAGCAGCATTGATATGCTCTTTAAACCTTTGTTCAAGTGTTCTCCGTGTTTGGCCTATATACACTTTTCCTGTAACCTTATTTTCAATCTTGTATATTATCATATCCACCTCCTGATTATTGATTACAAGATGATATAAGGTTATTGTTCTCAGGATATACTTGCTCGGTATTGTCCCAATAGGATTTCACCGAATTAAGGGAGTTTTACTACAGCACTGTTACCTACTGTAGTCAGAAGACAACATTATATATGGAGTCGTCTGAATCGGAATTGTCCACTTCTTGGACATACTTATACACCTCCTCGCCATCATTTTTTAACAATACTTGATCTCCTACAGACAGTTTATTAACTTGCTTTAAACCGTCTTTAGTATTAACATAATCATATGAATATAATTTTACAGATATTTCATCATCATCTACTTCGCAATCTAACTCCTTATTCGTTGCAGGAGTTGCTCTAAACATATGTCTTATATCATCTGCATGAGATGGAATGTTCTGAAGGTTAGGATCTGCACTTGAAAATCTTCCTGTACTTGCTCCAATCTGTTTAAACTGTGCGTGAATTCTACTATCCGGAGTAGTTGCTTCTGGTAGCTTATCTACAAATGTACTTATAAGTGTTTTCAAACTTCTAACTTTAAGTATCTGATTTGTAACTGGAAGATCTAAATCTGCTAATACAGATTTATCTGTACTTTCTTTGTTTCCTTGCTTCTCAACTTTAAGCATAGTATATACTAGATACTTAACATGAGGAGTAGAATTTGGATTGAAATCTTTACCAGAATTAAATGGTCTCTTAGAATTAACTGTATTTTGATATGGTGTATCAGATATAAGTTCATCAACCATATCATACAATTTATTCATTTCAGATGAATACTCATCATTGTATCGCTTCATCAATATCCTTGCGGTATTTTTATCTAAATACATTCCGTTTCTGTGCATCATCTGACACACTTTTATCAACGGAAGTTCTAGATTCCATATAAGATCTGCTATTCCCTCAAGATGTGCTTTTTTACACTTATCGTTTGTTTTAGTGACATAAGGTAATTGCCATTTAAATAAATCATATGTTATTTTTGCATCATTTGCAGCATAAAGCATTGCAACTTCTGGTTTACTATATGGAAACAATTTTGGGGAAAAGAAATCAGTAAATTTCATAGGATCTCCCTTCCCTTTCATAACATACTTATTATAAAGGACTTTCAAGGCATTGTCCCTTTCATCCTCTTTCAAACAACGCCAGGCAAGTATAACATCATAATAACATCTATCATTCAGATCTACTTTCAAATCTTTATAAATCATAGACAAGTCGAAATCAGCATTTGCAAATATTAACTTTACATCACTATCTGCAATTCTTTGAAGTTCCGATCCTACCTCTTCATATGTCAATTGATGATCTCTTACAGTATCAAATATAGGCGTAAGATGTTTCATCGGGATATAACACTCTGAAGATCCTGGATAGTATAATGATGCACCTACAATTGTATCATTTATTCTATCCAGACCTGTAGTTTCTGTATCTATTCCTGCATACCCACATTCCAATATTCCATCTACATAATCATGCAGTTTTTCCTTTGAATCAATAAGTATTGCAGGAGAATCCTTGAAATATTCCAAAACTCTTTCAGATGCTGAATTTATTTCATCTGAAACACGATCTGATTGAATTCTTGGTGCATCAAATTTTGATTTACTTTTTAACGCAACTTCATTTATTTTATTGATATCTTCAGAAGAAAATAATCCCATGACGATCCTCTAAAAGTTAACCTTTTCATCTGCTTCTTCGTCTTCATCTACATCTTCTTTTGGCATCTGAACATCCTCAGAAGAAGTTACCCCTCTAGGAGTTACCTGGTAACTTGGCATATCGCCATAATCCGCATTTTCAGAATCATGCACATTTAACATATCTTGAAGTTTATCCGGTGAAAGATCCTTGCAGATACTTTCATAAGCATCTGGGAAAGATGTATTTGCAGATTTTAGAATATTATCATAAGAAAGATTAGGATCTGTATTAGTACCTACAGGAACAATTTCGTATCTTGTATCCATAGATCCTGCCTCGCCTCTTCTAGTAATTCTAAACACATATTCGGTCGGATCAGAAAACTTGCTGAATACTTCACTCTGAAGAATATTCTCAAATCTAGTTGATCTATCAAAGAACTGTATCTGTTTTTCTTTTATGTTGTAGAGCGGGATGAAAAGTTTATTCTGAACTCTGATACCTTTTGAACATGCAGGGCATCCTCTACCACAGCAATGAACATATCCGGAATATTCCGGGGATTTGATATAATGAACATCGGCAACTAGTACATCTTCAATACTTCTATAGAGAATAACCACATCTGCGCTATCACCGTCATTCCTAAGAAGGAACATGTTCCCATATCGTTCTTCGTTGTATTCTGTCATCTTTTTAAACGCCATATTCTACCTCCTTGACATTTTAGATTAATATTGAATATACTTTAGTCTTGAGGATCCCAAGTAACATAATTGTTACTATCTTCCCTCAAAACTGAATGTATCAAATGAACATTTCTATAATCAGAATCTATCTTAGATAATTGTAGAAATCTATTCTCTAAATTTTGAGATATGTAGTTACATATACTTTCAGCACATATTATATCTGGAATTCCTATAACAGAACAATTGTGTTCTGAAAGTATATCTCCTATCGTTTTATCTACTTTATCACTCCATTTACAATATAGATAAGTATCTTTTGGCAATATATTATTCAATATCTTATGTATCTTTTCAAAATCTAATATTCTACAACATGGACCCGAATCGCTACAAAACATATCTAACTTTTTAGAAACAGTTGCTTCAAATCTATATCTATGAGGATCAATTTTCATATCCTCATAAGATATATCCAAAGCTGTAAGATACGCACAAGCAAATTCTGACCTAACTGTTATAGATTCATTATAATTCATATCTTCTCCAATCTATATTATATTAACGATATTACATATATTGATGTAGTTGTCCTTGAACAACTGTTATTGCTTGATTTATTCTGGATTTACTCAACGAAACTAGTTTAACAGGTTGGCCCGGATGGTCCTTTTCATACTTACTTTCATAATCTCTATAATCAGGTCTAGATTTTATTTCGCTCCATATAACATCAGATTCTGTTCCCAACATCTTTTCAATTATTATCTCTGTTTCAATATCAACATTATCTAACACTTTCCAAATGTCAAATTTATGCTCATCAGATAATTTATCAAATAATATACTTTCTACTGTTTGACTACTATCGCTCAATATATCGTAATAACTAAATTCGGATAAATCTGGATCATTACTTATCTGATCTGCAGAAACTTCATTCATATAAGCATTTTTAAGCAAACATTTATCATGACATTCACAATATAGACAGTTATACGCTACCCTATATATGTATCTAGGTGTAAATTTCTGTTTGCTTGATTTTATTATAGGAACATTTTTTTCAAGGTACTGTAAAAGTATACTTACGCCATCGCAAGTAGGAGTATAATAGCTCTTGGTTTTATCCCATGCAAGAGTAATTTCTTTATAAAACGCCAAATATAAAACCGCCGATTTTTGGTCGTCCGGATATTTCATCCAGTCTTCCCAATCGAGCGGTTGATTAGCATGATAATCTAAAAATTGTTCGAAGAATGATTTAGTTTCCTTAAATTCGTTATTCATTTGTTGACTCCCCTTTGATACTTCTTGATATGATTAACTATTGATAAGTTTACATTAATATTATAAGGTATATTTTTTCAGAAGTCAATACCTGATTTAATTTATTCTTCATCTTTTTTATCTAGAGGTATTTCATATGTTATTCTTGCGCCACAATTAGTACAGTGACAAACATGAACAATTCCTTCCCCTTCTAATCCATAATCTTCAAAATTAAAATCTGAATCCCAAATAACAGATTTCGTCATACAGTGAAAACATTCAAACATATTTGTTATCTCCCCTTAACTAAATCTCTTAATACATCTGCCGTCTGTATGAACCCTTGTTTCTCCTGATCGTCTGCCTTTGCAAGAATGACGGAGCACTCTACAACATCGGTACTCGGCAACACATTCAAGAAGTCCTTTACTCGTCCTGTATCTAAAAAGTCCTTTACTCGTCCTGTATCTGTTACGAACTCTTCGCCGTACATTTCTTCGCCCTTGACTATCTGCTTAATTGCATCTTCTCTCTTTATGTAATCACTCATTCTCTTGCTCTTTCACCCCATTCATCTTTTGTTCGCATATTGGACAACATTTCCAAAGTATTCTTTTATCGAAGTTAAATCGCTTTCTACAATTTGGGCACATATACAGCATCCCTCCTATATGTATCCATTTCTTTTTCCTCTTGAACATACTTATGCTCTTGCTCCTTTCATCCCCCACCAACATAGATGCCAGTTGCCTGCGAGCGGCGCCAACACATGACGCTTACCCTGATAAAGGCGCTTACGCAGGACTTACTGTTGGCATCATAATTGCCTTGCCCCCACCTGCAAAGCCTGTCAGAATGTTCGGCTCGTAAAGAGCATTGTTTTGACGTTTCCCACTTGTCACAGAGTATTCACCCTGCTTCAACTCTTGTATGGTACGCATTGTTAAGAGGCGAACAAGAATCTTCCCTAACACATGCTGACTATTCGAAGCGGTCAGCGCACTTGCCTTACCCCCACCTGCTCGGCTGTCGCTGTTCCTGCGCCCTCGTACCTTGCATTTGTACGTTCTCCGTTATGTACTCGCTCATTCTTCTTGCTTTCTCTTTCCGTAACTGCAAAAGTCGTCTTCTTCTATGACTTCCATCCTATGGCTATCGCATTGATAATCTCCTACAAAATCAATCGAACAATATTTACAGTCCTTACAACGGACTACCTCGACTACATCAGCATCACTCGGGAACACTTTCTGCGATCCTGTCACTATATCCATATACTTACTCATGCTCTTGATCCTTTATCATGTCCAATAAATCTTTATCAGGTTTCTCGCTTATGTAATGCCCTTTTCTCGGCATATATCCTCTTTCGTTTTCTCCAAGCGCATCTATTGGGAGAAAATCAAAGCATCTGCATTTGTTCGTGTGCTTTATTACGCTATCTGAAAAGCAACACTCGTTCGCTTCACAATAGTTGCTGTCACCACAATACATATGACTGCAATATCTACAATACTGTACCATGTTTACTATCCTTTACTAAATAATGCAACTCACAATACTTTAATGCGGTTAGCGTTAACAACTGATTGTCGAACCACCAACTATTCTTTGACATTTCACGAATTACTTTCCCAGTAGTGCAATACAAATTGTCAATGTCATTATTGCTCGTATCGTGGTCTAAATGCACTACTTGATAGCCTGTTGGTATCTCTCCATGTGCCTGTTCATAGTAATAACGTCCTGCGGGTTCGTATTGATGTACACCTGTTTTGACTACCCACTGACCGTTTTTACGTTGTATCAATGTCCCGTTAGGCTGCCTTACTTTTCGCTTTGCTTCAAGAAAACGCTCTCGATTATCAGAGAACCTCAACCCCAAATCTCGATTACAATGCACTTTCAATACATCTTCTGTTCTCCTTTGGTCAAACACTTCATTAAACTTAAGGACAAGTCCTTTTCGGGAGTAGTTATCTATGTTTGCCTTTAGCCACATATCATGCTCTATTGTAAAGGCTCTTGTTAGACCCAACTTGACACAATGATGCCTGAACGTGCTTTGGTCTCTCGGCTCAAATATCTCATTGAACCGCTCACACAGCATCTTCGGCGGCGCATCCCAATAATGCTCGACTATCCATTTGTTTTCGTCTGCTGTGAAGTAGCGCATTTAATATCTCCAATGACCGCATCTGTTCTGTCGTGTCTGCCTGACATAACATCGCCTTTCTGAACAAGACCACAAGCATTGATAAACTGCTTTGCCAATTTTTCTGTTGCCTCTGCTCTCTCAAGCCTTGTGATTCTTACGCTCTGCTGTACGTTCTCCTGAACATCGTCAATATTCTTTCCAATAACACTAAGTAATTCGTTAATCGTTCTTAACATTTTCCTTGCTCCTTTCCGCAACGGAGCACGCTTTTCCCGCCCTGCTTAACGTGCTTACCCACAATCATATAGTGGGTACCCTCGGGCACGTCTGCCCTACTTTGATAGAGTATTGTCCGCCGCTCTATCAGCGATCTTGATAGTTAGGCACGTAAAGTGCACTGTGAAGCGTCCACAACTTGGGACGCTGGGACGGAGATTTGTATAGTACGTGTTAGTACGTATTATCAGGCTCTCCGTCAAGCCGAAAGTTTCAGAACTGCCCCTTCGGGCTGGCACGCGGTACGACCCGCCGCGTGATCGGGGTTCACAAATTTAATGTACCAAAGGAGGTTACATTATTCGTCCTACCGGACGTGGGACGGAGTTTTACATATCTGCAGTAAATATGATGCTACTCCGTCATAAGCAGTCAAAGAAGATTAAGCGCGATACAACCCGTCGCGCCATCGGTACAGAAAGTATTAGTGGCCGCTCTCGCGGCTGGGACGCAGGATAAGTGCTGCGTCATCACTATAAGTTATTGGAGCAATTTCCATCCAATTACTTCATCTTCATCATACCAACGATTTCCGTAATAAACTTTCCATCTGCGTACATTCATTTCATACTTACTTGCGTTTTTAAGCCAGAACCCGGAATGAACATTTCCGTCTTGTAGAAGTAATAATACTTCTTTGTTTTGTATCGGCTTCTCCTTTTTGGCATCATGCCATTTCATACCCTTTATTGCATACCTTCCGTCTAAAAGGTAATCGTCTGCTGAATCAAGATCATATAAACGCATTTGACATCCTCACTGCTTCTTGTCTTCTTCAAAACATTCTTCAAATAGAATATCATAGAACTTTTTTGTTACATTACTTTTTTGCATAAGATCTAGCACAGCATATGATATTGCTATTCTACTAGGTTTAGTAACATCTCTATTTCCCGAAAAATTATATACAGATGCTTTAGATAACTCTGTAACAGAACTAATATCGGATATGGTAATACCATATACCCTACGGATAAGATCCAGACAATCCCCATTCTTAAGTAACAACATAATACTTCCTCCTTGATAAACATTGATACAATTATGATAAATGTTCTGAAATATCTTCTCCGCAGCTACAACTCATTGTGGAAGGATGTTCATATGATTTCCACAATTTACAATATCCTGTAGAAGATACATAGTTGTTGCATTCGCTACACTGTGTAAATTGGACACAAGGTAATATTCCCTTGTTATCCATATCTACTAATGTTGCTATAAGTTCGTCAATTGTTAATCCTTTGTACGAACCTACTGCAAGAATATTTATCATGTCTTCCAATTCTATATAACGATGCATGTTAATCTCTTCTACTGTATAAATCATCAAATTCTGATTTTGAACAATCATTCAGGTCTTTTCCTTTTGGCATATGTATTGTCCAAATCATTGCACAACTTGATAACGCTCGTTTCAATTTCAAAGTTGCACGTTGACCTGCGTCATCTCCGTCCATGCACAAAACAAAATCAGAAACTCCTAATTGCTTAAGTTGATCTATTTGATACGAATTACCTGTTCCTAGAAGTGCAACTGCATCATATCCATAAACTTCTGCTGTAAGAGCATTGAAACAGCTCTCACATACTATCACGGACTTACAATTTTTTGGCAGTTCATATATACCATACACTGGCTTTGTTACACCTGAGGGATAATTATATAACTTTCCGGAAATTGATCTTCTACACAAGAAAAGCGTCCTTCCGTTTGAATCTCTTACTGGAAATGTAACTGCTGGTACCTTTTTTGATCTCCCTGGAGGTACCCAATTCATATCTACACCAACATCATATTTTTCTATTATGTTATCTGTAAGTTTTCGTTCATACAAATACGGAACTGTGTATCTGTAATTTTTAAGTTCTGACTCTTCTACATAATTTTCGTTATTTTCTGATTTTGATAGTATATAATTTGTTGCATACTTGGATTCAAGTTGAGAATACATATCAGAAGAGATCAGATGCTCAAAATCTTGATCAGGTTCAAACCCAGGAACATTCTTAACCAGCCAATCTCTTCCAGTTACAGATATATTCTTTGCTTTCAGTATATCTGTTATCATGCCTTCTAAACTGTTGCTATATGAACAAGCAAAACAATGACAGAAGCCTTGAGGATATGTTACTCCATTTTTAATCTGCTCATGCAACAATATTCCACAAGAAGGTTTCTTCTCATTTCCGTCATTATGAATAGGGCAGTATACTTGATAATAATCTCCAGATTTCCTACTAAGTCGTAAAAGTCCTAATTGACTCAATTTTTCTAATATCAATTCTACATCCATTAAATACTATCCCCTACATGATATCCTGTTATTATTCCTTCTCTTTCTAAATGAACTAATTCATCCATAACATTATAGGATATATGTTGAATTTCATACTGTGCTCCAGCAGGGGCGGACTCTAACTTATCTAAATATGGAAAATCTTCAAATGTAAGTTCGTCTAAAACATTCATATCAATACATTTTTTAGATAAATCAATCATGATATTAAACGATATCAGATCATCGTGAGAAACATATTTAGTATAATACCATTTTCCTTCTATTTCCCGAAACCCGTATTTATCTAACACACTAGAAGAAACATCTTTGTTTAAAGTAGGCACATAAACATGTTTATTTTTAGAATCTTGCTCTTTTACAGTATCATGCCTTGAAGATTCTTCGGATACGTGAAATGCTGCTAATACCATAACGATTAACAGGCCTAAAAATATAATTACTATAACCGGAACCAACTTTCTCTCCCCCTCAATAAATTAAAATTCTACATCTGATTCTCCAAAATCATCATCATCTAATGGTATGTCCGTAGGAGCTGAATGTGTCTCAATCTTTGCTGCAACTTGTGGAACATCCGTTGGCTGAGTATCAACATCATCTTCTCCTGGTATATACTGCATATTTCCTGTATTCACATCCCACGCATAACTCAATGTAGGTTTCTGATTATTTGCATTTCTAGATTTTTCTAATCTTATATCTAAAACATGTTTATCAAAAACTTGTCTTAATGCAAATGCTTGTGTTGCAATTCTAGCAGGATGATCACTACCCTCTACATTGTATAAGTTTGGAAATACTTCCCCCTTATCATCTTTATTTTCTTTTGTTTCTCTATTTGCTTGCATTGCAATAACAACAGCACAACCAAATTGCTTACTTAATTTAAATAGATCTAGGCAAAGATTCTTATATTTTGTGTAATCTGTGTCCGACTTCTTCATATCTGACATATATGATAGACCATCAATTATCAATAATTTTATTCCATGCTGTTTTACAATATTTTTCAATACTTGTACATTTATTTCTCCTTCTTCTGCATCCTTATCTTCTATAACATACGCGCTTGTATCTTGACTACTTAATTTATCTATATAATCTAAATAATCCTGCGAATACTTACCTTGCTGAAGAAGATTGTTCTGAAAATGCCCTCTCCAAGTATCAAATCTTGTTCCTAAGAAAGATCCTTGCATCTCTGGAGAATAATACAAACACGGGAACCCATTCTGTTGTGCAGATTCCATCATTTTTACACACATCCAAGATTTACCACTATTTGTACGAGCAACTATTAACAGAAGTTCCTCTACTGTTGAAAGCCCACCGTACATCAATTTATCAATTTCTTTGAATCCAGTAGGTATTCTTGCTTGTTTACTAAATTCAACTATCTGTTCACTACGTTTCTTTGAATCTTTTACAAGATCAAGCGGTAAACTGGTATCTAAGTTTGCTATTCTATTACATTGATCTGTTAAATATTTCCATGCCTCAGTTACATCCCCGGATCCTAAATCTTTTATCTTATTGAATGTTTCCAGCAGTATTATATGCTGTTTATTTTTCTTCATCTGCTCCTGAAGATATTCTATTGATTCAGAAACAGAAACAAGATTCACATCTGGAAACTCAGACTGAAATGTAAATACATCAGGAACATCTTTATACTTCTGTCTGTGGTCTAATATGAATTCTATCTGTGGTTGAAAAACAGAATAGTATGACCTATCGTACCCGCAAAGTTTTTCAACTTCTTTTGGATCTTCAGATGTTAAAATCTTGGATATTACCTGTAATTCTACAGAGGTGATCATTTATTCACCTCCATTACAGATTCTTTGAATATACGTTTCAAACTGCGGAAAAATGCGCTTGATTTTGTACTAACTAATGAATTAAGATTAGGAGATACAAATATAGTAAGTAACCCCTCTGATTGCCTTTCTTGTATCAATGATAACAACTGCTGAGATTCAAAATCCCCAAAATTAACATAATCAAAATTAGAAACAATAAGTACTTTAGTAGATTTCATCCAAATCTCTAAATACTCCAGATCCTCAGATTCTGATTTTTTAGACCAACTTTTTTTAACACTATCTAAATAAGTAGAATATCTAAGATTGTAAACATTCAAATGTAACTGGCTACCCTTCCAGTACTTGCATATTGCACAATATGTTATAAGATCAGAATAATAATTAGATGTTTTACCTTGTGGAACTATGAATGTACATACTCCTTCTTCACACATGTTTAACATATTTGAAATTTCTTTTATATCCGAAGATGGAACGTCATAAACAGAATCAGAATCTATTAATCTGTTCCTTTCTAATAGATAAGAAATCTCCGCAAATATTGGACAAGACTTATCACAAAAAGGTTCCATACAATGAGCAGTGAATATACAATTACGCATTGTCTTTTAACCTCCTTATGATAGGATTTCTGGATTGTTTATAACGAATTCTAGAAACAACACACTTTCTTGCAAGATCTTCCAAATCATTGTATCCTAACTTGATATATTCTTCTTTTGTAAGGAACAATGTTAGAAATGGATCTAAATCTCCGTACATCGGATAATTATGGTGTATATTCTTTATATCCCTTTCTAATAAGTATCTTCTGGTAACATATTCTTTTACAAAATCCGGAGTATATGGGATTTTCTTACATTCAGGAATATCTTTCCAAACATCTCCAACAGAGTATAATTTTCCATCTATTTCAATAGAAGAATAAAAATTAGTTATTTCTCCATCAACTATCTTCGACAATCTATAAAGATGGGGATACTCAATTATATTTTTCTGTATCTGTTTTTCTGTAAATCCTTCTATAGGCAGCAATAATCCTAGAACCGGATGGTTCTTCACCTTTTCTAGGTCTTCGTACATACAATTTGCTCTAGTATGTATAGGAACATTTGGGTATAACTTGAGCAAATCAGAACTCATCATTATATTTACATCTGTAGTTACAGATATTTCATTTTGTTTTGTAGGTATTTTAGGAAGAGACGAATATATAACAAATTCATCTCCTTCTACATTACCTGATAACCACTTATCCTTTTTATCGAATTGAGGAATCTTGGGTGATTGTATATATAGATCTTCTTTAGGCGTTTCTATTTTGTGTACATTTTCAGATCCGGTTATTTCTACCTTCTTCTTACTTTCATGATGGATTTCAGATTCTTCGTGTATATCAACATCCCAATCTACATGTTTTTCAACAATATATACCCCATTCAAATATTTCCTGCAGGTATCATCATCTACATGTGGAGGATTGACCAAAGGGTCTTCTATATTCCAATCCCGAGGAAATGAATCTCCAGACATATAAAGATATGATACACTATTCATAAGTGAAATGATATCTCTTCTTTCTTTGTATGTACCGGTATAATTTGAAACAACCCAACTAACTATACTGGAATGTGCTGTCGACATCTTGGAACGCAATACTGAAGGATATTGTAACAAATCTGGAATTTCTGTGAATTTCATATTCCTACCTCCTTCCTAAATTGCATCTATCGAGGATTGACGGATCATGATCATATTGAACATAATCATCTAATACTGAAGGATCTTGTTTACCACAATAATTGTATATAGAATCTTCCGAAAGATAAACCTCCTTCGGATGCTTATTGCATAATGAATCATATCCATTATTCATAAGTATGTCCCAAAGAACAACAGATGTAAGATTACTACAATTTGATTGAAGCATTATATTTACATTTACAGGAAGCGGATAATTGTTGTTTCCTTTTGTAACAAGATCGTCACACCAACATCTTACATCATTTGTAAATTCAACGTCTTTTAACTCTTCTATACTCTTTCCATAGCATAAAACTATAGACTGTATCCAAGCAGGGAAGTTATTCATGTTATATAAGAATCCTGGGCATGTATCTTTAGAAAGAATAAATCTATGATTGAACCAATACCATATCAATTTGGAACAATCAAGTGCTTTATCTATATTCAGATCAGATAATGATGTTTGCTCTAATATCTCACAGTAGAGTTTAAATGCTAATTTCTTATCTTTGTTATCCAATTCCGAATAACTATTATTTTCAATTACATCTAATCCTGCAAACTCATTTTCAGATTGTTCAAACATATCGTCTTCTAACATACTTGAAATAAGATCTTCTATATGATTACATGTATCATATAAATCCTTCAATCGTGTTCTAGACTTTGCATAAACATGAGCGTCAGATTTGGAAATCTTCTCAACATATGCTAAAAGTTTTTTCATATGTGATTGTGCTCCAAAAATATCCATATGAATTCCTTTTCTTTATAATTTCACACAGATACTAACGATTTGAAAATATAAATGCGACGTTGATATACACTATCACGGATCAAAGTCTTCAATCCTTGTAGGAAGTAATGCGGACTTTCTACACGATAGTGTATACCAACGCCGCATTCGCTGATCTACTCTGAGTGTCATTATATTATTTCAATCTCAGAAATTTTGGATCATATTTCAATGATAATATATATTTGAAAAAATATCAACTGGTTTCTTATATTTAAATCTTAATAAATATTAAGGACAGATATAGAAGATTTGAATGAGCGATAAAATTTAAATGAAATTTTACAAACAATTGTTTATAATTGTTTACTTAATTGTTTATAATTGTTTAATATAATGTAGATTTTTTAAAAGTTTATGAATTTAACAGTTTTGTATTTCATAATTTGTATGAATTCAATAACATTTAAGATCATAATTTATATGAATTCATGAATAATTATCTTTATATAATTTGTATGAATTCAATAACATTTGATTTTTTAAATTATCATGAATTCAATAACATTTTGATTGATAATATTATTGACTTCATACAATTTATATACTATAATATATGTTCTAACAATAAATTCATACTTCATAATTTATATTTGATATTGACTTCAATATCAAAAATATTTATAATGTTATTGTAATCGTATAAGGAGGACATTTATGTCAGAAACAAAATGGAAAACATGTTCTAAATTTGAAGAGTATGAAGTATCTACCTCAGGAGAAATACGAAAAAGAGGATATACTAAAATATTTTCTGATGGAACAAAGAAAGAAGTTGATCCTGAACAAGTAGATATTCATACAACATCTGGATATTACTACATTCGTATAAATGGAAAAATTGAAAAATTACACCGACTTATAGCAGAAACTTTCATAGACAATCCTGAGCATCTAAAATTAGTTAAACATATAGATGGAAATAAATCAAATAACAAAGTATCAAATCTTACTTGGTCTAAACCTATTCCAAATATTGAAAATTATAAATTTTCTGGAAACAAAGTAAAATGCGTAGAAGATAACAAAGAATTTGATTCAATACGAAATGCCGCAGAATATTACAATACATCATATGATAAACTGTGGTACCTTATCAAACATGATAAACAATTTGAGGGAAAAACATTTATAGAGCTTTGATAATTAGAGTGCAGAGGGGTAATTGTGGGATACTCAACTGATTATATAAAGCAACGAACATTAGAGATATATGACAGCATGCCTCAAGAAAAAGAAGCACGAATGAACTGTATCTCTGAAAGAGATGAAATAATAGAACTCAATTATAAATTTTTTGGATATGTTGCGTCTCATACATTTATAAATAATTCTGCAATAGATTACGAAGATAAGTTCCAATCTTGCGTTTGTCATTTCTGCGATTGTTTCTGGTGGTACAAATGGAAGGGTGACGAAACGCATAAAGGCTACAGACAAGACTTATCATTTGCTGTGTTTTTCAAACCTAGATTAGGTGAGATGATAGAAAGAGAACTTAACACAGTAAAATATTCTGTTAGAAGGTCCTTATGTATGGAGGCAGGAAAGCAACTAGGAAAACATTGGGCAAAGGTAACATATGATGATTTAAAGGATGTAGATTTACCTGCTGACAAAATGGAATCTTTGAAAATGATATTTGGATCTTTATATCCAGAAGATCCAACCAATACTGATTTATTTACATTTGACGAAGATGAACCAGATCTTGCATTCAGTTTAGACATTGATTCTGATTTCAATATAGATACCGATGAAGGATTATGCAAACTAATGATACAAGATATGCTGATACTTCAAGATAAATTGGACGATTCAGAATTACAGAAAATGTCTAACATGTATCAGATAGATTTCAACAAGTTAAAAAAATTATACCCTCTAGCAGAAAAACATCTTGTAGAAGTAGTTAAGAAAAGAATTGATCTGCTAGAGGGTTTTAAACCTTGAACTAGTATATAAACTATTTATTGTATCAGGTAATGTAATTATAAAGTACTATCTTATAGAACCAAATATAAAATTGGTCATAACTTAAATCTCAAGGTCATTTTTTCTTATTTAGAAGCTTGATTACTTCTTTCTGAATTTTCTCCGGATCATATCCCTTTCTCTTAAGTCTAAGTTTTCTAATTAATCCGTTACCATATTTTCCGGAAATGACATCTTGTGCTACTACTCTAAGTGTAACTGCATCTTGAACCTTCTTGTAATCATATCCGTCTTTTTCAAGATTTTTCTTTCTGTCATCTCCATTACCATATTTTCCGTCAATAACTGCTTTTATTATTGATTCTGTAACTTCTTTCTTTTTAGACGAAGATTTTGTTTTCTTGCTTGTCGTTTTCTTGCTTGTTGTTTTCTTAGTTTCCTTTTTCTTGCTTGTTGTTTTCTTATTTACAGGATAATCTCCAAATTTTAATTTATCTGATTTATCTACATCAATGGAATCTCCAAATCCAGGAACAGATCCGGAACTAGAATATTGATGTATTTCATATCTCCCCTTATAGGTTGCTTTCGGGTATTGTGCAAGCCATATCATATACTTATCTGAAATCTTATCTATCTTATTAGTTAAGAAATCATAAGAAGAATATACTCCTGCTTGATATCCATTCTCTTCTACTATTCTGCAGAATTCTTCACATATTTTCTTCAGTCTAGATTTTCCAAGTCTCTTTTGAACAGAATCTTCGCAATCAAAGAATACTGGGCACTGTAACTTTCTCTTTTTCAGTATACTTAAAACAGATTGTGCTTCTGATTTTGCTTTAGCAATAGATGTTGCTTTAGAATAGTGATATACGCCTACCTTCATTCCTGCTTTTATTGCTGCAGAATAGTTCTTTTCAAATTTTGAATCCGGAGAAGCAGGGCAATTGTAACTTATACGAATAAACACAAATTCCCATTTTTTCTCTTTTGCTTTTTTGAAATCCGAAACGCTATGGTCTCCTTGCCAATAACTGATATCAAACCCTTTCATTCAAATTACCTCCTCAAAATAATATTAACTTGCTTCTGATGGTTCTTCTTCTTCACTTGGAGTCCTAGATATAGATTGAGGTGATGTTACCCCACCTTTCATCTTTGTCTTTCTATCCCCAGTTAATTTAGAATATTGATATTTACCTCTTATATATTTCCAGAAATAGTGACCTTTACTGGGAGCCGATTGCCAACGCCTATATATATCTACCGGAACATCATAATACACATATATGTCCCCAGGTCCTCCTTTATCTCCTTTAAACTGAACATATACATCACCAGTACTATCCCCATTTTTTCTTATGTTAATATTATATCCCCAAACATTAGAAGATTTAACTCTTACAATATCTCTAGTTAAATCTCTAGAACTAGAAGCAAATATTTTTATGAAGGATCTAAATTTCTTAGAACATAATATTGTATCTGTTATTTCTATTTCTGGTATTTTCAAAAATTTCATAAATAGACCCAGCCTCCTATATACACATATAGAAGGTTGGGTTCAAAATAAATATAGATTGAATAGTAGTGATTAATCTAATTTTCTGTCATTTGGAATGTTGTAAGACCAAGGTTTTATCTGTTCAATTGTATAGGAAAGAGAAAGAACATCTTCATCATGATATTTTCTTCCTATAACTTGCATACCTGTCGGAAGATTATCATAAATTAATCCTGAAGGAACAGATGCTGCAGGATACCCTACAAAATTGACCATAGGAGTTTCCCCAAATTCTATGAATGAGTAATCTGGATTCATAATTGTTCCGTTAACTTCTTTTATCTTACCTTCATCCTCTATTTTCATTGGAGGGCAGCAAGCAGTAGGAGATATTATAAGATCATAATCTTCAAATTTATCCTCAAAATTATCAAGTATATCAGTTCTTATTTCATTAAATTTTCTAAAAGAGAATATGTTTGCATCCGCTGCAACTTCATTGTAATGAATAAATTCTTCGGGAAGTTCGTCTCTGTGATCTTTGATCAAATCTAGCCCTTGTTCCTTCCACATACTTAGATCCAATGCAGTATCGACAGATATTGACCATGCCCAGCAAAACATTATTTCTTCTAATGTATGTTTAAAGTTGAAATGTACATGTTCTACTTTAGCACCTGTAAAGCGTATCTGTTTGATTGTTTCATCTATTGCTTTTGCAACTTCTGGATCAACAGGATACATATCAAAATCATATGTAAATCCTATCTTCATATCCTTTATATGTCGTTTCATTAATTCATAGAAATCTTTTCTAGAATTAATAGGCAAGCTTATAGGATCTCTTGGATCAAAATGAGCCATTGAGTTGAGCATCATTGCACTATCTTCAACAGTTTTTGTCAAACACCCATTGAAGCAATAAGGATGAGTTGCTGTCCATGCATCGGGTCTACAATAACTAGGAACTGTTCCTAATGACGGTTTGAAACCAAATAGATTGCACCATCCAGAAGGAATTCGGATAGATCCTCCTGCATCTCCGCCTTCTCCAAAAGCAATCAATCCGTCACTTACAGCGGCAGCAGTCCCACCTGAAGATCCTCCGCAAGTATAATCTGTATTGAACGGGTTTCTTGTTGCTCCATACAGTTTATTCTGGCATGCTCCGCTGAACCCAAATGCAGGGGCATTAGTTTTTCCTATTGGTATCGCCCCTAATTTCTCAGCAGATTTACAAAACTCAGAATCTGCATCATCTATACGAATAAGAGATTTGACTCCTCCATGAGAATTCTGCCAACCCTTTTTAGAAGGTAGAAAATCTTTTAATGCAACAGGAACTCCAGCAAATGGTCCAACATATTCATTTGATTTCAATCTTTCTTCTAGTTTAATTGCTTCATCAAATGCCTCATCAAATTTTGTATAGGTGAAAGCGTTTATTGATTTATCTCTTTTTTCTACTCTATCTTTGAAATACTCAATAACTTCCGTAGGTTTAATGATTCCGTCATTTACAAGTTTACCTATCTGAAGTCCCGATAAATTCTCAAGGTTCATCTTTTCCTCCTAATACTAATTACTCCTGAACATCATATTTTTTGATATATTCTTCTCCCACCTTCTCTTTCTTCCACATTTTGGAAACATGGTATCCAACAGGTGTAAAAACTACTTCAAAAACAAGTTCCAGAATCATCATAAAGAATGAACACATAATGACTTGTGTCATTGTCCAACCAAAGAAGAAATGAGAAACAAAAAGTCCAAATACAAAATTATCTGTAAATTGACCTAGCGCAGTAGAAACAACACTTCTTATAGCAAATTCTTTATATGTTCCTTGATTATCCAATTTTACCCCTACAATATGATTCATTATTGTATTTACTACGCCACCTAAAAACATTGCAAGGGAAGATCCTACTATAATGTACCATGCAGAAGAAAATGTAACATCTAAACTTGTATTTATAGCATTTGAAACTTCAGGATCAGTACTAGAAAAACTGGCTGCCCATACACCAGGAACTTTCATAATAATCATAATAAGAATTGCAGTAGCAAGACTGACAACCATAGCAACAGTATTTAAAAGTGTCGCCGCAACATATCCGAATCGTTTACATACTGAATCCATACAGAGAAAAGATACCCAGGATACAAATACTCCCGAAGTTGCAGCAAGCCAAGGTACATTGAATACTGACTTATTTGCAAGAAGATTCATTACTACTATAGAAAGTATGAATATAGATGTAACTAATCCAGGTACTGCTCTGAGAGCGTCTTTTGTCTGTTCTAATAATCCTATTTTTCTCATATTATACTCCTTATCTTAAACACATAAAAAATTCCTGATAACACAATAGTATTAATCAGGAGTTAAATCTTTAATATTCATACTTGTACCTCCTTTATTTTTAGTATTTTTAGACGGGGCTTTCAGGATGTTACAAAACCCGTCCGGCATCTATAAATAAGGTTATTTAGAATTCTTCTTCATCATCTTGTTTTATGTATAATGAAACATATCTGTTTTTTGATGGGTCCCATATGATAATAGTATCGTCGTCAAATTTTGAATTCATAGTATGTATATAACCTTTATCTTTGAGGTGTCTTTCAATAGTCCGCCAGGAACATTCATAAACAAGAAGTATTCCAACAACTATCATTGCTGCCATAACTACCCATTCCGCAATAACGGTAATCAATAAAAGATCAGTCATGATTAGACCTCCTCTAAATTAAGTGAAAGTTTATACTCTTCCGGAAGTATTCTTTCACCGCAACTAGGACAGAATTCTAGATTCTTTCCTTCGGATAGAATTTCTTCATATCCACATTTTGGGCATACTATCTTTTCTTGAATATCTTCTTCCTCTTCTTTTTTCTTTTTGGAAACTTTTTTATCTGGCTCTCTTACAAAGTTTGCATCAGAAATTATTCTCTTTATTTCTCTTGTAACAGAAATAGGAATTACTGCTTCAGAATTTGAAATATCTGCCTTTCTTAAAATATTAAGGATCTTCCTTGTTGTATCGATAGATCCTACACAGTAACCTTCAGTAAAACTTTTCTGACACAATTCTTGAATCTGTTTCTTACGATATGTTACATACTCTAAATCTGATCTTTCCATGTTTGACCTCCAAATTAAATCTGATTTTACTATATTAATAACGATTCATAAATTAAAAAGGATGTAGGTTACTACATCCTTTAACGATGGAATATGTTGAAAGTAAACTGGAGTGACAAATGTGGTGGGCCACCTTGGACTTGAACCAAGGACCTGCCGGTTATGAGCCGGATGCTCTAACCAACTGAGCTAGTGGCCCACATCTGTAACATTTATTATACTTTATATAACGATTACAGAATGTAAATTTCTAATAATCATACTGGTATCTGCTAAATTTTTCTTTGTAAGCTTTGAATTCCCATTTAAGTTCAGATAATGAATCAGCATAGAAGGAAACTTCCGGATATTCATCCTTTCTAGGATCACCAGGAAGTGCTTTTATATATACTTCATATTTATATGGATAAGAATCGGAATATATATTTGTAACATAAGGTATTGCCCAATCCGGAACTATTTTAAGATCATTAACATCCCCTTTGAAATCTGGGCTAATATCCAAACTTCTAACTCTTCTTGCGTCTTTTACTTCCTTATCCATATTGTATATCCAATCGTACATTTTCTGTTTTACTTTTTTCGCTAAAAGTTTAACATTATCATCGTACGAAAGACGAGGATTCACTTTTACAGAAATCATATGGGAATATCTTATATTAGGTCTATATTTAAAACTGCGGGGCATATCTTCTGGTGTTCTTCCTCCTATATAGTACCTGAGGACATACCCATCATCTCCGTCTTCTTTGAAATTTTTGCTTTGATAACTAATATCTAAATTTTCTAATGTGGATTTTTTAGAAAGTTTAAACAGATAATCGGATACAATTTCAAATACATCTTGTCCTATTTGATAAACATCCAGATCTTCAAATTGAGATGTATCCCTAGAAACTAAACATTGTGATATTACTATTTCTTTAGTAGAATCCCAACTATCATAAACATCTCCGTCTATTATACAGAGCATATGATTACTTATTCCTTTTACAGCTGTTCTTTTTGATCCAGTTAGCAGAAGATAAGTTCCGTCAGGATGATCTTCACAAAATTCCTCTACGGAAATACGTTCTGAAACACTTTTAAAACTTAAACCTCTATCTTTGAGGAATCTATTAAATACTGAGGGCACATTATACGCATCTGCATTGATATCCCTTTTTATTTTGTTTAACTGTTTGCTTACATCATCGTAATCCATACCTAAAGCAAGTGTTATTGCTCTTTTTACACAATCTTCCGAAAAGTTATTTCTGGAATTTGCATTGTACTGTTTGTATGCAGAAGTAATACTGTCTTTAATTATTTTCATTTTTACCACACTACTAGAACAAAAATTCGTATCCTTCAAATCGTCTTCTTATTTTCTTCTGAATATCTGAAAGTATATCGCCAAATACTATGTTACCGGAATCATATTTCAAGTATCCGATTGTTGTTTCATTTGGAGATATCTCTAGTATATTTATCCGGATGAAATCCTGATATGTTGTTATGTTTATTTCAAAATCTATTTCTTTCAGATCACTATAATCATATTCTCCTCCAGGTTGGTCTGGAATCTGCTTGATTTGATAATACACAAGGAACTTAACGATGGATGTATTACTTTCTGTATAGTAATCATATGCTCCATCAATATGTTTGTTCAAATATTTTCCTAATCTGTTTATTATTTTATTTAAATTTATCATGTTAATTCGCAGGATTTTGTGGGGCAGATGATTGCAATAACGCATTTATAGAATCCCAATCAATTGGTTTCGTATTTGGAATATTTACCCAGAAAGTAACCGTAAGATTTAAGAAACTTCCTACTATTCTATCTGAATCAGATATAGTATTAGGTAAATAAACTGTATATTGATCATTGTATCCATCTGAAATATTTTGAGCGTATATGTTATAACTTCCTAGAAATGGATACCCGTCTAAAGTAGAATTTGGTTTAGCAGGAGGTTGAATACGAATGCTAGGACAGAAAGATCCACGGGGATCAGATACTGTCCAGTATTCGTCTCCAGATTTTGTTCTTATTACATTCCATATCAAATTTGAACTTGTATCATTTTGTATAGCCGTACAATTTCCAAGAGGTTTAAATAATTCTTTAGGATCTGTAGTTTTGAATTTTATTGTAAATATACTTGAATCTCTAAATCCTTCATTAGATCTAGATGTATGTCTGAATCTAAGATTTCTATCAAGACTTCCATTTGCTAATCGAATATTTGTAGATCCATTATTACGAGCGGTTACTACTCTAATGGCCAGCATACCATAGTATTTTCCAGCATCTGTACCAGATTGTTTACGTATTAAATTACTTCCATTGAATCCTATTGAAATATTCTTCTTGTAATCACCAGGGGTCATGAATTCTCTATTCCAGATATAATTCCAATCCTTATTAATTTTATATTTTTAATTTTTTGTTTTACAGTT